AATAGTACCATCATTTTCTTCATACTCAATGGTACATGGTCGATTACACTCTGAGCAAATGCTTTTGTGTTGCATCGGACTCCTCAATTCAAATGGGCCTTGAGTTGCCATTGATGTTTGGCGTGGATATCAATTCTTGATTCAATAAAATTTGTTATACCCGTGTGCTTCTCATATTCTGACGCGGTGTGAGCACTATAGAGGGAGTGAAGCACTATATGGTTAAGAATGATGATTTCTTGTATCATTTCTGAAGGTGTTCCTGGAATAAGAGAATTTTCTTGGAGAGATGCGTGACTTAATAATTCTGTTAAGGAGGCTGGTGCCAGTTCGTCAAGTGTTCGAATGTGCTCGGCAATTTCATCTACAGATTTCCAAACTTCAGTATAAAGAACGTCAAAAAATCCATGTAAACTATGAAATAGTAAACCAGTGGTATTCCAATGTGCCGAGTGTAATTTGTAATATAAAGAAAAAACGTCTGCCAATACTACTCGTAAAGCAACAGTTGTCTGTGACATATTATCCCTATCCTCTCTGTTTACACTTGTTAAAATGCCAACGTTCCCCAGGACACGAGGCTACCACCGCGGGCCGAATCTTCTGCATAGAGAATAATATCCTCGCAACGCTGTTCACCACGCGCATCAATATAGAGCGCATCGGCTTCTTGGTCGCCATCATCGTCAACCTCATAGAAAATCGGCATGTCTTTGTGAAGAGGTTCACCTTTATCTTTATCAAAGATCCCACCATCCAGAGCCGAATAGGTCACGATATCCACTTTATTGTCACCTGTCACATCATAGAGTTCCGCATACAATCCATTCTCGGTCACCTTTGTGGTCAGCATTTTAGGAATATGGGTTGCGCCGACATATTGAAAGGCAGGACAATAGAGCACCTCGATGGGTAAATGAGCAGACACCATGCTAGCAAAGCCAAGCACAATGAGGGCGAGCATGAGGACTATTTTTTCAACCATTGAGGTGGATACCCTTCGTCCGTGATCGTTTCAACTGCTGTTCTCCATGTGCTCATCGCATATCCATATTCGTCTGCTTGCCCACAGCCACACGCCCATTCAGGACGATTGAGGACTGGGCATCCCACTCGATGACCGAATGTTTTGACTAACTCGTTACCTGCTTTAATCAATGATTTCTCTCTGTCACTCATTCGCTAACCTCAATAGAGTGTCTGCGTGACAACGCTTTGGAGCACACCAACAGGCTAAATTTTTTCCTCTCAATGAGTCTAGCCATTCAGGGTCTACGGTCATTCTCCACTGTGCGTATTGCTCATAGAGCCCACACACTCTATGGCGTTCTAGCTCGGTTTGACTACGCATCACAAATGGATTACCCCAGTCCGTGCCACGATCCACGCGCACATAATGCCCAGGTGCAATGCCCTTGAGACTCACAACCTTTGGTTCACTCATGGTGCTGTTAATATCACTTTCGGTTGTTTGCGAGCCATAGGGTTCGCTGCCACACGCACGGCGTAATAGACATACTTCGCACGGAACCAATTCATGCCATCTTCGCGCACCAGGTCATAGAGAAGCCTATCCGCAATGGGGCGATGTATATTCTTCTCGAGGAACCCTTCACGGCACAACTGATAGACAGAATCGTGTACCAGGGACCCACGCAGAAAATTCTTGGTGTCCCATGTGGGACCACTAGGACCATCCCATGCGTACCCCTGCTTCACGATCAACTGCTTGACACCATCATACCACAAGAAATCTGTTTCTATCTCGTGCCATGTGGGCACAAAGTAATCAGGCAAATTATAAATGTAATCTGCAAACAGTTGGTATTTATATCCATCACGATAGAAAATCTTCATAAATCACCACACAGTCTTAGCTAATTGTATGAGTCCACGAATCGCTTCGTGTACCATAATATCTATACGAGCATCATTCGCAAGCATTGTCACTGCGCGTAATCGTTCCACATCTATTTGCAGTTGCACATACTCCTGCTCAGTGATTTCCTTGGACACCAATGCCTTCTCGATATCAGCGAGTAGCATAGCGAGTTCTTGAACGTCTTTGTCTTTCTCCAATAGGAGCATGTTGATTAGTCCGGTGCTCATTGCGGTTTCCCTCCACTCGCGGCCCCTAGTGTCAGAGCCATCTTGTTAATCAATCGTAACTTGAGCGAACAGAATATCGGTGAGATAGGCTGAGTATGATCGAATAACTCTTTCACACTCTCATTCATCGCCACAACACCACTATGTAGCTTCGTATTGTTAGGCAACAATTCAGTGTAATAGAGCAGGTGCGTTGAGAGGTCCAGGAGCTTCGTGGTCTGTTCCACGTCACAGGTGCCTCTCGCACTTTGAGCGGCGATGGTGACGAGGTCGTTGAATTCAGTCTCGTGGTATGTGGGCACAAAGACCACTGAGCACCCAGTAAGTAGCAATGCAGCACAGAAAAGAAATGGTTTCATAATTGACAGACTCCGCTTGGGCAATCGGTGGCCTGAGCAGCTTCAACTTTGTGGACCTCTTTGAATCGTTTCTTGGCCTCTTTCAACGGTATAGCGGTCAATGGTGGTGGCTCGATATCACCAGACTTGTTGACGTACCCTCGTGTGGTCTCTCGGTAGAATGTGGTACCCTTGAGGTGTGGGAGGTATTCAAGCCACAGTTTCTCCATGTCAGCCATGTCATAGTCCACAGGGATATTTATGGTCTTGGAGACCGCTGAGTCTACATGCTTTTGGATAATGGATTGAACTTCGAGGTGATCGCGTACCGTGAGGTCATGGGAACCCACAAAGTGCTCCACACTCTTTCCCTCACTCATAAACTTTTCAAACAGGGGGTGTATGACGACTTCCTCTTTGCGAACTTCATTTTCCCAATATCTTCTGGTATAAGCCGGTGCGAATATAGGTTCAATTCCTGAACTGCAATTCTCACTGAGTATGCTTACCGTTCCTGTGGGTGCCTGTGTGAGGATGCAGCAGTTTCGTATGCCATGCTCACGAATCAAGCTCTTGATCTTGGCTGGCATCCGTTTCACGAATCCAGACTCCACATGTTTCTCTGAGTGGCATAGTGGGAACGCACCTTTCTCAACAGCAAGAATGATCGAAGCTTCATACGCAATCTTGGATATGAACCTATATAAGTGATCTGTAAACTTGTTGCCTTCCTCGGACCCATAGCGATACCCAAGCATCGCCAAGGTATCGGCAAGTGCTGTGGTACCTAGTCCAATGCGGCGAATGTTATCTGAAACGATCTTCATCTCAGGAAGTGGAAAATGATTGACACTCAGCACGTTATCGAGGAATCGGACAGCCAGACGAATCGTGTCACCTAATGATGGATAGTCGACCGACCCTTCTTTCACGAATCGTGAGAGCACAATATGACCGAGGCAGCATGATGAAAAGCGATTCAAGGGCTGTTCACCACACGGATTGGTTGTCGTGAGTTCGGTACAATAGTATGTCGGATTCTCTGACGCCACCAATTCCCAATTCAAGAACCCTGGCTCAGCGGAATTATAGGCGTTTCGGACAATAATATCCCACAGCGCACGAGCCTTGATTGTCTTTCGGTATTTCCCTTTCCATGAGAGTTCCCAGTCACCATCATCTTTCACCGCTTTGATAAAGGCTTTAGTATGCTTAGAGCGCACTGAGACATTCGCGTGTGTGAGTTCACCTTTGATCAATTTGGCATTCAAGAATTCTTCAATATCAGGATGGGAGAGGTCCAAGCTGAACATCAACGCCACTCGTCGCTGTCCACCATTGCGAACAGGTTGCGCTGCCGCATCAACCAGACGCATGAGTTCCACAGCACCAGGAGCCACACCACGCTGGTCGCCAATTGAGGCACCACGAGGACGCACATCAGAGAAATCGTCACCACAGCCACCACCTGACATCGATGTGACGATCATGTTATACGCGGAGCTACCCCAACCTTCCTTGCTGTCCTTGTTCTCGTCAAGCACAAAGCAATTGAGCAATGCGGGATTTGCTCGCCCAGCGTTCGCCCATATCCGTCCACCAGGAACAAAGAGATTGGCGATGAGCGCGTGATAAAATTTTCCACGATAGATCGATTGCTTATCGGGAACCTCAGCAATAGACATTTGTGTAGCCAAACGCTGACAGGCTTCTGGCCATGTTTCAGATTCATGAAATGCGTAACGGTCCTTGAAAATTTTGAGAGAAAATCCAGTAGGGGAATATTCGGGAGTCTCCATGATGGTTTCCTATTTCTTTTTTAGAGATTTTTTGTAGCACATGCGCTTTGAGTTTCTATTACACCAGCAACCCTTAGGGCATGGGCAGATATTCGGACATTCGTTTGCGTGAGCGCAGAATATTGGGGAGTCGGTTCTCTTATTCATGCTATCAACCTCTCTAGTTCTATTACTTTTTTATGTTGAGTTCTTCCCATGCAGTAACCGCGACGGGACAAATCGGTCGAATGAGTTCAAGCATTGCGAGCGCATATACACGTATTTCAAACTGCGCGTGTGCGTGTGTTCTGAGATTCAGGAAATGAAACAGGTTCCACAAATTGACGGTGCCGAACATCTGACTATAGGTCGCAACAGGTAACACTGATCGCGCAAGTTCTCGCGGGCATCCCATGTGTAGGAGTTGACGATAAGATACAAAGGCCGCCTCATTATTGAGTCGCATCACCTCGCGCATCACTTCACCATCGGGATGCAACTCATCCGTTCGCATTTGTTTATTGCTCGCTGATTGCGTAGTGATTTCCTTAGCCTCTGGAATGTAGAACTCTTCGGGGAGTTCTGTGTACCTTGCAGACATCTCGTTATAGGACCATGTTCTGTGTCTGTGCCACTGACGAAATACAAATATCGGTGCTTTCACATCGAACGTAAATGTCACAGATTCAAATGGTGTGGTGTGACGATTCTTGATAAGGTACTGAATGAGCTTGGCATCTTTGCCTTCGTCCTCACCTGTGCGCCACACCGCATTATAACTCACTCGTGCAGATCGCACGATGGACAAATCGGAACCCATAGAGTCCACGAGTCTCACATGACCATAATCAAGCACCTTTAACTCACTCACACTCATGATGTTACTCCCTTGAATTGTGAACACCGCTTCCAGAAATTCAGGTGCGTCAACGCTGTCAGGCCATTGTATGTGTTCTTATGTATGATGTCTGCGATAGCGGCCGCTGGGTACCCAGCGAGCACCATTTCATTGATGTCCTTGGGTAACAACCACTCTGGCCAAACGACCACCTCACATCTTAACTGAATCGCCTCTTCCATCTGTTTCACGATTTCTTTATTACGGCTCTCATTGTCGAACACCAATGTCACCTTAGCCGCAGACAGGTGCTTGGTCACCGAGATAAGGTTCGCATCTCCTGAGGCAATTGTGTTCTCTAGGAATAGGGAATCTAGAGGTCCCTCAACCACCAAAACAGTCTTGGATTGATCCACTCTATCGAGACCATAGATCAACTTGCTATCGTCTGCATTGGTACGAATAGTGATGTACCGTACCCCAGTGTCATTGAATGCGCGACCACTGACCGCTATCAGCGACCCGTGCGCGTCATAGAACGGAATGACCAGTCTACCATCATTGGACAGTTTCTTACCGTGTTTGGGGTACACTTCATCACAGAAGTCTCTGTAGCGTTCGGTGAATAGAAGTCGTGACCAGGTCTTTGTGGGTATCTTGCGAGCATTGACATACTGCACCGCAAAATGTGTTTGTGGTAATTTTGAAATAAATTCAGCGGTTTTGAAGGTTTTTGGTGACGACGTACCACTCTCCAATGGTTGATCAAAAAATCCAGGAGTTGTCAATAGCTTAACCTGCCGACGATGCCGAGCCCCTGGATCGCTTTCTTTGAATGTCTCCATGAGGTATTCTTTATAGAGTCTTGGATTGAGGTGTTTGATAAGCGCACCAAACCACATTGAAGCGTTGCAATTATGACACTTGTATGCCAGGCGTTGTTCAGATTGGTAGATGTACCCGCGCATCTTGTTTTTCTTTATTTGAGAATCAAGGCAAATGGGGCATCGAACGTTCCAGAGGTAGCCGTTCTTACGAACAACCCTTTCAAAGTGGCAAGAAAGTAACCCCACATATTTCAAATCGGTATGAATCATGATATAGTTTTCTTGTGTTGAACTTTGAGACAGGCAAAACCTTTATGTTTAGAGGACTGGCCGCGCGAAACTCTCCACATGGACGATTGGTTTAGGTTGTTTGTTCTACAAAATTCGCGCAAGTTTACTATGGTTTCTTGTTGCCCATCAGGAAAAGTTATAACCCAGGTTCCCGACTGAGACCGAGCACTCTTCTTGTGGATGGCAGGATCAGAATTGAGCCTTCTTACATGTGATTGGAATTTACTTGAGGTTTTTCTGGTAAGAGCGAGTTTTGATTTTATTATTGGATCGGTGGTAATTCTTTTTATTTGGTCGCGGACCTTCTGAGAATTCTTGTTAGCTAATGAAATTTTTTGTAGATGTTCTCTACTTTTGGGACCCTGGTGATAAAATGGAGATTCGTTGTTGTGTTGATTGTAGTATGATGGGTTGTTTCTGGCGTCTACCTCTTTAAGCAGTTGTGTTTCCAACAGGTACATATCTTCATAGGTGCCCGTTGCTATGATTTCTCTTATAAAATCACCGGGTCGTTTGCGGTACTCTTCTCTTACCAACTTACTAGAGCAAAGGTATCCGTCATATTGGCATCCTTTATGAACACCAATATAGAATTTTTGATAAGGGTCGTCTTTCCACCGGTATACAAAGCTATCCATAATGTAACTATTATACAGCAAACCACCGCAAAAAGCAAGGACTATTTAACGCGAAGCGCACTGAGCACCACGTCCCAATTGATATGACCTAGAAGCCACCCCAACGCAAGGATCATACCCATCAGTATGTATTTCCACCTTTCAAGTTGTGCAAGAGTTTTTGATACCTGGGCATCTTGTTGAGTGGGTTTATGAATACGTAATTCATCGACCTTATCTTCAACAACCTTGAGGTCACTGCAGGTCAGTTCGTGTTTCAGTTCATGGACTGCGAGCATCTTGACAAGGTTAGCATTCATCGCTTCGATTCGCTCAATGGCCTCTGAGAGTTTATCAGTGATCTTGGTCTGTGTGGATAGATCGCGTTCGATGAGACCCACAGCCAATCGGATGTCAGCAAACCCAGATTGACACTCGGGTAGCACCTCAGCAACTTTTATCTCGGACATGTCATTTTCCATTCTTCCCATTGACAAGGGTAGCAATTTGTGCATCCTTGCTTCGTGAGCCAGCAGATGAACCAAAGTAATAGGCCAAAATCATAGCCAATGAGGCGTCCAAGGTACCCAATGAACGCATCGCAAAATCTCGCATTGTTGGTTCAACGCTGTGCCCAGCAAACACAAAATACTGAACACCAATAAACAGGGTCACGATCAGGCCCGCGAGGATTCGCGGTGTATAATCCTGTGTGGCGACCTCTCGCTTACGAGCCGAGTCTCGGTCACCGGCGTCAATTTTTAATACGTCAACATCGAGCGCCTTGAGGTCGAGGATCAATTTCGACTCAACTTCCTTTAGCTTAATCAACTGGTCGGGAGTGGCAAGACTGACGGCTTTCATAAGATCATCGTGTGCGGTGTCTGGTGCTAGACCTAAAGCGCCTATGAGAGCAGAGGTTGCAAGGCCAGCAAGAGGACCCCCCAATAGTGAAGCTGCGGTTGGAGCCAGAGTGGCTAGGATTCCTCCCGCTGATTTAAGAAAGTCACTCATTTTATTTTCCTTTCAATCCTTTATTCCACGGGATTCTGCCACTTCTTTTTACTATATGTTCTGGTGATTGTGGACCAGTCTTGATGCCTTTATTCCAACCTACCTGAAGACCCTGTTTGCCTTTATTCCATGGTGTGTTTCCCATGTGAGCAACCGACATAGCAACAATCGATATAGGCGAGTGTGTTTTCCCATAAAAAGGATTATCTTTACCCGACTGAAGACCTTTTTTGCCTTTATTCCACGGTGGGCGACCCATATGGGCTGCGGAGAGCTTGGTGATTGTTTCGGGGGATAGGGGCCTTCCTTTTAGAGCCAAACTTATCTTCTTTTTGGTTTCAGAATCGATTGGTCCCTTTTGATAAAACGTCCCAGAGTTCAAATGTTGGTTATAAAATCCGGGGTCCTTATCGGCTTGAAGTGCAGAAAGCAATGACGTTTCCAATTGATACATCATTGGCCAATCACCAGTTGCTAGAATTTCCCTAGAAAAATCTTCAGGCCTCTTGAAATATTCTTCTTTCATAATTTTACTTGAACACACATAGCCATCGTCTGGAGTTCCTTTGTGGACTCCAACATAAAGTTTGTTAGTACCAAAATCTGTCCAGCAATACACAAAGGCTTCCATTATGACTATTTACCCTTCATAAATTGTTTCAGTGATTTGTGTGGCATCCCCAAGAATCTCAGATTCTTTTTTGGCTTGACCAATGGTTTGACAAACGCTGCGGTATCTTTCTCAATGTCATTCCAGTTTAATTTCTTGATGATAGTGGCCTTATATTCTTTCAGCGTCTTGCGTGGAAAACCAGCAAAAATTGTTGCGAGACCACTTTTGGGTTTGCGGTGTATCATTTTGGACTTCTTGATACCAGGTTCTCCCTGTGGTCCGACACCAATTCCTGCTATTTCTCCAGACCCAGCGGCATTGACAGGAGCATCCTCATTAACCATTCCAGGGTTTTTCGCATGATGATATTTTAAGTGGCTGAATCTATGGTCCAGAGTATATTCATCATACGCTCTCGTCTCTTTTTCCTCGGCTTCCTTTTTTGCCTTCTCACTCGTCGTCATACCATATTCTGTTGGTTTATACTTTATCCTTTTCGGCACATGAATTTTTACATCGTCACCAGAATAGGATGGATCAATGTCAACTTCTTTTGTCGTTTGAATCTTAAAAGCCCTAGGAGGCAACTTTTTAACCGAGATGGGTTTACCAGGAGGTCGGCCGGACCGGACGCGCTCGTGAATGGCAGTGAGTTCAGCTAACTCAATAGGTCCAGAAGGTCTTGTTGGATCGGCTGCTCTGGCACCAAATGATTCGTGTTCGTCAGTGTCATTATTGATACCCACCGAATCCATGACACCATACCATTCGGGGTGTTCTTTGTTGGCATCTCTAAGCAGGAGACCCGCTACAGCATTTGCTTCTGCCTCAAGTTCAAACAACGACAGTGTTTCTATAAGTCCTAATTCCATTTGCTTGTGATGAATGATCTCGTGACAAACTGTTCGCAATGTATCAGCCATATGGCGACCTTTGGTAGCCACTGTCACAGATTTCTGTGATGGGCTATAGTGGCCAAATGAAGCGGCACCGGTGCGATCAACAAAGATGAGGGTAGGTGGGGATATCACACCCAATTTTTCGTAAACAAATTGACAGAACCCCTCAATATAATCTTCTAGTCTGGGTTCAATAGATTCTATCACCAATTCTAACATACCACACCAGCGCCTTTATTCCAAGGGATTCTACCGAGCATTTTCTTTTTTGTTGATTCACTATGTTTTACTCTAACATCACCAGAAAGACCTTTATTCCAGGGAATTCTCCCTCTCCTTTTTGCTATATGTTCTGGTGACTGGGGGCCCGTCTTTATTCCCTTATTCCAAACTATTTGTTTTGCTCTAGCCGCACGGATTTTCATAAGGCTTTCCTCGGTGTGCTGGCATCCTTTGTGACCCATTCGAAGTATTGACATTTCAAGACATTGTTCTGGGGTTCGCTTAGTTCCTAAGGCATTTTTCTTACCTAGGCAGTTTTTGTTCCCCAAAGAAGAAATTTTCGATCTAGCTGATTTTGCTAAATTCTGTTCTGGAGTATGCTTATATCCTAGTATTCCCTCTCCACCTTTCGTCATATTATATTCATGCGGAAACAACTCAATCATCAACGGTTCAGCAATCTCCAGTCCTGCTTTATGATCCTCTCCCCAACAGAGAACTTCAAAAGAAAAATTCGTAATTCCATCCTTCCTTATAGCTCTGTGAATATGACTTGTTGAACCTTTTCGTGCTAAGTAAATATGTGCTCGATAGCGTTTTTTCGGTGGATTCTCTATCGTGTAACCTATGTATGCTTTATGATTCAGATTATTAGTTATACGGTAGATATGATACATGTTACTTTTTCTTTCTCTGTGCGCTCATGGCTGCATCTTCCAGCCGATTGATTCGGTTTTCTAGGGAATCCGATTGTCGGGCTAGCTCCGATTTCTCTTGGGCATTGAGGCGCTCTGACATCGATTTATTCCACTTACGCATATTCTCGATGTCCTCTTTGAGTCCATTGACCTCTGTGTGTAGCACACCAATCTGGACTGCGTACCCCTTCATCTGCTCATCACGAGCAGCCTTAGCGGTCGTCAAGTTATTCGAGAGAGTCACATAGGTTCCTATAAGAGCGGCGACAATGGCCACGATGGTGGCGATGGTCGCAAGGGCACCTTTTTTCTCTACAGCACCATGGTACGCTTGCTTGGCGATAGAGGTGACGATCATGGGCGTATCTTTCTCAGCGCATCTGCTACAGGTTGTTCAACGGACAGGTCCGATGAGTGGATTGTGAGACCATGGATACCTTCAATGCGGTCTGGTTGGTACCCCAGGAACAAGAGAAATGTTTTGAGCACCGAGTAATCTTCTGGTCGCACATAATAATACAAAAGCCTTGTTGCCGCTGGTACCCCAAAGAGATTATACAGAATGACCAGGTGATTGAGTGTCAGTCGTTCTTTCAATTCACCCGTCTGATGATACCGACGCAGGAGGCGCCTGACATAGATGAAATACTTGAGGTCTTGTTTTAGTTCGCTTTGAAGATAATTGCTTTTTTCATAAGCTTTTACAGCATATACGAAAACATTTTCTGCTGTAAGATTCTCAAAACCTAGCATATTATGACTCTTCTTAAATCATTTTACAATTATAAAAATGGTGTCGACCCATGACACAATATCCGCCTTCTACACCACAATGCGGGCATCGAACGATTCTCTGAGTCTTGCCTTTATGGGGAGATTCTTTCCCCGTTAAGGCTTTACTAATTCTGAAAGCATGTTCAAAAGACCGAGGTGGTTTCTTCTTCCCTCTCAAAGCTTCACTAATTTTTCGACCAGTTTCAGCCCTACAAACATAGCTACGATTACCTTCTCCGCCCGGGGTCATGTTATAACTGACATGTGGATCTATTTCAGCAATAAGAAAGGGTTCTCGTACTTCTAATCCATAATTATGATCATGACCTTGTTCTAAAATTTCAAACAAAAAATTCTCAGGACCATATTTTCTCAGAGCGCAATAAAGATGGATATGTTTATATTTACCTGTCCTAGCCTGTGATTTGTGTGCTATCCAACGTTTTTGAGGTCTCTGAGTAGTAAATCCTCGGTATATTTTACCATTCAATTTATTCTTTATTTGGTAAATCGTGTACATCAGTATCACTCACTATGTCATCCAATTCTTCATCGGTGACTATTTCAGCAAAAATCTCTTGATCTGAAAACGCAAAATACAGCGCACAGGGGTCTGGGTCTCCATCAGGTCCAATGAGACCTATGATGATTTCTCCATCGGACTCTAACAACTCAGGGAACTCCGACACTGAGGGTATCTGGTACCCAGCACCACTCAATGTTGATGCAATCTCGATATAGACCAATCGCGTATCGTGTGATGCATCGGTGATATCGAGCAAGGCAAAGTTCAGCGCATCCCGATGTTCGGGATCATGCAGCTCAAGGGCGCCGGGTTCTCCGACGACCTCGACATCCAGGCATTCACTTAGGTACTCCTCAAACGAGTGCATCTTAGACGATGCTTCCACCAGCCACCAGGGTCTCATACTGATTGCGTCCGGCTCGTCCACCTACGGTGACCGTAAAGGTCGCTCGAACCGTATAGGTTGCAACGGTGTTTGCGGTGATCGCTGCGGCGTTGTAGTTGAACCCACCGTTGACCAAGGTCACCGATGAGACGCTGTTGCTGTTCGCAGCATTGACGGTGTAGGAAGCGTTCGCTCCGCTACCATTTCCACCACCCGCGAAGGTGATGAATCCGTTACCACCTGTGTACCCTGAACCCGCGTTCGTGAGCACGATGGATACAACACCACCAGTGCCCTCTTTGCGATTGACCCAACCCGCGTGTGCTGGACCTGCGGTATTCGCTTTCTCGGCGGCTGTGAGACCATCGACACCTAATGTCAGGTTGGCGTGCCAGACACCAACTGTGGTGTTGGCGAACAAATCCTGTCCGTTGCCAGAGACACCATTCGCTACAGCCCCGATGCCACTGAACACCGTGAATTTAGGTGCGTTGTTTGCTAAATCTCTTGATCCCCATAGACTCATGTGACTTCTCCTTTATGTTAGTGATATCCCAAATTTTTCAGTAATATAATGGTTGATTTCGCATTGTGATGCAGAACACCAATACCCCCGGCGTTAGTGAATTCCTGCACATTTTTTGCGTTATCGTCAATCAATATGCCCAGCATTTTATTATTTACTGCATAATCTGATTTTTGCTCTCGATACACCACATGAATTCGATTCTGGGGTAACGAAGGTATGTGTCTGCGGTACCATTCGCGCTTACCTCGTTCAACCTTATGGAAATCAAAACCCCACGGTCCCGAGGGTACAGCAGTCAAAATATGAGGGTGAAACTTTTCAATAAACCCCCACAAAACTTTCCAGTCAGGCATTGGAGGTAGGGTTTCCCAAAACCCCACATGAGCATTCAAAAGGTCACCATTTTCTTTACGATGAGCATTGTCAAATGGGTGTCCTAATACCTTTTCTGCTCCCTTCATAAAGTCACAAAGAACTCCATCGGAATCCGAATAAATAATCGACCCTGGGTCACGTATCATGATGTTAACTCTATCGCACGATACCCCTTATGCGTTCGATGTATTCGGCCACTATTCGCTAAATGCCCGCGATTCAATTTATTATCTCTAGCGTATTGTGCCAAATTAAACGGTCGCAACACTTCCCCCGTTGGTGTTGTCACTTCCCAACGTTTGATTGTAGCAGTAGGAATGGACCCCTTCTTTGATAATGATATGTTAGAGCAATGCGATGAGGTTCTGGTGTGATTCCTCAATCTAAAGTTAGGTATACCTTTTTTAGTGACGCTCATCCTTTGCTTAGAAAGCATTGTGTGCTTGCGACCCTCCATGATGCCCGGGCCACCCACGGTCAAATTATATCCTCGTTCAGGTGTATTTGAGTCGTGTATTTGAATATAATGTTTCTCAAGAAGATCGAGAGACTGTTTATCAATTGCCGTATCAATCTCTTCATAAAGAAAATTATCAAATCCATGCTTCCTCATAGAGGTATGGAGGTAACTACCCCTTCCATTCAAACAACAACTCTTATGGTCAGCCTTTCTCCTACTAGGGTTCTTGGTCTGCCCTATGTAGACCTTGCCATTGACCTTATTTGTATAACGATAAATTATTCCATACACCATAATGCTATTTATGTTTCCTTAGGCCTTAACAAGTGTTGTCAAACCTGCAACAGTTGGTTCCTTTTGAAAGGCATCCTCAACCCCAGGTCCCTTGACGGTCAGCTTGTCAGTTTTCTTTTCTGGCTTCGGTGCGTTGCTCTGTTTCTCTGGGGCACCTTGTGGTTGCTGTCCACCAAACGGTGCGGGCTTCGCTTGGAGGTCCGCTTGCTGTGGGTCCTGCTGCCCAGGCGACTTCATATCCTTGGGTTCCTGGAAGTCATTAGGCTTCAGGTTGCTATCCTTTTTTTTTGCTTTCGCAGCCTCAAAGGCTTCACGAACGATAGGATTCTCAGCAAGGTTTCGGTATTTCTTGCTTTCGAGACCTGTGCGCGGCTCCTGCTTATCTGAAACACCTTTTTTATGCTTGAAAGGATCAAAATAATCTTTTAGTTTTATTTTTTTACCAAAGTTGGTCATACCTTCTGGGTGCTTGGATTCTTCCAATCTTCGCGCACTCGTCGAACTCAACAATGACGTAGCTTCTCCCTGTCGATGCGCTTCATCAGGGTCCAGGGCAAACGAGGTGTGATAGTCTCGGTCATTGGGTCCAATGACGTGCCACTTTTTTGACTGAGTGCCATAGGTGATTCTATGTCCTCTATCCTTGGCGTGCTCAACCGCTTTGTGAAATGGATGACCTGTATGAACCCAAGTTTTGAAGGATTCTTCCAACTTCTCAGCGCGTGTCACATCATTTGGGTGCGCCTTGGCTGCTCCAAGGTGATAGCGATTCTTGTGTTGCTTATTTTCTGGAGTGATATTCAAGTGACCCGTATCGTGAACATGGATTACCCGATGCATCTCACCTTTGTGTGGTCCGATTTTAGGTACCACACGGTCTCCGACTTTGTAGCCCCCACCCGAAGTGTCCTCATGGAGACTTACAAGACGATGGGGAGCACGAATGATTCGATCCCCATACTTATCAACACCAATCTTAACATGCACCTCATCTGAATTCATCTTATGGATTATTCCCACATGGCCTGCTCCACCCTTAGTGCCCACACCAACATGAACCTTATCTCCGACTTTGTAGGTTTCTGGACCACTCTCATTGAATGCTGCATTGGGCACTGAGCCCACAGATTCTTCCAGTGCTTGGTCACGATAGGACTCATAGACAGATTTTTTCACCTGAATGTCACCCTTATTAGCAAAATGCAATGCACGTTTCTTTTTTGCTTTGAGGTAAGCAGCCGATGGTTTCACAGTTCCTTTGTCACGAGGATCATCCAGGTGACTAGGTAACCGCGATGACATTGCATCCCCATACTTCGATTCGCTGAGTTTAGCTGTGAGTTCCTTGAATTTCTTTGGCATGTTATGTTTTCCTTTTTCCCTTATTCCAAGCTACTTGTAATCCGATCTTTCCCTTATTCCAGGCCACTTGCAGTCCAGTCTTTCCCTTGTTCCAAGGAATTCTCCCCTTCAATTTCATACTGATTTTTAATTTAATAAATTCATTCTTTGGAACTCCCACATTCCATGGCGTATCCCTCTTTTTTCCCTTATTCCAAGCCACTTGAAGCCCCGTTTTTCCTTTATTCCAAGGAATCCTTCCTAAAGCTATTTTGCTCAATTCACTTTTAGTTTGTTCCGAGTGTTTGAAACCTTCATTGCTGAATTTGCCATTATTTAGGTGTAGGTTATAGTACCCCGGGTCCCTGTCTGCTTTAGCTGCCTTCAATATTGCTGTCTCCAGAACATACATTTCTTTGTATAAACCAGAAGCAATAATTTGCCTAGAAAAATCTTGCGGTCTCTTATTGTATTCTTCCAACATTATCTTACTTGAACAGATGTACCCATCCTCTGGAGTTCCTTTATGAACTCCGACATAGAGTTTATTGGTCAAGAAGTCTGTCCAGCAATAAACAAACGCTTCCATTATTTTGCCTTAGTATATGTTGTTCCGGCGGCCGCATGAAATTTTTCGTGTGAAAATCTCGGATTATCCTTTGTAAAAGCGTTCGCGTGGGCGTCAGCAAGTTTCTGTCGTGTGTTGGCGTCTGTATGAGACTTGATGACCTCAGCAATCGCCTTGAAGTGCTTGCGGGTAAAGGATTCTGAGAGTACCTCTCGGATGGTGTTGAGTGTTTTGGACTTTTCCCTCTTCATTCTCTCAGACATTTCCTTCTCTTGTTTCACCTTCTCATTATGCCACAATTCCAAGGAACCGGGTTTCTTGGGTGTATTTGAAAATTCGTTTAGTGCGCTTGAGGATTCCTCCAGCTTGCTCGCGGCCTGTTGGATACCCTTTTCGCGGCGCTTAGAGATTTTGTCGGATTCTTCTCCTTGCTTGGCAAAGAAGCTACGGGCCGCCTTCTTCGCTGTTTCTGATCTGCGAGTATCTGAACCAGCCACATAAGAATGGTATCCCAACGATGGACTTGCCTTCTTGATATAGCTCTTGAGCGTACCCTTGCTGAGTTCGTCGAGTTGTTCGGATTCTTTCAACATAGAGTCCTCTTTTAGTTTTGTAAGTGATCCTTTTGGTACAACAGCATATGATCCACTGTGAAGTTTCACAACATGCTCTTTCTTATGGTCGACAGGCTTATAGGCGCCTGGAACATCCGTTGGTACCCCGCGCTCATTGGTGCGAACTTTATTCGGATGAAGCACGGTGCCTTGTTTGCCGCTGTCTATTCCGTAGTTGTGGGAGATGGTTACTTCATCTCCGTACTTGATCGCCTCTCGAAATAATTTACCGGCATGTTTTCTTTTGTCAATCTCTCTGCCCTTGTGGATGACCTTGTAGGCATGGAGACCTTCGGTCAGTGTTTCTTCATTGTTCATAACTTCCTCTTCTGCCAATCTCTTGGCCTGTTTGGTTGCAGTTGCATACATCACACTCTTGGCTTTGTCACCATAGCGTGCTTTGAAACCTTGGAGTTTCTTTTTCATGCTATGGACAATTTCTTCCTTTTTGGTGTCCTCGGCACCTGTGAGGGTACGTTCGTTCAGTTCGTGTTCGTGCTGGTGGATTTGTTTCTGTGTCCAGCCCATTTTCTTGAGGTGCGCTCGGGCTTCTTCTTTCGTTTGTCCACCCATGATACGTGCGCCGGCATCGCTCATCTTGAGTGTTTTCTTAGCAATCAATGTCTGGTGGTGATGGAATACGTCACCGCGGATTGGTCGACCTTCTTGTATCATGGATTCCTCTGTTTCCTCAAACATGGTGTCATGTCGGACCTCTTTTGGTCCTTCTGGTGTATCGAGTGTATGCAAATGCACATGGATCTTGTGGTCTTGACTCTTGGGTGTGTTGGCTTTCGCAGCCACCTTGAGGTGCGCGTCACAGGTTGAGGTCGCTTGAATATCGTGCTGTCCACCTTTGTGGTCGAAACCCAGGTACCGATGCTCTTCCAACTTCTTTACTGCAGGGTCACTAGACACCCACGCATACTTTCCGTTCACTCGCTCAAACGAAGTGGACTTCGACTTAGCGACCTTGGCGGCACCCACAGAGGTTGCTGAGGATTTTACGTGCCCCAGGAGTGTCTTGCGGTCTGAGTGATACACGGGTACCTTATGAGACCCCATACCCTCCTCCAACTTTGCCGACTCTCGTTCACCGTGATGTAAGGCGATATGCGCGTGGACCCTTGCATGCTCTTCTGGTGTGAGTGTTGGATTGTTGTGGATCGTATGGTTCAACGACGTCACGATATGATGATGCATCGGATTGATTTTGCCACCAATGTTCATTTCATAGTTGTAGGAGTGAGGAACCACAAAGGTTTTACCGTTTATTTTCCCGGTATAGTGATACTCGGTCTTGATAGGTTTCACAAATTTTGGGTCTGCTAGTTCGGTTATATGGGTTTTAAGTGAGCGCATGTTACTTTTTCCTATTCCTTGCCGCAAGTGTCATGTTAGCTATAGACTGAGCCGTGTGCTTAAATCCTAGAGTATTTGTATTTCCCATCTTCGAAGCCGAAAGTCTTGCTTTATGTTCAGATGTCATAATTCGACCTATCATTGCTATTGTTATTTTAGCTTTTGTTTCGTCGGTAAGTTTCTTACCCTTGTTTCCCTTTCCGTTCACGTTGCCCATCATATCCTTGGATTTCTTAGTTCTCCATTCCAATCTCTTTCGTCCTATGGCAGCCCGCTCAACAGCGGTCGATTGCGCCATAATGAAATTAGAACTAAACCCATGCTTTTTTGCGTGCTCGTCTGGATGCAAAGCTTCCAAATTCAAAGGATCGTCATTCCCATGATCCATATCCTTGTGGTGGATATGGTGACCTTTGGGAATCTTGACCCCATAGTATTGCTCATAAATCTTACGATAATTCGACATTATTTTATATCTGTCCTAAATTTCCTTAATGTTTTCTTGGGACCACTGGTCGCCAAGCCCCCATTAGTTTTGTCGATGACCTCATTGGTTCCTGTACCCAAGATGGCTCCCGACTCAGTTCCCGGCTCTAGCGTAGCTTCTCCTTCACTGAGCGTTTTCGTTCTTTCTTCTGCCCCTTGGCCACTTGAAACGACCAATCGTCGCCTGAGAGTATCAAAGGTGACTTTTTCTTGCGGAATTTCTTGTGTTTCGGTGTAACAATCTCTAAGGTCACGGATTCCGTCGGTATCACTTGATTCGATGAGGTGTTCAAATTCTCCATCCAGAACTTCACTCCCTGGTACCAGCACCAAATCTTCCAGAGCGTTGGGTGTTTGTAGATCAGGTACATTCCCATGAGTGACCTCCGTGATAAGTTCTTCGAATGCCTCGTTCAGCGGCTTCTTGGTTGTCTGTGTCTTTGCGGTATTTGCTTTTAGTGATGCCGGGGGTTTTAGTGCTTTCTGTTTCTCGACGAGCTTGCCATGCAGACTGAAATGTGATACACGAGAATTCTTCCCGAATTTTCCATAACCGTAGTAGGTTAAACCAAGTTTTCTCGCTTCCTCTGACGCCTGCGAATCTGAGGATGGAGGTGTCATAGCCTTTTGTTGAGCGCGATTGCCAATAGGCTGCTTGGCCAGTTTACCCAGGTTCCTGTGGACCCACTCCTGAGCCACGGGGTGCTTGGGTGGTTGCTGTGTGAACTTTCTGACGGTCTTGAACAGGTCATCCAGTTCCGCTGTTTTTTGAGAATGAATCTCAGGATCAGTGTTGTGCCGCAGGTCCTCGTCATTTTGAAATTCGTGGTAGTGCTCCTGTCCAAACATCTTGGAGAACACCACGCGACTGTCCTGTGCCTCGCGCCACTTCTTGGCTCGCAGATCCTCTGGAATCATGCGACCGCCACGTTGGCCACGTTCGACATTGCGGTTTCTGCTCACGTTGTCGGAAGCATCAACAAACACCATCTTGGCGTCGTACCCAAGGTCCTCCAGGGCACCCTTGAGTTTCTTGATCTGGTCAGCCTTTGCACCTGTGCTGTTGATGATGAGACCATTGCGACCATGAATCGCTAGCTGCTGTCTGAGGTCAGTGATCGACTTGGCGCGCTCTCTGGTGACGTCACGTTTTTCTTTTTCGTGGGCTGGCATCTTCTTGTCCAGTCCACCTTTGTGCATCAGGTGCTCTAAGGCTGTGTCTGAGTTGATCTCGGTGAGACCGTGACCATGCAGAGACTTCTTCATCACGAAGTCTTTGCCGGACCCTGTGCCACCAGTGATGAACACAGCCTTGAAGATACCGGCGTCGTGAACACCCTCGGCGAGGATTTCTACAACTTCCTCTTTCAACTTAGCTTCTACCCATTTACTGGTACATGAGCACGCTGAAGAATTGTGCGTTCCAAAACCAGGAGCCGCTGGACTTCCATGGGCATTATAGTTGTCTGTGTAACCTGTGCCGCCGCAGTGTTTACACTTTGGATCTGCCTTTTTGAATTCAACATGTCCAACTTTGGTGTTGTACCATGATTCCTTCAGGTGCCCCTGCCCTTTACGAACATCATGATATAACTCTTTCGCATGTTCAGGTGTCATATGACTGGAGACCCCTCTGCTAAATTCCTTGAAGTTGCCGGAATGGGCATGTTCACGCATCTTGCTCGCACTCATACCTTCTACTCCTTTGGCATCAGGGTCTCGGTGACCCGCCGAGTGAACTGTAATACTCTTGAATTTGTATCCGTGGCCTTCCTTGTCGAAGTGTCCATTATATTTATGAAGGGAGTCATGGAACTCCTTGACCCTATCGGACCCAACGACCACATGGAGGTGCTTGGTACCTGCTTTATGGAAATGGGCCGCATGGTGGAAAATCGTGGGGTACTTGGTGGATGACGCATAAACATGGGTGCCCGGAAAGGCCCGCTTGGCGTGCTTGAGTTTGTCTGCTGGACTGAGAGGGTTCTTCTCAGCATCATGGGTGTGACTGAGAACCACATGGTGGTCTGCCGTGTGTTCCTTGGCCACCTCGTGGACCTTATCGACAAGCTTTTTGTGCCCCGCTGTGGGTGGGTTGAAGCGACCAAAGGTGAGAACTGTATGCTTCTCAGCGGCCTCAGTGACCAACGCGAATGACTCGACCACGTTCTTGGTGAATGAGCGCGGATATTCTCTAGTAGCAGTAATGAGGTCCAGGACCTTTGCATGGACCATGATAACTGGTATGGTATCTGTGGGGTCCATGTTCAGGAGAGCAGTAACTCTATGGTGTCCATCAATTACATAATGATCTCCCGAAACAATAACAGGTTTTCTGAGATTGTCTCTTTTATCCGTCATGAAATGTTTTATTTTTGATTTGTTCAGGTTGCCTTGCGTGAAGAACAATGAGGCAACAGGCAACTCAGTTCGGAAAGAAGAGTAGTGCTTGTGCTGTGAGAGCCAACGAAGATAATCAGGAACATCGGTGGATTTCACCTGAGGTAGAGACGCCCTATCCAAATTCAGTCCGTGGGGTATGATGAGTTTATCCACGCGACACCTCACAATTATCAAAGTGGTATCGTTTCATATTATTGCTGGAACCAACCAGGTGGCAATGAGGACACTCAATCCTAGACATAGTTTTTGCTGGATTTTTACACAGCATTTGCTGGCGACGTATCTCCCTCAACTCAGGAGTATATGATTTTTTGGTTCCCTGAGACCTCTTTTTTATGAGTTCGGGGGTATAGGACTTCTTTATTGCCTCTCCTGTCAGACGCCTCTGTTCTGGGTCAGTATACCTTCTTTTCTGTGCTTCGCACATTTTCTCTATTTCAATCAACGAATGTATCACAGACCCATTGCCACCCAAGGTCATGTTGTATCCATGTCCATAAAGGTGATGGGAGTTGTGTTCTTGGATAAATCGAGACTCCATGACATTGAGAGTGTGCTCTAAATCGTCAGAGGTATAGAGAACTTCCCACACAAATGATTCTGGTTTCGATTCGCGGATAGCTTTGTGGAAAGCAGTGGAGTAGGAGGAGGATTTTGGTTGAAAGGCTTGTCTAAGGTGTTCTTTTTGACGGTTTGGCCAAGAAGAATCGAACCCTATGTAGGGTCTGCCGTTAAGTATATTGGTAGCCTTGTAGATTGTGGCAAGCATGAACACCCTCTGCAGGTGGATTATGGGTCGATGAGCTATTTATGATCTTTGAGCACCCCCACAAAGTCGCTGCAAATCCCATAGACACCCTGGTTCCAATACGAACGAATCGCGTCCAGTGTCATCAGGAGTTCTGGCATGACCACAATGCCACCCTTTGCTGGTGGCTGCTTGCCTGGGAAGCACCACACCAACCCATTGCTGACCATCGTATAGTCGTCCTTTTGGTGCCAAAAGTGTCGAACCAATGGGGCATGGGCATGGAGCATGTTGATCGCCTCGATATTCTTGCAGTGAACCCACAGTCGATCAAAGTTGTCATGAAGGTACCCCGTGGAGATGGACTTGACACCTGCATCATGACCGAGCCACAGGCGACCTTCGATGCCCCAGACGTCGATCTCGACATCAAAACCACTCTTGATAGCGGTGTCGATGTACCCTAGGGTGTTTTCGAGGTCAGGAGCCGCCCCGTTGAGGTTGCCTCTATGAGAAATAAGGATCATGGATATTTACACCTCCACCCCTTATAGGATTTGTTTTTACCCTTTGCGATAGAAACCATATAACCTTGATGGAGATTATTCTGTCTACAAAATTTTCTTAGGTTTTTTATGGTGTAGGATTGCCCGGTAGGTGAAGTTATAATAAATATTTTTGCGTGTCCCTCACCGTTGTTGATTTTCCAACTCTCAGTGACTTTTCTAAAAGACCTAGCTATTACTAAATTTCTTATATGGTCGTCACTAAACGTCCTTCCTTTTAGTTTTTGGGATAACTTGCTCTTTGATTGTTCTGTGTGCTTATAACCAAAAGCACCCTCACCACCCCTAGTCAAATTATATTCAGGCACCATCCATTCAATATACATAGGTTCAACAATATTTTTACCATACTCCCCATCTTCACCTTGCTCTAGAATTTCAAAATGAAAATTATTTTTCCCATATTTCCTGATCGCACAATGTATGGGAGACTTGGAACCTCTTTTGGATTTAGATGAATGTTGGATAAATCTAGTTCTCGGATTTCTTAGTGACGTGAACCCAACATACCTCTTATTATTGATATTATTTACTATTTGGTAAATACTATACATTTGGTTTTTGGCAACGAATCCATGTCCAACATGGGTGTTCATCGTGAACGGTTCTTGTGAATACATGGTCCAACCATTTGAACCCACAATCCTCCAAATCTTTTTTTATAACAACAATAGATTCAACGCGAACATCCTTGTCCACAAAGTCTACTTCGTTGTCGTAGTGCTCTGTGAAGTAGTCAACCGACCTTGGGTGACCTGGACCATACCCGGTTTGGAAGCACAGGTAGCCGCCGGGCTTCAGGACCCGCAGGAATTCTTTATAGAGTTGGAGTCTGACCGAACGACTGGTGATATGCTGGTGACTGATGACCATGAACACGATGTCATACTGTGCATCTGCAATCATCGGCAGTGAGCGACCGTCGTTCGCCCAGAGATTGGGTTCTGGTAACCCCAGGGACGACAGATACACTTTCGCTTTCTCGATACAGTCTGGAGCAATGTCAACCCCGTCGATTCGCGCAAAACGATCTTTGAACCGCACAAGGTTTCTCGCGGGGCCACAACCATACTCTAAGGCCACTTCGTGCCCAGTGAGAGGAATATTCCTGAATAACACGGTGTCGTATTCTTCGAAAGCTTGGTGCTCGTTCCACCAACCTACGATTGGATTTTTATTTTCGAGAGACCAGTTCTTGGCTATGTCACCCCAGAATGTTTGCTGACGTTTCAAAAAATCATTTTCTTCAATAGCCATCACAACCTCCAAAATTTTATGTCAGGGCACAGTGTATTGTTTGAAACCGTGTCACTCATGATGTTGAACCCATGGTCACAGAGGAACGCAGGTACCGCCGATCGGTGTTCATAGCGACTGACACGACCACGCTCAATATCCTTGATTCGGTCACCCAGGCTCTCAAGGATCATCTCCTCACGAAGTGGTGCGTCAATTCGCAGGTAGTCTACGTGACCAATAGAGTAGAGCGTCATGAATGTATCGAGTCTGATTGTCCAGGTCATCGTGAAATTCGTGGCGACACTGGTACCAAACGCAGGGGGCTCTAAGGTACTCTGTCCATTCTCTCGGCGAAATAGGGGTTCCTGGTTATCCCCAATGTCAACCGCGAATGGGAGCACATGGAGACGAGGAAATTCTCGTGACATTTTATACAGTATGATGAACTCTGACTGATCAGGTTCGAATGCCCAGACCTCCGCTTCGTAGTCAGTGAGAAAATTGAAGGTTTCGACACCCTGATGGGCACCCACTTCGATGATCGTTTTCATTATTTACCTTTGAGATATTTTTCTGTGAACCATGGGTACCAATCAATCTCTGTAATCATTGAACCATTTGGTAAATCGGTACGACTAATAGGACCCGTGCCGTTGAGCATGTGGCCCCACTTGGATACATAGAACGCCTGTGAATGCTCCAGAATACGATTGGTCCTCACACCAACAACCTTTTCAATCTCGTGGTGCTGATTGACGTAGTTAGGGTCGATGGATTTCGATTGAATGTGTGTGGGGATGAATTGTCCGAGACCGATATCATTGTGAACGAATCCCCAATCATGAGTCTCATAGACCGAGAGTTTATTGTGGTCATACTGCTGCCAGATGCGTTGGAGCCAATCCGCGTCACCACAATAGCACCCGAGGTACCGCTCGTCGAACCATCCAACGGTCTGCAAGATTTTCTTCTTCATGTAAAAGAATTGATCACCACCAGGTCCCCATATCAGGTCATAGCGGTCTTTGTTTGCCAGAATCAAATCACGAAATCGCTCCCAATCATTGATTTGGGTGTCGTCCTGCACACAAATCATTTCGTCTTGGTCTTTGAAACCCTTCAGGAAAATATTATTCCAGCTTCGCGCACAGTATGAGGTGGCCTCTGGGTCTGACAATGAATTATAGAGAATAGGTAGCAACCCGCGTTTATGAAGGTCTGAGTGTTCTGCGGTCAATTGGATCTCTGGGTGATTGGTGAAAATTTTCACGTCGGTCCATCGACTGAATGCATCAATCTGTCTATTGAGGGCAGCAGGACGATTGAAGGTAAGTATCCAACAACTAAGAGACATTCCTTTTCTCCTTACAATTATCAAAATGCCAACGATACATGGGTCCACAACCACTTTTATTACAATGGGGACATGTTATGATCTTTCTTTTAGCACTGCTTTGTTTTTCTTTACAGTCCTTGAGATTTACTGACAAACGAATATTATTTTTATGTTCCTCCGACAACAACTTCCCTGCTCTAGCGATAGAAATTTTCTTTCTTGTTTCCAGTGTCCGTTTGTGTCCTTTGTGTGATAGACGTTGTTTTTCGACATGGATAGCGGAATGTTTCTTCCCACTGAGAGAACTACTGATCTTGTCTTTCCATTCCTGCGATAGAGCAATTCCCTTGCGAGCCCTTGAGGTTGCCTCCTTGGTAGCCTCTTCGCAAGAAATTTGTCCAGATAATGCTCTCCAAGCAACTTCATCTTGCCAATACCCATAATGTTTCCATAATTTATAATGTTCTTCTGCATGTTCCTTAATGGTTATTTCTTTGATATTAGATGCTTCATCAGTCCCGCCCATGTGTCTAGGAATTATGTGGTGCTTGTGCATTCCCTACCTCACTGGCCTCTGGACGCGCACCCATATCCACTGAGCATGAATATCGTGGCACGGGTCAGTCAATACATGATCAAACCCAACGAAACCTTGATCCTCCAGGTCCTTTTGGAGCACCGAGACATCCTCAACCCTCACATCTCGATGGTGATTGTCGGTGTCGTCATAGTCGTGAAAATAATCGGCGGCACTATCATTTTTTCCAAACCCCATCTGAAAACAAAAGAACCCTCCAGGAACAAGCACCCTCAAAAATTCACGATACAACTCCAATCTCCAGGAACGACAAGCAATATGCTGCATACAGATAATAGAAAAAACCACATCGTATCCAGAGTCACTGACAAGTGGGAGTGAATGTCCATCTGTATGAAAGAGGTTGGGTACCGCGACATTTGCTTCTTCAAGATTGAGGGGCAATTTATTCAATATTTCCTGAGAAATGTCAGCCCCATCAATTCGATGAAAAAACTCTTTGAATTTGATCATATTCCTTCCAGGACCACAGCCATACTCTAGAGCTAGTGAACCAACTTTGATAGGGACTCCGCGAAACAACAATTCTCCCTCTCGTGTGTCGGCATTGTGCTCATGGTACCAACCCACAAGAGGATTCTTGTTGCTCAATGACCAACCAGATGCCTGGTCTGCCCAAAATTTCTTAATCATGTCTGTCATTAAATCACCTTTCTTAGGATGAATGGCGCTCTAGGTATGTTTTCAGGTCCTCGGGTGTCCCGATACCCCACATTTTTTCAATATTCTTGACGCGCACTTTCTTGCCGTCGGCTATCGCTTCGTTGAACACAGGGCACGCGTAAAACTCATTGTTGGTGCGAATATTTTTCTGTATCATCTGCTCCGCATACTTCACATAGTCGGCCCCGCGCTTCCAATAGTAGATGCCCACGGTTGCCAGATCAGAGATAGGACGCTTCTCGGCTACCTCAGCAACAAATCCCTGGTCATCAAGTCTCGCATAGGACCACTTGGGGTGGACTGATTTGAAAGTAAGGATTCCAGCGTCAATCCCGTCAGCAGTGAATGCATACAAGCATTCGTTGGAGTTCCATTCCACATACTGATCCGAGTTCGCAATGAGCAATGGGTCATCATTATCAATATACTCTCTCGCCAACAGCGTGGTACATGCGGCCCCCTCAGTGACCCCGGCAACTTGAATGACATGGCAACCTGGGGCAATCATATTGAGCATATACTTGAGTTGGTATTTCTCATAATGTTCTTTTTGAACTATGAATATGTAGTGTGCTTCGATGTTCAGGTTCTCCACAACCACCTGGATCATCGGTTTTCCATTGACCTCAATCAAGGGCTTCGGGAACGTATACCCCGCTTGCACAAATCGAGACCCATGGCCAGCCATAGGAATGACAATGTTCATCTTCTTATTGTGCCAAGGTATCCGTGGTTTATTGACACCCGCGAAGTATGAAATAATTTCTCCAGCAAGAGCCAGCGTTGTATCCTCACTATCCCTCACAGGTATCAAATGGGCTTTGGATGCCAGAGCTGCTTCACGGCCAATATGGCTATCTTCGATGATCACCGTGTTCTCTGGAAGTGCCTTGAGTTGTATCATACATTTCCAATACATTTCAGGGTAGGGCTTCGGGTGCTTGACCTCTTCATTGGACACCATATAATCCACATATTCAATGATACCAATGCGACTGAGCGCCATCGCCATGGTGACATAGATGCTATTGGAGGCCACGGCAATCTTGATACCCCGTGACTTGATAATATCACAGATCGATTGGAGCCTGGGATTTTCTGGAATTTCTTTGTAAAGTTCTACGGTATGCTTTTGTTTTTCTTTCCAAATTTCATCATAAAACCGTTCGGGCAACCCCTTTTCAGTGGTAAGTAATTTGAGTTTTTTGGTTGTGGGGAGACCGTCATACTTGGCCAAGTGTTCATCCCACATGATACAAAACTTGGGGTGAATAGGATCAAGGGCCCTATTGAGAGCCAGGAAGTGAATCCTGCGGCTATCTATCAACACACCGTCCAGATCAAAGATCACTAATTTATTCATTTGCAGTCCCTATGCTTCTTGTTGTGGCGCACAATGGCCCATGGGTTACACTTGATTACTGCTTTGTCACGGATTCTGAGTGACCACTCAACGTCCTCTGGTGACCCGGGTTTCAGTTCTTCGTTGAGAGGATTCTCTCTCAAAAAACTTCGCTTGACAAGAAAGTACCCTCCGCTCACATACTGATACTTCGTCTGTGTCCAGTCGTCATGACACAATGAGTGATACCGTGGGTGGATTGGTGAATCCCACACAACCCAGTCGGTGAAGTGTCGGTTTCCGTTTTGGAGAAACTGTGGGTTCGAACACACATCCCACTCTTCTTCAAACTTTTGATAGGCCCTGTACCAATCGGGGTCGAACACATAGTAGTCATGGAGCATCACAAGGTTTTCATAGTAAGCAAATTTCGCTACCATATTTTTCTTCTTTGGTAGCCATCCATCAACGAGTATATGCTGGCAATCCAAATCGTGTACCTTGTCACTATCGAAGCCACTATAGGAACCTACGATAAGTATTTCTGCTTGGGGAACATTGAGGGCCTGAATGGACGTCACCACCTCTCGTAGTTGTGGAATATTCTCATAGGTTGTGCAGATGCCAAAAGTAAAATTCATAGTCCCACATGTAGAATATCATCAACCGTGTGCTTGATCAGGTGCGTGGTGATCGCGTATTTCTGAGCTTCCAGCAAGTGAGGCCCGGGGGCGCCCATAAACGAATGAAGAAACGTACCCAATTCTTGTGGTGTGTTGTAGGTAAACCCATACTCGCGCATCAGTTCAGCACCAGCGATGCTCCTGGCTGCCCAGGGTGTCATGTTGACCATCGACTCCAGTAAGACCAATCCAAATCCCTCTGAGGTACTGTTGAGGACGTAGAGGTCCGCGTCCATGAGAGCCGAGAGCATTTCACGACGGTCATCAAGCAAAAACGAACGCACAAATTCTTCGTCAGGTGGCATGATTCCATGACGGTTATCATAACCAGTCAAAACCAACGTGGTATCCGTGCGGTGATTGCTCTTGAACACGTCAACCAATTCACCGAATGCCTTGTTGGGCCAAAATCCACCAGACGACAGGAACATATTTTTTGTTTTGATATTATGCTTGGACTTGAATCCAGGATGTCCGATTGAACCCTCAAGGTTGATTCCGTGGCGCACTCTGACGGCGCGGCTCTGTGCCTTGTAGGCATCGACGTGGCGCCAGTCAGCGATGGTACTGCAGCCGATGAATGAGACACGGTGCAGCGCACTCACACACTCAACAGAATTCGATGGGAGTATCAGGAGATAGAGCACAGGTCCACCGAGCTTGTCGGCGTGCTTCAGCACAAAATTCTGGATGCCTACGTCACCACCATGGACGATGATGAGGTCCCAGGGTTCGGTGAGGATGCTAGGTTCTGAGGATACTCTGATACCGTGGTAGTCACCCATATGCTCACCGGCGAACACCGCGACAGAGTGACCACGTAGCATAGTCTCTTCGGCCATGTCCTTTACGTAGTTCTCTGAGCCACCAGGAAACGGTGCGTACCGATGGACCACGAACAAGAACCGTCGTGGTTTCTTCTGAACAGTTATCTCTACTTTGTACCCTTGAGGTTCCGGTGCTTCGGCGGTTGTCATAGACCGAATATCCCTTCAGAGGTTATCAATCGTTGCTTCGCAATCTCACAATACTTAGGGGTCATGTCGATACCCACGAATTTGAAACGAGTCTCTTTTGCGGCCAAGCAGGTACTCCCCGAACCCATGAATGGATCAAGCACCGTGCCCCCTGGAGGGGTCACCAGGCGACACAAATACTGCATGAGGGCTTGTGGCTTGACCGTTGGATGGTTGTTGGTCTCACCGCGTTCTGACGGGGAGGCCTTCGCGCAATAGAAGAACCGGGCAGCAGAACCAGAATCGTTACGAGGTTCAAATTGTTGTCGTGGTCCATAATCACCAAATGTATTGATCGATTTTTTGTCACCATGCTCAGGACCTACAGCAAATTGCTGCCCAGGTGCATCAGGAAATACCTCTAGCACCTCCTCGCTACCGTCATGGATCAGATTGGCGGGCCAGCGACCTTTGTCACCATCGACGATCCCCAGTCCACCCATACCTTTACCATACACCTGATTTTTGAAATTGGGATCACCCACACTCTCAGTGCCACCTTGAGTACCTACACGGCTCTCATCAACGTTGATCGCACCGGTGCCATACTTCAGGACGTTCGATGATACAGAACCCTCGACGGGTTTGCGGGCCACGATGATCGGCTCCCAGGCTGGCTTCAAAGCGGTACCCCACCCATCCCATTGCTTGGCGTTCTCAGTAACAGGGTCATCATACTGCAGAATCGTACCCGTGAGAGGCGAACGACCAAAGTTTCCACCTTGGATGCCCACGTTACCTTGGCGAGACCCAGTGACTTGACGTGTGGCTCCTGCTGACTTGTCGAGAGCCTTACCAATATCGAGGGACTTTGGGAACCCGGACCCATAGACCCACATGATGCAGTCTCGGATCTCCCAACCCGCGTCCTCAATCGCACACGCAAGACGGTGATAGGTTCTCGTTCCGCCGAACGCGAGCATGTGGGCTCCTGGCTTCGCTACGCGGAACGCCTCGGCCCAGTAGTCAGGTCCAGGTACCCCATGGTCCCATTCCATACCCATAAACCCTTTGGCACCCTTGTTCACACTGGGGTCTCTGACAGACTTGAACACCTGAGGTCTTGCGTTCGTGAGCCCATATGGAGGGTCGGTCACCACTGAGTCCACTGAGTTGTCGTCGAGAGTTTTCAGGATGTCTAGCGAGTCACCAAGATACAGGGTGCCGAACTCACATTCGAGAAATGGCTCGGTCATCGGTATCTCTTTTCGACGGCTGCACGAATTTCGGGTACACGGTCCCATTGGTGTACCAGTGTGTATGGTTCACCTGACGCATTCATCACCTCACCAGTTCCAGGATAAAATCGAGGCAATGATTCTGTGATATGGGGTCTATACGAATCAATTTTATTGGGGTCCATAGTAGTGCCGGCCTGACAGGCCCAGGCATCAGCATGAGTCGTCACCATGGTACACTCTTTGTAAGCCTCAGTGGACAGCAGGAGGTTCAGTGCCGCTTGGTCGGGACCACCACCTCCAGGAACATGTTGAACAGTACCATGAGACATCAGGTAGATGGATTTACAGAGACCCATGAAGTGACTGAAGGTACCAGCGAGAACTCCACAATTGATAATGGTGTTTGTTTTGTGCTGTTCATACACGAGGGGACCGAAGGATTGGGTGAGATTGTTTCGACCCCAAGGCTCATGCTCGTATGCGATACCCTCAGAGGAAGCGACGATACCTGGGTTGCAACCGTTAAGAAAATCTGAAGGGTTGCGCTGAAAGATCACGTCCTTTGCGTCGGTCGCAATGACGTACCTAATGCCCTCGGCGTTCTGTGGGTTATTGAGCATAAGGTAGTAGTGTAAAAATCGGTCCGTAACAACAGCATAATCCCGACTTGGATAACTAAGGTCACCACTGACAGGGTCCCTCTGAAAAGCAAGAATGGAATAACCGCGCTTGGTGAGTTCTTCACAGGTCGCATGGTTGATATTGTAGGCAACAACTGCCTTGATTCCACTAAATCCCGATCTATCTAAACTATTAACCCAGGGGGCAATTTGTTCAAAATTATATTTGTCGATGGCCCCAATAACAAGGTCTCTTTTTTCTCTCTCCATAATTTCCACCTTTTCTTCGCGGCTTCACTCTTTCGCCGCTTATTCTCTGCGGTTTGTATGGTACCCAAAGCATTTTGTTTTCCGATCATACCTCTTGATCGGGCTTCTCGTTGTTCTAGTGTGTACTTATATCCGACACAAAACGTATTTCCTTTCATCCGAGAAGAGGTATCCCGTTTCCACTCTTCTGTGTGTTTGCTACCCATCCTCATAACAGACCACTTATGCTTTGTCTCCTCGGTGTGTTTTTTCCCTGTATTGGCTAGGCGTGCCGCTGCTATGGTTGCCTCCCAACATCCCATCTGTCCTGACATTCGAGAATACGCAATCCTATCACACTCACTTCCATTCAATTCATAAAGTAATTGGTGCACCTGAATATGCTGCTCAAGCGTCAGCCAAACCACATTGTCTGGGGCATTGTATTCTTTATTGTGCCTGTTGGCTTTGGGGTTGATCCTACGGCGCCATTCATGAAGAGGAATTATATGATGTTTGAATCTCATTCATTTATCCCATATTTTAGAAGCGGTAAAATTCTGGTGTGAGAACTGCAAGCGGTCAACCAGCTTCACCGCGTTCCCAACGTGATCCACAGCCACATAGCCTTCGTCACCTGTGACTTGGTAGCCGTCAGCGGTCTTGAAAAACTTTCGGGTGCCCTGGACCTGTTGAAGCTTTTGGACGATCAATAGTTTAGCATATACCAACTGGTTTGTCAAGTTGAAAATATCACGTAAGTCGGCTGCATGAGCCCTAAAAAATCCAAGCACCAGGGTTTTCTCCTGGGTGCGCTTGCGCTTCGTATCGGGTTGCTTCGCTTCACCGATTGCAGCCGTCATCTTGGCATCGAGCCATCGGATAAACTCGTTGGTGTGCTGAACAGTATTGGTAATCGCTGCACCTTCGTGGACCTTGGAGTTGTTGAAGGTCTTGAGGTAGTCACGGTAGACCGTGTTCAGCGCAATCTGGTTCAGAACTTTACCGTTGATCGCTTGGAACATCGTGCCTGCCACTGCGAGCAAGGAGGTACAGTGCGCCGTTTCAGCTACCGTGAAACTCACTGTGCCGCTCTCGTCTACCAAATCCGCGTTCCTGAACCAGACCTCTTTCGAGTGATGCAGGTACCCTAGGTCGACCTTGTAGGACGCCTTGAGACCCGCCATTGTGGTGCCATGGTACTCCGTGTGAAACACTATGCCCAGAGCAGCAGAAAGAATACGGCTAGCAAGAGTAGTACCGGCAGGAATAGCATAGGTAAGAGTATTCGGAGTAAAGGTAACATATTTTTCTCCTTCAATGGTTTCGGATTTTATGTCACCTTTTGTAAACATGAGGTCGCCTTGGAGAATCCCTTTTATTCCTAATTTTGGAAGATAGCGAAGGCAGACCTTGAGCTTATTGTTGAGACCTTCAGATGGATGGTTCAGGTCGATATCGTGTTCCGTATAGTTCAGCTTGGCGGTCTTGTTGAACACCCCCTTGGTGCCTACGAAGAACTTACCGTTTTCTGGATTGAGCCCACAGATCACCGCAGGGGCTCCATCGAACTTGGTAGTGACGTTGATGGGTTTCTCAGTGTGCCCTGAGAGCATGTCACGTAGACTACGGAGAAAATTGATCGCCTCACGAGCACCATCAACCCCACGATTCAACACCTGGTCTTCGAGGTGCTCTAGGTGCACATTCTTACCCTCAGAGGATTCTGTGATAAACGTTTTGAGAGACATATGAACAGCTTCCATGCTATTTGGCGATCACAAACTTACCGGATTCATCAGAACGGGACGTCGTGTAAGCGAACACCAACTGCACGAATCTGGTGGAATTCTTTTTATCTCGCTTCAACCACTTAATGAGTTCTGGAAAGACAGCATTCGTGATAAGAGAAGAACTAAGCCAGGTCCGTTCCACATCGAACTTCGTCCTGTCTTTTGACTTCATCTCGGTCATTCTTTTCGTTTTCATTTCCTTGGCAAATTCCGCTTCTCCGTCCTTGAATGTCTTGAAGAATTTCCTGGAATAGTTGGTATTGCCATCAGCAAGAGCTATGGCTTTTTCCATCACTCCTGGAGGAGCGGAGCCTTCACGCGAGACAGTCGCACCTCCTGAGGCATGTACCACTTCAGCCTTGAATGCCGGGGTGGCGGGGTCGTGCCGAATATAAATAAAACTCCTGGGACTTGCGGGATCGTAACGAATACTCAGGTAACGAGCCTGTTTTCCATTTTTTACATAAGGCTCCCACTTCTCAACACTGAGAAATTGGAACTTCTCCATATCCTCCAGTTCTTTCTTTCTGTCGAAATTCACCTTTTTAATGGTGACGGTGCCGGGCTGTTGTTTCAACGAGAGGGGCAACAGGTCGCCCGAATCAATTAACGAACTCACAAGACCATTCAACACGGTGAATGTCATGGATTTATTCTGATTCACCCGCAATAACTCTTTGATGTCTCGCTTGGCTTTTTCCGAGGCAAAGTAAATATCAGCAGGACACCACTTATTCAAATTCGTAAAAATAGTTTTGTGAGCAGCGTTGGGTAAGGCATTAAGTTTCTTCTGTGTGCCATTGGCAATCGAGAACAACGCAGAGATATTACCCATCACCTCTTTATCACCACGAGAGTAGAACAAATCAGACCAATTCGGTGATTTGATTCGCGCAAATTTTGTACTGATCGCGTCCACTTCTTCTATGACTTTTTTAGCAATCTGGACAGAAGATTTATACCAGTCGTTGTCGCGGTGAAACAATGCTTCAATTTCTTTCAGCGAGTCACCGGGCGCATCCACTCGCGTCTTGAGCACTGTGCTGACCGTGAGTGAGGGATGTTTTGAATCCCAGGCTTCTTTGAACTTGGTATATGTGTCGTTCACTTTCAAGTCAAATATCGTTTCAACCTTGGCGACACCCAAGTAATCTGCCATCGCGCAGAACAATGCTTGTGCTGTTTCCTGTAGATCGGCTTGCTTGGACATTTTTCCCTCCAGGTGATAATGTATTTATATTCCCGTTATAACACGGACCTGGGGCAATGTCAAGCTGTATTTCACCTTCTTTTTGAGGAACCTCTTGTAACATAGGTCATCAGGCGCAAAGACCGTTCGGTACCTGGTGAGGATATCTGGTTGCTCCCCATAGTGCTCCTCAAGGGCCGCAGTGAACCCATAGGCGTCGATCTCGTTGGTGGCCCCATAGTACCTTCGGTTTCTCTCAGTGACAGGGTCCGCATAGCGGTCATGGAGAGGTCGTGGGCACCCAGTAGCTTTATAATTCTGGAGCATGTGGATGCGCTCGTGAGCAATGGTCGCAAACACATCGAACAGGATGCGGTGCCTGAGGGTACCCATAAATCGAATTTTTTTCTGGGGGTCCTGTGAGTAATTACTGAGTGTCACGAAACACACTGAGCGACCCTGGTAGTCAGGATCGAAGTGACCCGTGACACACAACAGATTATCAGCGGGCACCGTTGAGTACCGAGATTCGGTGTATTGGATGGGCAAAATGTTACCGAGGAACCGTATCCAGGGGTATGGTCTGAATGATGCTCTCAGTGGCCTCAGGATTTGTTTGAGAGACAACGTTCGCTCAGGTGTCTGATAGACGAGGTTGTAAATTTTTGTGAGTTTCATATGTAATGCAGGTATCCCGATACGATATACTTTGGACCACTGACAACCTTGCAACCCCAGTGAGGGTGCGTCCACAATGGAGGGAATATCAGGAGCCTGCCGGTAACAGCAGGAATTGTAACCGATGCGTTACCTTGTGTCTTGCCGAATTCAGTTTCACCACCCTTCTCCACCGTATTCAGGTAAAACAAAAACGACACGAAACGACGAGCAGATGCGTAGCTTCCAACATCGGTGTGCAGCGCAAATTCGTCGCGCCCATTGGGTAGGTAGCGTTTCATGCGGAAGGCCTCGTAGCCGAACTGTTTGGGGTACTGAGTCTCACGGAGACCTTGAACGGTCTGGTAGACCTTCCAGGCTTCTTGCAGGTATGCGAGGAGTCTTAGGTGCTCATCAGGCCAATTCTGTGAAATGTTGACCTCGATGAAGTGCCTGATACCAGCATAGAAAGTTTCGACCTGTTCGTTAGGCTCATTGCGCTCAAATTTCTCAATAAGGGTATGACAAAAGTTTCTTGGAAGCACCTCATCAAATACCGCGACATAAGGGTACCCAGCATGATACGCAGTGACACCGAGGTTGAATTCATCTTTCATATTAAATTTTGAACCCCCTAAAGTCTCGTTTCTTGTGCTCGAATGGTTTTCTCACTTCTTCATCTTCCTCATTCTTAACCTGGCCGGCATCAGTCAAATTCGTCTGAGCACTCGCAGCGATATCGTATAATCTCATTTTTGATTTGTCCACACCCACTACAAATCTCTTATTTGTAGCCTTATCCATGTAACGATTTTTTAACTGCTTGACCATAAACTGATTCAGGGCTTCCAATTCATCATTACTAATAATAGCAGCCATAAAATCGGCTGTTGCCGGTAACCCAAAGGACTCTGAGGTGTCCGTCAGTTCCAGGTCACTCGAATCGAATCCCTGGCGAGTCGTTTGGGTCGCTGAAATCACAGGAACCTTGTATTCGACTGCGAGACCTCTCAGTTCTTCCGCAATGGCTTTGATGTAGGTATAAGAATTCACATTGCCACCTGGACGAATCCTAGAGGAAGCACAGATATTCAAGTAATCAATGAAAATCAAATCGGGACGAAACGATTTCTTGAGTTGCAATTCATTCAGCAGCGCGGCAAAATGAAGTGTCGATGCAGAAGCGGTCGGATATTCCTTAATGATTAGTTTGCCACAGGTCTTGGACTTGAGAATCGCAAATCGCTTCTCATAATCCTCTTTCGCAATCTTCTCCAGGGTGTTGATATCCACATTGAGCAGGTTCGCATCAATGCGTTCAGCAATTTTCTCCTCAGCCATTTCCATGGTGATATACAAAACATTGTAACCTCGACTAAGTGCTGAGGCTGCCATGTGCCCCATGACCAAAGTTTTACCAACTCCAACTCCAGCCAGGAAAATGTTGAGAGTCTTGAGAGAGAATCCACCACGAGTAATCCTGTTGAAATAATCTAGATCAAACGGAATCTTCTTCTCGGTATGGTGGTAAAACTCGTACCGAGAATCTGACTGCGTCATGTAATCATGACCCACATGATTATCAAATGTCACGGATAACGCTTTGGTGAGGAGGTCGGGTATCGATCCCTTTGATTTCTTGCCCGTCTTGTCGTCCATGATCGACACCGCTTCAAGTACCGAATTGTAGAGCGCGGAGTCCTGACAGAACCGTTCGGTCTGAGCAATGAGCCAGGGAATATCAGTGGGTTCTTGTTTGTCGGCGTGTAGCTGCTGCAATAATGAGACGGCTTGCTGGACCTGTTCCTCTTTGAGGTTGTGAAGCTCGGTGATCGTGATAACCAACGCTTCATGGGTAGGCAGGTTGTGGTAGGTATCAATGAACTTGGCGATCTGCTCGTAGATCAGTTGCTCGGTGTGCTCTTTGAAATACTCCGTCTTGAGAAAGGGCAAGACTTTGCGAGCGTATTCCTCGTGGTAGATCAGGTTCTTGAGGATTGCCGACTCCAAACGGATCATTCGCTGTCCTTCATGGTCACTGACTCTAATTTATGCTGCTCATTCATAATGATTGTGGTAAGCACGTCACCCAGGTAATTTGTGAACTCTTTCGAATTCACAAGGTCTTTATATGGTCGACCTGCGGTTTCATAGAGCGTGTATTGAAACGCAAGGCCCATCACACCGTCGTCGAGTGGTTGAGGTTTCACCCAGCCATAATAATAAATGATACCCTGATAGGGTTCTAGGAGTAGCTTCACCGCACTGATAGGTTCGTCGAGGGTGATATCGACAAACACATAGTCAATACCCTCTTGTGGGAGAACCTTAGGTGTTGTCACTCCCCAAAATTTGGCCGTAAGCCATTTCAAAACGCTTTCGAATATACGCATCAAATTCCTCATTGGCTAGAATGTCCTTCCAAAACTCTTCGGTCTTGGTGTCTACCTCGCGCACCTTGGTCTTGGCACCCGGCTTCGCGTACCATCCAGGCAATGGCTTGAGCACGAACCCACCCTCTAGAGCAATCTCTAGGAGACCAGAATACTGTTCGATACCCTTCTCGAATGACACGGAGATGGGCAACTTTGATTTCTCTTTCACGAATCGTGATTTCTCCACATTGATAATGAAGTTGAATCCAGCGACCGCGTTGTCTACCTTTTCCTGTTGGCGACCCACAATCCAGATGGTATCGGCAGCATACGTCATACCCGTACCACCACTTGCGATAGCCTTAGGGAACATACCAATTTCCATGTAGGTGTGATTCACCACAACCAATGGGATATCCTTGATTCTCAGGTGTGGGGTGATCATACGAAACAACGACTTGATCGCCTTTGCCCTTGTCATGTCGGCCACCGACTTACCTTCAAGGGTATCTTCCACTTCTTTGAGTGAGGCCAATTGTCCGATAGAGTCAATGACGATCATCAGGTGGTCTCCGCGTTTCATCTCAACCAACTGTTTCATGATGTCTTGCTTGAGTTGTTCGACGTCGGTGATGGGGGTGTGGAAGACCTTCTTCATGTCGATCCCGAAGGTCTGGAAGTAGGAACCTGGGGTACCAAACTCGGCATCATAAAATAAAATTGCGCCATCTTGGTACTGCTTGAGGAATGCTCGCATCAAGAGCAACGCAATACCCGTTTTGAAATGTTTGGAGGGTCCAGCAATCTCTGTGACACCCGAAGTCAAACCACCCTTTAGGGTACCGGAGAGGGCGATGTTGATGACTGGAACCTCGGTGAGAATGAGTTGGCGCTCACCGAATACCTCTGATTCGTCAAGGACACTAGCGATTTCTATGCTGCTGGTTTTTTTGATTCGATCCATCAAGCTCATATTCTAGATTCCTTTGAGAGTATTAACCAACGCGGAGAAAATAATGTCCTTTCCGCGCTCTACGTCTGACAATTCGCTGTAGGGTCTCAAGTTTGGATGCTCTTTTTTCTTCACGTCCTTAACAGGACCCACCTTCCACTTATTTTCTAGCTTGATTTTGACCCATTGCTTGTGCGATGCTTCGGGGCTGGCATCAGGATTCGCCAGGTGAAATTCGACACCGTTGACAATCGAATCCTTGATTTCTTGGGGCACATACTTCCATGCTGGTTGCGAGTAGTCGCCAAACGCATGGCAATACGCTCGGTTATTCTCGTGACAGATTTCCGCAATTTCTTCGTATGTGAATTTCATCATTGATCCTTTCGATTATAGCACAGTTGATGAGTAAAGTCAACCCTCGGTGAGAGTCGAAGTTGACAGAAAATAAACTCCACTACTCAGGTGACCATGGCAATTCCAGGTCGGGCAGTACCAGGATAGGTACTTGCTCTTGAAACCTTCGAGAGGTCTCGCGTAGAGTAACTGGTCACTGTCACACTCGATACCACAGCGGTTACAGAGTACCCTACCCTTATAGTCCAGTTTGGGCATATCGACAATTTTGAAACCATCCTTTACAGGAGTCATGAGAAGAACCTCCGTTGCTAAATAGATCATTATGACAAACTAAAGAAGCTGCTATCCAAAAAAATCATCTAGTGTAGATTTCTTCTCGGCTGACCACCCAATACATTTCAAGACAATATTGAGGGGATCAAGGAAGGCCTTGGTGAACATGAGGTCATAGTCCACACAGGTTTCCAGGTGGAATTCTTTGGGTACGCGCACCAGGAACGACATAACTGATTCTCGAAAAATATTGGGTTCCTTGAGGTACACAAATTTCAGTTTTTCACCCGAACGCAGGGTTTCATATTGCGTATCAAGTTTCATTTGTTTCAAAAACCTATTATACACGAGCGCACCCTTGACGTGGATGGGTGTACGGTTTTCATAAATTTGTCGGTCGGCTGTTGACGAATCATCGAACGACAACGCACTGGTTGAATCATTGCATTCATCACTGTCACATTTTTCTAGGTCATTCATACCACGAGGGAATGCGATGTCAGCAATGGGGAGGGTCTTGAATGACACACGAAATTTTTCAATATGTTCGATGAGTTCATTTTCGGTACCATTCATGATGATCGTCAATGCCTCTTTGATCTTCTCTCGGCAGGCGCCAGGTGTCGAAGATTTGATCGCCTCCAGACCGTGAATGACCATCTTGGGTTTTTTATACCGAACACCCTCTGAATCCCACACGTTCAGGATATAGCGTTTCTTGGCTGTCCAGATGCCTTTGTTCGCCAGAGATTCACGCTTCATACGCATCTTCTGGGCATACGCATGGGTGTATTTAGCAAGCTCCGTATAGTTCATTTCGATGAAACCTTTGATTTTTTCCTTGAACACTTTATCAAGAAAGTCAATGACTTTTTGGGTATCTGTGGTGTCCTTAAACACACGACACACTAGCGGTGCGAGATGTAGGTATACCGAGTCCGTATCACTGGCAATCACATAGTCCACCTCGGTAGTTTTCAAAAGGGTATTGAGGAACCCATTCAGTCTGTTTCCAATCCAGCGGATACCCAACTGACCTGCTAGTGTGACACCCTCGGCAATACGGATATCAAAGAACCTGAAGTATTCAGAACCTAACCCAGCGCCCCGTAAGCAGAGTTGAGTCCTACTTTCTTCGCTAATTGGAGATTCCTATAGCGTGAAATTTCAAACTCTTTCTCCTTACGAAGGCGCTGGAGTTCCTTATCTGATATAGAAGTTAAATCTTTTTGCACATCCACCCCTTTGATCGACCTTTCTTCACTGGCCTTTTACGACGAATAGTGTCCCATATTGATACGTAAGTTAGGCCTCGGTCGATGCAAAATTTTTCCAATTGGTCAGTATGAAAAATCTCTCCACCAGGAGATAATATTTCAAATTTTGTGCGATTAGCATACAAAATTTTCTCTCGAATTACAGGATTATTCCACATTTTTCTATTGTTTTCTGATATAAGTTTACGAGTGTATGCGCTTCTTATGACGCCAACATTGTTGGCTTTAGAAAGATTATCCAAAGAAATTTTCAAATACTTTGGGCGATTTTTTGCCCAATTAGATTTTATCGCAACGGACACCGCTTTCTTTGCATTTTGTTGATGCATGGGGTTGCCCAAACCTAGATTCGTTCCACTTTCATTCACAAAATTCCATCCACCAGAACCTCCCACATTTACATTATAACTTCTTTCATCTTTCCTGGCAACTTCTACCAATTCCCTTTCCCGCTCATACATTATATCTCTAGTGTCGCAGAACTCTATAATGAATTTTGTAAAATTTCTCTTACCATATTTCTTTATTGCACGCCTAAGTATTGTACCCGACCCCAAATAAGAATCGTATGGGTTACAGGTCTCGTGGGAACCAATATAATACTTTCCATTATGACGGTTAACCGTCTTATAAATCAAATAATACATATGAAATTCTCCCTTCCCAACGCACTATTTAGGAAAGTTAGTTCCTCGCCGCATCATTTCCCCCTTAATCTCCTCAAGTTCTAGTTCTAATTCGAGTTGCTTATTTTTGTAGTGTACCCTAGCGGCATACATGGTATCCATAATCTCAGAAAGAAATCCAACCCGAGTGGTATCAAAAAATTGTCCATTGGGGGTCAGCGTACACCCTTCAAGACCATCAAGGGTGATCTTTTGCTGGAGCAAAGCGTTTACGGATACCCCCTGTTCCAACACCGCTTTCATAGCAGGTGTATAGTTCTTGGGGTCGATCAATGTTTCGGGTGACAAGTTATATTGCATAATCAAATGGGGGTACAAGCTATCCAAGTCCAGACTCATCAACCACTCAAAGAGACCTGTCTGTGGGTCCTTGACATACGCACCCTCATACGCTTCGTCTTTTTCCTCTCCCTTTTTGGGAGGTATCACAATATACTTTCGGTTCAGGTGATTGTAGGTGATCGCATCCCACATACGTACCTGAAAAAACGCATCTTCATAGTTCGTCTTGTTGTCGTAGGCAAGCAAGACAGCCATATCAACAAGGCGTCCCTTGGCATTGAGCATTTCCACTAACTCGACGTCATGAATGTTATACTCAATAAATTTTTGAAAATTGTCTCGATAAAGGTTGTGAAGTGTTTCATGTTCTTCATAGTTGACTTTGCGTTCACCCAATTCCACATGAGCGATGTAGTCTAACTTGTAGGATTCTTGGTTCGACTTGGGGGCATACTTGTTGTAGAGTTGAAAATAGTCAAGAGTGGAAATACCCAAAAGTTGGTACGTAGTAATTGGTTTCCCGAACTTTGATTTTTCTTCACGACGGTTCACCTTCCCCCATGGTGACAACCACTGAGCTTGATCCTCACCTAACAACATGATGATACGTCCGACGAGGTAGGGAATATCGAAGGTCTTGACACTCCACCCAGTAATGATATCAGGGGCTCTGTCGCGCCACAGTGACATAAAGCGGGTTACAAGGTTACACTCATCGACACACTGATACCAGGTGATATCGGGACGGTGAGGGGTATACTGATTGCAGCCAAACACATGATACTGGGGGTCGTTGGAAAATTTGATAGTGACAGCAGTGATGGGATTCAGGCAGGTATCGACGTCTGGCATTCGGTACTCAGTATCGACTTCGATATCGATGTACGCGGTCACCACATGGGCAAGGTCCCATTCCATAATTTCTTCGGGGTGCTGTTCTGCAATGAAAGCCGTCGCAAAGTTTTGCTGTCCGTAGATCGTGAACCCTTTAACGTCCTTGTACCGTTTGATGAAATCTTTGGCGTCGTAGATCGACGTGAACTTCATTGGTTCAACAGGGTTACCTTGCAGGTCTTTCCAGGTGACTGTGGTGTTGGGGGTCTTTGAAGGCACAAAGAGCGTCGGGGCATAGGAGAGTTTCCGCTGCACCCGACGACCGTTTTCGATACCACGATAGTAGACGTGGTTTCCGCTCACCGAGACATTGGTGTAGAAAGGCTTGGACATGGACTATGATAACACATTCACTGAGAATTGTCAACCGTTAATCCCAGGAGGTAGCACGAGACCAGAGAACAGGGTCTTGTAGTGATTGAGCAAATCCTGTACCGGTGTGACCACTGTCAGGATGTCGGTCACATGCAGTGGGATACCAGTTTTGTATTCTTCGACATACTCCAGAAACGATCCGAAACCAATCTGCGCCTGATGTTGACCAGGGGTCTTGTTAGGTACCATTACCACACTGACCGGATTGACAACCAGAACTTTACCTTGGCTATGGATCGATGCGTCACCTGCGTCGGTACTCACGATCTCACCCATAATTTGAAGCCCATTGTTGAGCACAATTAACTTGATATCCCCCATGATGTTCACTCCTTCGTAATGTTAAGAAACGGTATCATATCCGGCTTCACCCAGCCGGCGGGTTTCAAAATTTTTCCATCAGCACGGCGTTTCAATTGCCCAGTGGTAGGATCAACTTGTATCTTCGCCATGTTCGCTTTCGTCAATTCTTGCCAGGCACCATCAACGTCCCATCCACGAGTGATACAGTAACCATATAATACCCAGATAAGATCGGAGGCCTCTTGCAATTTATTGTCATCGGTCTTGGCAGCGAGAAATTCTTTATATTCCTCTCCAATCAATTTCTCATACAATACAGGGTCTCGGGCACCACTGATCTCAACAAAGTTTTTTACATCATGATACGGATGCATCACTATTCCTTTTCTTATTCATGGTTGTAATCCTAATAGATATGTTGTTTTTCCATTCACCTTCACCGCTGTCAGACACTCTTTTTTCTGCTGTCCGACCACATATGCTCCGTGCACCCATCCAGAGTTTGGTTGACCTGGAGTATAAAATTCCAAAATAATTTGTTGATACTCAGGGAGATTGTCTCGACACCATTCGGCGACTACTACGTTCGAAACCCCATCCACCTCAAAGTCTGCTGCTTGCCCCGTGCAGTGCCTAGATAACCTAGTGAGTGTGGTCGTCATAGGGTTTATGGACATGTTCAGTGCGAGTGACCGGTACCCAGAATTGATTCGGACCACTCCGAACTTTGCGCGAACTGGCTCTAGTATATGGTGACAGACCAGCACAAGATTCTTCAAGTGCTCTTCTGTTGGAAGATTGTCTATACCCAGTCTCAGTGCGGTATCAGATCGTGTCAGTTCCCTCAATGAAAAATGCGGGCTTAGTTGGCTCATGTCCAAAGACCTCCCCTAATCTTAACCAGTTGCGTCAACATTCTTGTATCTTCCTCAATATATTTATCCTCAATTTCTCCAGCTTGTTTCAAAAATGCCGAATATTCTGGCGAAAAATCGAGGTAGTGACCTGGTTCCATATTCCTTCGTTCTTCTGTGAACTGTTCACCACCATCGAATGGTTCGACTCGCGCCGGTCTCTCGTGTTTCCAGAAACGATAGAGTTCGAATACATCACAACCGAACTGAGCTTGCCCCGGGTGATCGGTCAGCTTCATACACCATCTCAGATAATGGAGACCACGGCGAGCGTTGCGAAGTGGTGGAAGAAGGTAGTGAAACACTGGAAGGTCTTGAATTACTCGATAAACTTTTTGACTAAAGGTCTCGAAATGTGAATGTGGTTGATTGAAATAATGATTCCCGCACTCAGTTTCCACAAAGTCCACCAACACTTGAAACATGGCATACAACAACACGGTATCTGCATCGCGGTACCGACCACGAGGACAGTCGGGGTGCTTGATGATCACTCGGTCACTGGGGCAGACCCAACGATTGTGAAGGTAGATCAAGGGAGCATTGAGAACACGTCGAGCCCGTGTCAGTTCTGAACCAAACCGAAACTTAAAATCCTTGATGGTCATACAAATCTCTTTTCAACATCTCGATAAAATCGTTCAATGAAACATAGGGCAGAAGCGAGTTCTATATCAGAACACTTATAGTGGTTCTGAATATCCTCAGGCCTCATACCTTTGAGACCGAGGTAGGGCCAATCCGTGCAGAGGTTGTTGTGCCACAGCGCCAATTTTTGAGAAGTCTTGGATGGACCTGAGCCACTTGAGTAGGTGTCATCATGGTAGAATGCGTACCAAGCGGATTCTGATGAGTATTTGGAGTAATGGCAACCAGGTTTTATTGAGTAGTGCATTGACATAATAACCTTTATAATAAAAATTGAGTTATCCCTACACGTTTCCTAACGTGACCTTGCGACCTCGACGTCTAATCCGAAATGAACAAGACTATTCCAAGCGCCCAAAAGCATTTCCGAACTTGAGGTTTCATAAGGTCATCTTCGGAAGTTCTTCATCCACTCGCCTACGGCTCGTGCTACGCTTCATCGGTGGGTTTGAAGTTAAGGTTTTCGGGCAAAACTATGCTGAGGCAGCGAGGAATGCCGTGGGCATGTCGAACGACTCAACTTCCGAAGAAGAAAGGGGAGGAACCGCTTGACTCCCTTTGACGAGCGAACTGAAGGTCGCAAGCACTGGGACCGTTCGACCAGTCCATCAGCACCATGTGGCTTGTTAATGCCACTCTTGATCCTCTATAGGACCTTTAGAAAACTTAGTGAGGTCTATCCGTCACCCGAAACTGTTTATGTGATATAGAGCGAACTTGTATTAAATGAACTTATATGCTTTGTGTGGTTGGTAGCGTTTTCCTACCCATGGTATACTTGGTCACGAGCGTCCAATCTGCTTTCTCTTTATGTGCGATGATCTTGATCTGTGCCAACGGTGCTGACGCGCCCAAGGTCCCTGGGTGGAGGATACTGCAGAGTTTCCATTCAGCCAGGAGTCCTGCAATCGCATTGCGCCGTGCAAGGTCGTTTTCGGTAATGTCTGTGGGTTTGCCGTCAAGAAGGAATAGTTCTTTGAAATGGAGCACAACGTAGCGACCGCGTTTGTGGAGGATGTGGCATGACTGGTAGAGAATCTTCTCTTTGCGTGACGAGACGCCGATCCTGGATAGGGTTTCACGGATTTTGAGAAAATCCTCTGGTGTCGTGAGGGCAATCTCGACCCCGACGCCATTGAAAATGTCTTCCATGCGTTCAACTCGCTTTCTCTCATAGTGGTGACATATCGCATGGCTATTTATACTTTCTGCTTCCTGTGTCCAGCGCGGCCGCCGGGATCAGTTTTTTCGCTGATTTCTTGGAGTTGTTCGGGTGTAAGCAACTCAAGTGCCTCATAGGCTCTCTTGTCCGAATACCCATAGAATAGCTTGATATCATCGATCACGTCGTCGCTGGCCGCTTTGAACCACTTGTGAAACGGTCGCTTGCGGGACCGGACGGTGCCCAGGAGGTAGTGATATTGGAGTTTCTTGTCACAATGGGCCCGCGTGTTCATTTCGTTGGCCTGCATCAGACTGTCCATTTCATAGGACAAGGTACGATTCACGACGAACGGGACATATTCCTTCTCCGACAAGTCATCGGTCATCAGGTCTTGTTTACCGGTATTGATTTGACGAACAAAGTCAAAGGGTGTCATCCGATTTCCTCACACCAATAGTGCTTACAATGTTTTCTCTTACCTTTGGCTACATGAGTCATGTTTTGAATTGGAAGATTGTGCTCTCTGCAGAATTGTGTGAGATTTCGTATTACCATAACCAAACCAGATGGACAAATCACTTTATAATTGCGAGCCATTTTATCTATTTCTTTTTTACCTTGTTCCGAATCCCATCTTTTTCTGGAAGCACTTTTTAGGGCATTTTTATGATCTTGTGATTTCGGAATTCCTTTTATGAGTAGTCCCGATCTGCTACCGTTCAAACGCTGCTTCTCAGCGAGAATACTTTCTGTACCAATTCCACCAGTCAGCCCCTTCCAAGCCAGCCTATCTTCCCACCTACCATATTGCTCATACAGGAATTGGTGAACCTGAGCATGTTGCTCTATTGTGAGAACAACAACATTGTCGGGAGCGTTCAATTCTTTATCAGCCCTTGTAGCCTTTGGATTGAACCTTTTCTTCCATTCATGAAGGGGGATAATATGATGTTTCACTATACGAACTCACACTGTAGTATCAATTCGACTAAACATGCCATTGTATTTATCTCCTGGTCGACCACGAAGGCTGATTTATACCCATAATCTGCTAGGAGCAAAACCACCTGAGGTATAGATTCTGGCTTCAGGATTTCATACATACCATCATAAATTTTCCTGAATAACACCGTCGGTTCTATGGTATGACTCCCCACCCATTTTCTCAGTGAACCAAAATCCTTGACCTTGAGGTACCCAACAACCTCTGTGATGTCTACGTCACCGATATGGCTCAGGATACCAACATCGATCTTGCCGAACTTTGAGTATCGTTGTAATTCATTCAAAACCCGTCGAAAATCTGGAAAATACTTAGTGACCAGTTCCGCAAGAACTTTCTGGTCATATTCAATGGTTTCAGTTTTGAGAATCGCTTGGACCCTGGTGAAGAATGCCGCAGCCATCTTTTGTTTCTCGGTGCCCTTGAGGGTAAACTCCACAACGGCACACCGAGAGTGCAGTGGTTCGATGAGTCGGTTTTTGTGGTTGGCTGTGAAGATAAACGAACAGTTACCTGCAAATTCTTCCATGGCACCACGCAACGCTGGTTGAGTAGAGTTGGGATTCAGGTAATCACTTTCATCGATGATGATGACTTTGCGACCTCCGGTCATCGACAGTGAGGACGCATAGTTTTTTATTTTGGTTCTAAACGTGTCGATGCCCGATTCATCACTACCGTTGATGACTAGATAATCGCACCCGATTTCGTTGCAGAGCGCCTTGGCGATAGTAGTCTTGCCAACACCTGCGGTGCCCGCTAGCAACAGGTTCGGGATAGTCTTGGTCTTGACGTATTCCCTGAACGGAACCTTGAGTCGGTCCGGCAGAATACAGTCCTCAACGGTGAGGGGTCGATAGCGTTCGGTCCACAGGGCATGTCTAAGATTGGGTTCCAATTGTCTATCCTCTTGTTTCTATGTGACAAAACCACCCCCACAGGGGCCAGAAAGGGCTCAGGAGGGCGGTTTATCGGTGATAGGACTCCTACTATGCCGGGGTTACTTGGTCTGTCCTTCAATTGCTACGAAGTAGACGATCTTGCGAGCTTGATTCTGGAACTTGGCTACCCCGGTCGTGGCACTCTTGTTCGAGGCGGTCACTGCATAGGTCCCACGTAGGAACTTCCAGTTTTCGGTCTTGAACACGAATTTGACGGGGGTTCCCGTATGGGGTCCAATGTCCAGGGTATCAGTGTGTGCTGAGTCGTTGGAGGCATCCAAGGTTCGCAGCACCAGCTTGCTCCCGTCACCTACGACGGCGATATGGGGATTGGCGAGCACACTGGCAGACTTCATGACCCACTCAAGGTCTGTTTCTGTCAGTAGGAACGACAGGTCTTCTGAGGGAAGCTTGATTTCCTTGTCGGGTGGTGTCTTGATCATCGTGGAATCGCAGCAGCGATAGGTGATCTTGCTACGACCACCGTGACCTTGGATCACGAGGTTGTTGCCATCTACCGTGACCTCTGGGGTATCCTGGTACAGTGAGAGGATACTGAGAAGTTGATGCAAGTCGTACACCCCAAAGTCCGAGGATATCGTTTCGTCGATCACGGCTTCCGCAAGTACCGTTTTGAACGGGCTGATGGTTCGCAAAACATTACCACCTTTGAACCAGAGAGCGGTATTGATGGTGGAGAAATTCCTGAGCACGTTGACGGTGTTTTCGCTAAGTTTCATAAAGCCTCACAGGTGAATGATGTAACATGGTGACGACTGAATTGATTATACACTACTTCGTGCCGGTTGTCAAGAGCACCCCGGTTATTTTTTCTCGAAGGTCTGCAAGAGTACCGTCATTGTCGATGGTCACGTCAACGTGGGAGCCGATCCAATCATGTTCGCTTTGGTGGACACCAGATTTCTCCATTGTGTTGATGGCTTCTTTGTCGCCACCGTTTGCGAGCAGCGCAGTCTTGTACCACAATGGTTCGAGGCCTCGGCGCACTCGAATCACCAAGCCACCTGCGTTGTGGACTGCAGCAACCTCGTTCTTGAATCGGACGTCGGTGACCACAACGTTTTTGCCTTGGCTACGATTGAGCAATGAGATGACCCAGAGGTCTGGGTGAAACACGTTGCGCCCTGCTTCGGTACCCATGAGTTGTAGAGCCAGTCTCGGTGTAAAGGGGTACCCGAATTGTTTGGACCAGAACTCACAGGGTTGTTCGCGCCACTGTCGAGACTCGTGTGTGTTACCTTCAAGCTTCTGTCGGTCCCATCCAAAGATGGCCGTCACTGCGTCTTTGAGAGGCTTCGCAAAGGAATCCTGAGTGTACCCAAAATCATTGCTGAGAATGTCACCGACACTTCCTTTGCCCGACCCTATAAACCCAACCAAACCAATGAACATGATATAATCTCCCTTTATCCTTTTTTGTATTTTCCTCTCGGATGACTATTTGATGTTGCTCTCTTTTGAATGGTTTTCTGTGATTGTTTCTTGCCTGTTAAAGACCTTGATATTTTATCTCTGGTTTCTTGATTCGAAGTTTTTCCTTTGTTCCAAGGGGCATCACCTTTTCTAAATGCTTGTTTGAGGGATAAAATCTTTTTCTTGTGTTCCTCTGATTTTGGTTTTCCTTTTAGCGACAGACCCCCAAGTCTCCCATTTATTTTTGCTATGATACTATAAATCTCTTCTCGCCCTATTTTAGCAGATAATCCCTTCCACGCACACCAATCCTGGTATCGACCGTATTGTTTCCAGAGCAACCGATGTTCTTCTGCATGTTCCGCAATGGTTACTTCCTTGATATTCGAGAGATCATCTGACCCTCCCGCATGAACAGGAATTATGTGGTGTTTATGGATCACGAGAACCTTTCAGTGACATGAATTTGGAGCAAACCCACCACCAAATAATTGAACGAGTACCAGACGACGTTGGGTATCTTGAATGGTGTTGTGTGCGAAGCCACCTAGTGTTCTTGACGCGAGGGTCATCCATTCCTCATAGAGCGCACAGATACCATCGTTGACTGACGGAGCCTTCTCCTCAGTGACCGACACTTGGGGGGAGAGAGGAACCACAGGAATGTTTCGTGTGGGGATGACCGAGAGTTCTGGTAGTGTCACCGCGGAGCAACCCCGTTGGTTCTTGTTGGTGTATGTTATGCTACCGTCTGTTGCGGTACACACTTGGATAGTTTCCGATGCAAATGTGGTGACCACGAGTGCGAGAATGAGGCCCAGTAAGAGACCACCGAGAAGGTATGTGAAGAATCTCATGTTACAGACTCCCTGTGAGATCGGCGATCTTCGCCATGTTACCGGTGAAGGCGTATGTCCCTACATGCTGCGTCTGGACCCATGGGCACAACCAGATGTGTCCACCAATCGCGCGGTACCACTGACAGAACATGTAGTCCTCTGAGAGGTACCGTTCGCTCTGTGGGTCGATCACTGTATCAAAATATGCGTGTATGTATCGAGTGCCGTCAAAGTTTTTTTGTCCAACATGGTCTGGCCGGTATTTGAGTTGCGGATAGGCCTCAGCAAACTTCGCAAATACCTCGCGCTTGACGAGCATGTAGCCTGTACCGATTTCCATGACCTCCAGAGGCTCCGAGACCTGAAATTTTTCAGTACCCTTGACCACATTGAACACATAGTCACCCACGACGTTCTCAAGTTCCTTGGGGTCAAGCTCTGGGTGATTGCGAGCAGCCTTAGCGATGTTGTGCCAGTTCAAGGCTTTTTTGGGGTATGGGGCACCGATCACGTCCTTGTCCAGCGCGAGCATGGCAATAATATCTTGAGGGTTGAAGTGAATGTCAGCATCGAGAAACAAGAGGTGGGTGAAGTCGGTTCTGAGAAATTCGTCGACGAGGTAATTGCGGGCCCTGGTGATGAGTGATTCGTTGAAAATGAAGGAGAACCTGGAGGGGATTCCGTATTGCTGAAAAATGGTCTGGAGGTCCAGACAACTTTTCATATACATACCGCAGCATTGTCCACCATACATCGGTGTTGCGATGAAGATTTTGTTCTTGTGTAGAACTTCGATGTCAATTTTTATTTCCACTTCAAACCCTCCCTATAATAAAGTCATACTCTTATGTAGTCATCTTGTCAAACATGGGAATGAGCACAACCTGAACACCAGCTTCATGGTAGAGTGTTTGGCTCAGGGTGATGGAGTCTAGCCAACGGGGATTATGGCTTACAGGGGCCACGACTCGTTTGACGCCTGCGTTGATGATGATAGAGGTGCAACTAGAGCACGAAAGAAACGGCCACAGGTAGAGAGTGGTATCTTCGAGGGGTTGTGTGGCAAAGATCAGCGCATTGATTTCCGCATGGACGACTATGGAATACTTGACGTCACGGTTGTTGAGTCGTTCATCGGTATCCTTGACCCCACGAGGGAACCCATTATACCCTAGACTGAGTACCCGGTTCTTTCTATCGACCACGACAGCACCGACTTGGGTGCTTGGGTCTTTGCTCCACAGAGAAACGTGTTTGGCGAGTTCAATGAACCTGAGGTCCCATTTTCGATAATCCACAGTGCCTCCAAGACCGGACGAAAGCGGAGGACCCCGTAAAGAGGACCTCCGCTGTATTGCAGAGCGAAACGTTCTGGAATTAGAACGCGCTCTGGTTTGTCTGAAGTGCTTCAGGACCCTTGGCGACCACACCATTCATTTCGCACTTGGCGATGAATGATTTGGAAGGACGGCCGAGGCGGTACTCATAACCCTTGGCGCCGTGGGTGCACTTATTGGTGTAGATTGAGTAGCCTTCTTGCCGAAGCTGGGCGATGCGGGCAGACACGTTCTGGATACCAAAACGGGCGCGAGCTTGCTTGACGCTGAGGGTGTTGTACCCTGTGGTCTTGGACAAGAATGCGAGAATGCGTGACTTTGCTGAAACATGACTCATAGGAACACCTCACTATAATTGGGACGAAAAAGAGGTCGCCCCATTCCCTGTGCTGGCTCACAAAGAACCTCGCACGATTGAGGACTATGATAACATAATTTCGGTGGATTGTCAAGAACTATTTCGCTACCAAGATACTCAGTGGTAGTAATACCATGACCCGTTGGCATTTTGATCGTTGTCGGTTTAGACAGTGACAGGCTCTTGTGTTGTATTCTCCGATCCGTCTTGAGTGCCTTCACCTGCCATAGTATTTTGTATAACTATGCTCGAATCGACCTTTGAATATAAATCTATGAAACTTTTTTTTGTTTCTTCGTCAAAGCGGTTTAGACAATACCGAATTGCCTTGAGTCTGTCACCACCGAAGATCGGATACGCTCTGGCAATGTGAACGAGTCGTCTAGTGGAAATCACTTCACTTGACGCACCCTCCTCATCGTAGGCTTTGCGAATTGTAGAAGCCCAGATCACGAGGTGATTGGCAAACTCATCATCGCCCCGACCCGCGGCTTCCAGTTCTTTCTTGATAATTTTCCGCTCAACCACCTGAGGTGCCCACTCTTGCTCGAAGGTGATGGGAAATCGCTCAAGGAAGGCCTCGTTGAGCACGTTGGTGAACATGTAGCGACCATCCTCAGAACCTTTTCCTTTGGTGTTAGCGGTCGCAATAATCTGGAATCCAGGCGCCGGAGTGACAATCTCACCCTTCTTTTTCAGTAAGAATGGCTTCCCTTCCAAGACTCTCTGGAGGCACGAAAGGTTCTGGGCTCCGTAGTCAATCTCGTCGATGCACAAGACAGCCCCACGGCGAGCGGCCGTTGTCACGGCACCGTCACGCCAGACCATCTGATTATCGAGAAGAATGTAGTTTCCGAGAAGGTCACCCTCATCGGTCTCAGGGGTCATGGAAACGCAAACATACTCGCGCCCCAGTAGGGCGCAAACTTGCTCCACGGACATAGACTTCCCATTACCAGAAGGGCCCGTGATGAACACAGGGTAGAATTGGCGAGAAACGATGATAGACTTGAGGTCCTCAAAGTTGCCAAAGGGTACATAATTTTTATACTTGATGGGAACAATACCCTGGTCCTCAAGGTCGGTCACGACGGAGATAACCCGGGGTTTCGGTTTGCCCGTGAGGGGTTGAAAGGCCACCACTTCTTCTTCCACAATTTTCGGTTCGAGGGCAGGGGCACTGAATTTCGATGAGACTGGCACAGCCCCATTCGGCACGAGAAACTGACCACGCCCCGCTCGGTTCGCGGTGTCCTTGGTAAACCACTGAGGTTCCTTGAGGTCGTTCGCTTCGCACAGGTCCAGTAATTCCTTGGTGGTCACGGTCGCTTTTCCGGTCGCAATCAACAGGGCTAGGAACTTTTCACGGCTTTCACTTCTGGCGCTCATTATCTGTCACTCCCAATTAGTTGGTTTTCTCTGCTATCCATGATCTAATTCTATCAAACACCGAGGTCCCTGTCAAGTTCTATGAGCCACATTAGAGGTTTATAATGTCCACTTTTGAACACTCAAACGACCCCCGCAAAGGGTCCAGGAGGGTCGATTGAGTGGGCACCAATGTCCTAGCATACCCACTCTTTTTGGACCCCTTGGAGGGCATTCTAGACGCTCATCAGTTCAATGAAGCGATTGACTAAAACCCTACTCACTCGGCGCTTCTGGTGTACCTTTTTGAAGGCGGCCAGGAGGCGGAAAGGGGTCCACTTGCCCCCATGAATCACCATGGTGTCATTGCTGGTCTGCAATTCCGTTGAGCCTGGGATGAAATAGAATCGCGTATAGCCGTCAGAGTAGGATTCGAGAAATTTATGCTCGATCACTTCCTTGGCGAGCTTGTCCAGCAAGATCATTTGGTCGGCCACAGGTTGATCCAGGCGACCGCCGAACTTCATTCTGATCCCTTGTTTGTTCTGATAGAGACCCATGATTCCACGCTTGGCACTCTTGGCGGTGTTCCCGGTGATGAAGAATCCAAAGACCCCGCAATCGGCGGTCATTTGAACCCACTTCATCAGGGCAATGGTCACGCCCCGATAATCCTTGGGCACGTCCACGCGCAGGTGTTCTTTGTGGTCGATCAGGGTTACTCGCATATGCTGAGGGTCAAACCGTTTTCTCTGCCAGCTAGAATTCTGAGTAGGTCCATGCACTTCCCTGTTCCCGTCAGAATCTCCGTCATGTACCACGATGGCATTCACAATGTCCAGGCGATGAGCTTTCTTGAAGTTTCGGATCATGTCTCTCAAGGCGACCAACGCCTCATTGAGCGGCGTCGAACCCATTCGTTCGTGCTCAGGGATACCCATGCCGTCTCGTCCCTTGAATCCATTCAACAATAACAGGTGATTGGCAATCGCTTGCGTAAATTCGTGCGCGGGCATCTTCGAATTGAACATCTCCCGAAGGTCGAGGTTTCCCATGAACATCTCACCCTCTTTGGTGCTGAACGGCTTCAGGGGGTTCGGTGAATATACCTCTCGCCCAGGAAAATCGTGGCTGCGAGCAGATCCTACATTGTCACTGAAGCTATACGCCACGAACGGGATATTGACTTTTCTGCAGAAGAGTGCCATCACAAGAATCTGCTCCATGGCCCCTTTGATATGCTCGGACATCGACCCAGACTTGTCCAGGATCAATACAAGCCCATGTGACTTTCCTTTGTGGACCACCATGAGTTTTTTGAACATATTGTCTTCCAACTTATAGTTCGCAAGCTTGTTGACATTGATATCCCCAGTGTCGGAAATTTTTGCTTTCGCGTAGGACCGCGCAGCTTTCTTCATCTCGAACTCTTTGGCGAGCAATGAGATATAATCCTCGTTCTTTTTCTTGAATTCGTTCAGCAGTTGAATACCCTTGGCTCGGTATCCAGCATAGAACGACGTGAGACCCTTATTGACTACAGCAGCGGGGGCCACAAGGTCCTTGAGGTTCGGGGTCGGGATAATGACGTCCATTGGGACCACATTGCTATCCGCGACAAGATTTTGCTCCATGTTACGGAATGACTCGTCGGTTTTCGCTTTGGGAATAAATTCCTGGTCCTGAGTCGTTTCTTGCTGCCCAGCACCCTCCCCGTCGCTCTTGTTTCCGGCAGGTTTCTTGTCAGAATCCTTGGTTCGGTTTCCCTCACCCTCGTCCTTCGACTTCTTGGTGGTCTTATCGTCGGCCTTTTCTTCTTTGTCGCCATCGGCATCTTCGCCCTCGGCGTCACTATCCTGACCATCAGCTTTCTCAGAATCAGGATCTTCTTCATCAGAATCGAGGTCATCGGAACCCGTTTCATTGCGGTCCCCATCCTCAGTTTCCTCAGAATCATAATCCTCATCCCAATCAGATTCTTCTCCCTCTTCTCCATCCTCGCCCTCATCTTGATCCTGTAAAGAATCCTTGAGGTGATCGGCTAACTCTTTCTTTTTTTGCTCGCCATCTTTTTGCTCATCGACACTATGCTTGTAGAGTTTTTTCGCAAGGGCCACAACTTGATCCCAGGTCTCCAGGGTCATCATTTCATCATAGAGGGGTTGTTCTTTTTTCGAGAATCGAATATTGAGCGATGACCCGCACTTCGCAGCGAGGTTCAAGCGGTCGATCAGATACAGTTCATTGAAGTCCGAGATTGCAGACAGTCCAAAAAAGTCTTTGGCGACCAATTCCTTGTAGGCCCGGATCATTGGTTGTCGGAGCCCGGGGTAGGTTCGCTTGATCAGCTTTTCGATACGGGCATCCTCAACGACATTGAGGAAGTTCTTGAAGGCTTTCTGTGCCATCGCAGAGGCTTTTTTGTCACCCCCGGCATAGACTACAGAATCGTGCCATCCGTTCATCGGAGTGTTCTTGGCGTGAGAAACCTCATGCCCCATCAGTAGGTCATAGAGGTCGCCTGACATATTGTTCCAGATCGGGCAGGTCAACGTGCGGGTCTTGAGGTTGAAGCTAGCGGTCTTGCAGACTCGGTGCTCAACTTTGATATTCTCAGCGGCCATCAGCTTGGCGAGCATACTCTTGGTTTCAACGGTAAACATGCTTTTTTTGGTCTCTAGGTTTTCTCTCTTATCCACGTCTTAATTCTATCATATCCTACCGGAATGTCAAGCCCTATTCTCGGCGTAACTCATTGATTTTGCTGTCTGTTTAATAAATTCTTGGGCAGTCTGGTCGGAAACCCTCAAAACCTGGGTCCAAAAGGCGGTCTGCATGACCACGAGAGTCTTAGGGGCGACCCACGACACCCAAACATACTGCCGACCATACTTGGTCCCGGCATCAGCCACAACGAGTCCGGCTTGTTTCTTCATGCCATACTTGCTGAGGTGGGTGACAACTGAATTGACAGGGATGAGTGCTTTGTTCATACACTAAGCGTATCATGTACCGGGGTGGGTGTCAAGCAGGAAACGGGCGGGAAGATTAGAATTAGATTAGACCAGCATTATAAAACTGTGGGATTTTTGTCACAGTGGATCGCGTATAAGTAACGTTATGCCTGTCATTTATAAAGCGACAAACAAGACCAACGGAAAAGTCTATATCGGGTACGACTCTGCTTGGCCTAAACGAAAGTATATCCATCTATGGGAAGCAAAGTCAAAAGCTCAGGGGGTTGTGTTTCATCAAGCCATCAAGAAATATGGTGCGTCTGGATTCGATTGGACTATTGAGTATGAGTCACCTGATAAAGATTTTGTGTTGAACATTATGGAGGGTTATTTTATTCGTCTTTATGATTCACACTACTCTACTGGCAAGGGCTATAATATGCCCTACGGCGGAGAGGGACAACTTGGTTTCAGACACTCGCCAGAGACTATTGCGAGGTTCAAGAGAAGAATTCCCTGGAATAGAGGAATAAAAACGGGTCCACAATCCCCAGAACATGTTAGGAAAGTTGCTGAAGTTATACGCGGAAAGAGAGATAAACACTGGGAGGTGACATCACCTGCCGGGAGTACTTTTCAAATAACAAACCTGAAGGGGTTCTGTAGAACCAATAAGCTGAATGTTAGCCACATGTGGTCAACATCTCGCGGGGAAAGGAGGCATCATAAAGGATGGAAATGTACTGAAGTTATTTCGGTTTGCGCCATATTAGAATAGGTTCCCATTTCAACCACAACCCTCCCACTTTGCAGGAATGCTCTGTTTTTGGAAGTCCTGTAACTTTGTCTAGTCTATTGCCGCCCGGGGTTTGAGCAAGGGACATTTTCAGCACCTGCACGTACTCCATACCAAGCGATTTTAGGATAACATTGGAATCATTTTCTAAGGGCAATCTATCTCCGCTAAATGTGGCGTTCGCTATATTCCAAGCCAGATACCCACCGGGTCGCAACCACTCAACAGCAGTCTCCAAGGTCCTCTTGAGAAACCCATCGCGCCACTGATCGTACTGCGAGAATTTCTTGTAGGACTGTGAGGGGTCCTCCGAGTAGGCTTCTTTGCAAAAATATGGTGGGCTGGTAAACACCAGAGATATTTTTCCTTTATATTCACAAAAGCCGGGGTCACGGTGCATCAGCTCCGACCCCAGTTGCCAAAATTTGAATTCAGTGTGCTCCGCACCAAAAATTCCACCTTTAGGAACGTGCTGGCAATAGAAGTCGTATACCTCGTGATACTTAGTCCGCCCTAGAGTTGTTGTATGATCGCTGTTGGGGTCATTGGCCAGATAGGTGATGTGACGCTTATCCTCGACTGCCAAAGCACCGAGCAATCGCCCGCCCCACCCAGCACTAGGGTCCCAACAATATATTGTGGGTTCAGATTTCCACTCGTTTGTAAACCGTTCAATGATATGCTTGGCTGTCAATGGAGGCCATTGGACCGCGTACTGGCAGAAGCTCATACGGAATGCCTTGAGGCCTACTGGAAACACCTTCTGCCCGGTCTCATAGACCCTGATGGCACAGAGGTCACCTTTGGACCTGTTGATGTTGGTTGTGCATCGGGCGGGTACCAGGTCACCTAGGGTCTCCAATTCTTGCTGAGACACCTGGAGGTACTGACGGTCTTTGAGAACTTCGTTGTAGCCCGTATAAGTTTTCGTGGCAGCTATCGTTTCGAGCCAGTAATCCCACTGTCCACGGTTGCGGTACCCATCAGTCTCGAATTGTCGGACCCACTCCAGACCCGTTGTCGCCACAGGGACCTGACCGTACCGTGTGGTGTCAGAGGCCTGCAAGGTCAGCGAGAAGTTGTAGAACGAGTCTCTGTGAAAATGTCTTGACGCATAGGTCACGAACGTATCGAGCAAAGAGTCCTTAGCGAAAAAATCGTAGATAGATTTCCCTGCGTCGACGTCCTTCGTGTAGTTGATACGCACCTTCATCATCGTGGGAAACCACTGGTTCACCGCGTTCCCAAGGTTCGAGGTGTTGCGGATCACGTTCCGTTCACCGGTGCACTCGTCAAGCTGCTCGAAGGTCTCGGTGATGAAGGGCTCTAGTTCCCGAAACTGTTTGATGATCCCTGCTTCGTCGTAGCCCACCCGTGGCGGCTGTCCCTTGGTATCCCAGAGGTACACGACGGTCTTGCGAAGGTCGATGACCCATTGTCGAAATTCCTCGGTGCTCATGACCAACAGTTCGTCGAACGTTTTGTTGACGGGTGATTCGAGTAGTTCGGTGCCCCGTTCATAGAAGTAGTTCATAGCATGTCCTGGATGATGGTATCAACATCGGTCACTCTAGGCCTCTTGCCGACGACCCAGAAGCAGGTTTTCTGGTTACGGTAATCCACGTTCTTGGTCATCCAGTCAAAGGCCTTGCCCTCATAGAGGTCATCGATATGCTCACCGTTGACCTTGACCTCGTAGGGTTTCGAATACGGAGCCTTGTGGGCAACCATCTCGACACTGTGGTACCGCGAGACCTCTTCCTTGTAAATGTCACGGAGGTAGTGGCTCAGTTGCTTCTCTCTGGTCGGTCCCACACAGACACACACGACCCGTCCAACTTTTTTGTCAAACTCCCTGAGGCCCCGCAGGATACCCGTCAACTGGATGGCAACACCAGTGGGCACGATGAGGTTGTCCAGGTCATCGGGTAGGTTCTGGACTTGGCGAGCGGTTGACTCAAAGATTGCAGTGGGGTTCTCCTCCATCAGTTCACCCATTTCGATTGGGAGGTACCGAAGCTGCTTCGCAATGTCGTGCATCCGGCTGTGGATCACCGCGGTCATGCCGTGCCCTGCGACAATACGAATCTCGGACCCGTAGTGCCGCGTGAGCCGCATCATATGGTGCTTACGGAGTCCTGCTTCAGTGGTTCCCCCTACTGTCGAGATACACTTCACCCCATAGTGCTGCGCGACCTTGGCGATGTTGGCGGATTGTGGGGAGTACACTGAGGCGGCGGTGACCACGCCATTGTCGTAGCACTCAGGGTCACGAAGCTCTTCCAGCTTGGACCGAAAGACCATGATCGCCTGTCGGACTTTTCCGCCATTGACATGTAGGGGCCCGAAAGGTTGGAAGTGGTCGTCGCGTTTCCAATAGAGACCCTGGTCGAACTGGACCGGGGTAATCAGGTCTAGCGCGTGATCGATGTCTCGTTCAGTTGTCACCATACACCTCATGATACAATCTCACCACGTCTGCTTTGCCGAACCCAGGGATCGTCGTATTCTTCTTTGCAAGTGCCTCAAAATCTAATTGCTTGAGTCTCGACAAGACCACTGGATTGGGTGCTCGAAAGAGTATCCATTGGGTTGTCAGTTCACAGGCCCTGTAGTCTGTCTCACGCCTGGTGTAATCTGCGTACCCTTGACGGGGTACCGCGAAATCGAACGTGATGCCGAACACTCGCTTGGCCTTTTCTGTATTATTATACTGCCACATGAAAAAGTCTTTGTGGGTGATCGTGGGTGCCGCTTTCAGTCGTAGATCGGGACCCGACCCTCCCCGTTTCCAGATTTGCAAACAGCAGCGTATCCCGTCGAAGGTGTGTTCAGGAACATCCTTGTCTAGGACCAGTCGCATTTCCGGGTTGAGTTTGGACTGAACCGACCACTTCCTGAACTGTACTGGCACCACGAACGCAATCACATCGGAGAGCCGGGTGGCTCGATTGAAAAACTCTATCGCCAGAGAGGCCCTCTTGCCGAATGGAGGGTTCCCAATGATCAGCACAGGTTCTCCAGACCCACAGGTTTACCGAACGAGTAATCATAGCTCAAGGCATCAGCGCAGACGATGTGCGACTCCACGAGGTCCCGGTATTCTTCGTGACCACACAGGAGCCGTTCAACACAGAGGGCCCTGTTGTCGGGCATCAGTTCGACACCATAGATCGTGTTGAGGGCCTCAGCGAACGTGCTACCATGCTCCATTTTGCGGATCAGGACCTCGCCGAGAAACTGTCCGTCACCACAGGAAGGGTCTAGGAAGGTCTCGGAGGGCTCACTGAACACCTCAGTGGGGAGTTGGTCCAGAAGTTCCTGGACCAGTGGTGTCGGTGTGAAGATTTCACCAGTGGCCTTGACGCGCAGGGCATCCCGTTGGACCCCTGACATGTAGGACCTGTTGCGAACGTGTTCAATCACTTCACGCAAGGTAGGCTTCAATGTGTGCTTGCTCTTTCTTGGTGATGTTGAAGTGCTCATAGATTTCAGCGTCACTCCAGGACCTGGTGTAATCGAGATAGGGAATGTGGTTAAACACTGACATAGAGAAAAATCCACTATAGAGTGTGGTTTTGAAAATGTATGAGTAGAGTTTTGAGTTGAAAATTTCAACCATATTCTTTCCTTCCTCTTTCGAGGTCACTAACTTAAAGAAGGCGTCAGCACCAACACCATTAGTTGAATACGTGGGTTTTATAGGGGCGCTACGAAATATAATCACTTTCTTTTTCCCCTGCACTGGGCTTGGTATGCGACTCCACGCAATGCCTTGTTTTGAGGCGGTGAATGTAATTGGGTGTTGGTATCGTTGACTTTTTTTGCCTAGTAGTGTTGGGTCGTTTTTAATGGCTGTTGATCCATGATTATAAAGTCGGTCGAATGAAAATTTATCTTTCTTTGAAAAAAACTTAGCAACTAAAGAAAGACCGTTGTGTGATCTGTCTTTGGGTATCAAACCTAGGGAACTGTCAAGTGGTTTGCCGTTCACAAATATCTTCCCAGTTTCTGCGTCGTCCTTGTCTTTGTTTGACAGAACCCACGAGCAGAAAGAACTATTAACACCCTGAAAATAATGAGAGATTTCGGTATTAACACTTATTGATTTCTTACTGGTGAGCAGGTCGAATGTCCTGTTTCCCACCAACCATGATTGGGGGGTGATGTATGTCACATATCCCCCCGGTGAAAGATCGATAGCGAGTTTTGTAAATTTATTCCAGAGTTTATTGGTGCCGCTGTCTTTTGCGATTTTGCTATTTTGTTGAAACGGTGGGTTCCCAACGATCACGTCAAATTTCTGGGTCATCTTCATCAACTCCTCGATTGTTTTGACCTCAAAGGTTCCGATGAGGTCTGGACAGTGGTATTTAGCAGCGAGAATTCTGTGCTTGCAGGTGTCGAATCCGAACACACGACTCCTGATGTTCTCGTCTGAGTGTCCGTAGGTTCTCAGCATTCGCACCAGCCCAACAATAAACTGACCTCCTGCCATCGCCAGGTCCGCAAAGGTCTTGGTAGACGACTGCCAATCCTTCTCAGGAATGATCGCCAACATCTCCATCACCACTGGGTCGATAGAAAATTTTGTGCGGTTGCTAGCGGTCCCAGTGCCCGCGTAGGACTCCAACTCCAGGAGGTCATGGCTACTCACGTCGCACCGAAGCAATCGTGCGAGGTCCGCATAGGGGATACCATAATCCTCAGCGAGGCCATCCCGGGTCCTCTGAGTTTCCTTATCGAGAATGTCCAGGCACTCCACCAATGAGGCCCCACGGCGACCGAAGCACATGATCCAATCGATGTTGGACGCGATGTAGACCAGGCCGTTGTGGATGTCTTTCCAGATTTTGTCTTGAGCCGGAGTATTCTTGGTTCCTGGTGATTTCTTGAGGACCTCAGCGAGCGTCTTGCCTCGTTGAGCAACTTCTTGTTTCGTGGTCTTGCCGATTTTTCCAGAGACCCTGGCGATAGACTCCAACAGGTCAGTGGGAATGTTTTCCAGCTTGAAAATTTTCCCGAACACCCGCGCGGTACTCTTGCGGGCCAACACACCCTCAAGGTACGCGGAGATTTCATAGGGTTTCGGTCCATCCTGGGTCATCACAAAGAAGTCTGACGTGCGTAGCACGAGTTTGATGGCCTTGACCAGGGGTATCCCATACAGAGCCTTGGTGTGCTTGGCACACTCAAGGACCAGTGGGTCGAATTTCTCGTCACGGTTAGGGTCGAAGCTGCACGAGACAATGCGAGCAAGTTTCTCAGTCCCGTCGAAGAACGGTGTGAGGGCTCGTGACATTTTCTGAATCGTCGAACCCACCGCTCCCTCATCGTAGCACAGATAGACCTCAGTGATTTCCTTGATCCCGAATGAGCGGGCACCCATGATCGCTGAGATGATCATGACGTTGCGGTTGCCATTGAATTTGGCTGAGGCAATACGTTCATTCACATGGCGTTCAGCCTTCGCGCCTGTCATCCTGGTGCCATCGGGGGTCGTCACTCCACCAGAGAGCGGAATCACGTCCCAGTTTTTGAGACTTTTTTGAGCAATCTCAGCGAACAAGTTCATCTTCTCGGTCTCGGTGCAGGAAGGCAGCCAGACCATCACCACTTGTTGTCCACCTGGGGTGATACTAAACTGATACCTGGTGTTGACTTCTTCGAGGTTCCACTTGCCCTCAAAGACTGACTCAAAGAACATGGACAGTGGGCCACTGGCCTTCGCTGGGTTCTTCATCCACTTGATCCACGAACCCCACAGTTCATCATCCGTGAAGGCCTCTGGGTGCTGGAGTTTGGCGAGGTCCTGAAGTTTCTTGAGGGTCATTTGGTAGTAGCGAGCCGGAACAACCGCGCCGAGAATGCTGTAGTCCTTCTTGAAGAAGAGCATCTTGCTCGGTGACTGTTTGTACTCACCTCTGAGGTACAGCCCTCTGGCCACTTGCATGTCTTGATTACTGATGTGTCGCTGGAAGTCGATTTTCCAGGTACTCATAGACCGTTCTGGATTGGTCCCTGACATCAGGATCACCAATTCGTTTACAGAGACCGCTGCTTGAAGTGGTTCGGTTTGCGTCGGTTGATGTGACCCATAGTCTGCCTCGTCGACCACCAACGTTTGAAGAAGGTTCAGCTTGAAGAGAAAGTCGATGCGTTCCTGTCGATCATCACCATTGCACATACTCAGGAGCGCCACGATTTGCTTACCCGCCGCAAGACCTTCACTAATGAGTTGTTGGTAGTCATTTTTTCGCGTATCGACCACAAGGATGTTGTGGAATTGCGCGAACTTTGCGGCATCCTGAATCATCGAATTGAGTGAAGTCGTGACGTAGCTGGCGAACACCATAAACGGAAGGTTCAGTTCCCGCATGAGAGCCAGAGCCATACAGGTTTTTCCGATTCGTGCTGCCGCGGCGAACAACTGTCGGAGTTTCCCTGCCTTGTAGGCCACAATGGAATCTCTGAGCAGATCGTGTTGGAGAGGGCTGAGTTTGAGGGTGTCCTTCTGTTGTGCTGTCGAATAGCGGTTGATTTCTTTGGTGATGAGAGCTAGAACTTCACCAATATCGTTGACATGGAAATTGTCATCTCGATAGTGACCTGGAATAACTTTGTGAACATTGAGGTCGATCTTGCCATGTTTTTTATATTTCTTGTGGTGCTTGGCATACACAGTCACATCGAATACTGCGAGAATCTTGATTCGACCGTCATCCAGGGCAGCTTTGTGGCACCCCAACCCCTCTCGAATTCGCCTTTTGGCGGCCGCATAAATGTCCCTGAAGATACACCAATGGTCCCCCACCTTGAGACTGTATATCCCGTCGGCAGAATTCAGGGGTTTGTGGTCCATCATCTGATAGACATAGAGAAGAACCTTGGGTTCCCTGGCCAGAGACTTTTTGTAATTGTGTCTGACAATCTTTGTAAGTTTGCTGAGGGTACTCATAATATAAAGGCTCCTGGTGTTTCTTCAACTGTCATACTAAGGGTATCACAACCAGGTCCAGGTGTCAAGGGGTGCTAAGTGGTTGATTAGGCTCGAATAGAGAGTCCTTCGGTGATCATGCGTTCGATTTTAGGTGTCACAATCACGTCAACCACGAGGTGTATCCGTTCCTCTGTGCCCCCATTGACAGCCATATGAGGTTTCCGAGTATCAATGACCCAACACTCACCGAATCCAAAGTGATAGCGTTCCTCTTGGTCGTCACCATTCCATGTGCTGAATAGGACGTCCTTGTTGGTTTTGAGAGGGAAGTGCAAGCGAGCCAGCGCGCCTAGTGAGTTGCCAGCGTCGGGGTCTACCTGGTCTGTATGACGAGTAAGTTCTCCCCCACCAGGGGCGAGACGCATAAATCTGACTCGGTGGCACTCCCCGTCTAAAAACGTAAGTAGTTTTCTGACTTCGGGGAACTGTGCGTAGAGTGGGGTATCTTGAAGTTCGAAGTGTTCGTGTGTGTGGGCCTCATGCCACTTGTCATTCATCTCAGCGGGCTTCGTGATGAACGCGGCGTCCGCTGAGTAACCTCGAAGGGCCAATGCAGACCAGGCATTCTTGGTGTTGTAGTTGCTGTAGTGATTGGTGTATTGGAGACCTTTGAGTTGGATTTTCTGCAGAATCAACAAGGGCAACGTGGACCCTATGCTCGCAATCTTTGCCATACCCACCAAGTCAGCCTTGTTCACCACTGGGTGGTTCCTGGGTGCCAAACTGAGGTCACTGTCCCGAAAATAGACCGCCATGATCTCTGCAAACGAGGTGACCTTGTAGCCAATTTTCTTGAACCCCAGGCGTTCAGCGAGCCGGCAGATCGCGGTGTCCCCACCGTAGGACAGGAGCCAGCAGTTGTCCATCGTGTACCCCTCATGCATCAGTGAGGTCTCTAAGGTCTCTGGGTCACCACAGAGTCTTGAAAGGGTCACGTCACCCTTGAGTTTCTCACCAATGATGGTTTTGCCGTGCATCGTGATCTTGCTGGGTACCTTTGACCTTTCACGCACCCAAGCTGCCTCGACGTGCCCGTCTCGGTCGTTGACCTGGTTGAAGGCCTTGTTGTCCAGCTTGGTGGCGATGTCATTCTTCTTAAATTTTCCGAACGGTGACAGGGCATAGCGATTGTATGGCTCGTAGAAGGCCTCCAAGGTTTTCAGTTCATCAATTTCGAAACCACATTGCCAACTTTTCATCATGCCACCCTATGTCACTCTGTTTGACTGAACCTGAACTGCACGAGGTGCCACCTTGGCCATCGCGCTCTTGCTGACCAGATCAGCCATCTTGCGCTGCATTTCCTTGACCTCCACAATGCGCTCCATGCGCTTGAAGAGCTTTTGTTTTTTCTTCTTGGCCATCTGGAGTGTCAGGTTTCCCACCAGAGACGTAAAGACAATGCCATTGAGGTGATCGGTCTCATGTTGAAAGACTTTCGCCGTGGCACCAGAAAATGTCTCGTGCTTCTGCACACCAAACTCGTTGAAGTATTCGACCTCAATGGTCCTGGACCGTGTAATAGGTAGGTAGAGTCCAGGAAACGAGAGGCACCCCTCTTTCTCGCGTAGGGTCTCAATAGAAGCTGTGAGAATCCGAGGGTTGATGCACACCATTCCACCAGTCATGACAAAGAGCCTCAAGGGTATCCCACATTGAGGAGCAGCGAGACCTACGCCACCATACTGATTCATGGTCGCCAGCAATCGGTTACAGGTCTCGATGAGGTCCACAGGCAGTGGATTGAGGTCCATGGCCTCCTGTCGTTGTGCGAGCATCGGATTCTTATCATTGTAAAGAGGTAGCGGGTCATACTTCTTCTGCACGATGGTTGGGGGTGTCGATGTATTGTAGGTAAACTCTTTCATGGGGTACCTCGTTAGTTGACAATATGGCTAAAGTTTTGATTCTTCTGGAACCTGATCACTCGCTGAAATTTGTCACCAAGAATGTCTCCGCGGTGTGAGATAACAAACACGTTGGCCGTATCAAGACCATGTAGTATCTTCATCAGTTCCTCTGCCCCAGTGGTATCCATTGAGGAATCGAAAATTTCATCCAGTATCAACAAGTTTGTGTTCACCGAGTTTTTGAGTTTGGCCACTGCTCGCCATGTCAACATGAGTGCCATGTCGATACGTTGTTTCTCACCCTCCGAGAAAGATGGGTAAGTAAATTCATCTCGGTGTCTTGACTTAATGGTTTCTTTGAACGTGTCATCCAGATTGAAGTTCACAAAGAAGTCCATCTGGGCCAGGTGCTTGTTGACAAACATGTTGATGATCGGAAGGTACTGGCGAATAATTTTGGTCTTAATACCTGTGTCCTTGAGAAGACTACCAGCGACCTCGTAGTAGGACGACTGCTCCACCAAGGTTTTCTTGGTCTCCTCTAGCTGACCAAGTTCCTGACGGTGGGTGTCTAAGCGTTCGTGTTCGCGTTCAACGGAGTGATGAGTGCCTTGTAAACCCGTGATTTTTTCGTTGAGTTTGCCAATGAACTTCTTGATCTGTGACACCGTGGTGGTATCGACGGCTAGCTCGTGCTTCTTCTTGTCGATCTGAGCTTCGGTGTCGTGAACCTCAGTGAGCCGAGCTTGTTGAACCAGAAACTTCTCTTCCAGTTGCATGAGGCCCTTGGCACACTCGGCAATCTTGTCGTTCAGTTGTGCCAGGTGCTCGGTCTTGAAGGTCGCATCGATCACCTGGGTACACGTTGGGCAGTTGTCATGGGCTTCAAAGAACTGAACGGCCTTGACGTGCTTGCTCGATACGTTCTCGATTTGCGCCTCAAGCTGGGTGACTTTCTTGATGGCTGCTTCGACCTTTGGTTTGTCGAGAATCGTGGTGGATAGGGTGTTGATCGCATGTTTGCAGTCCAGGATGTTGGCCGACAGACGATTGATTTCCTCGGTGTGTTGCTGGTGTTCCTTCTGGTACTCAAGAATCAGTTTCTCGTGGTCCTGCTGCATCTCATTGAGGTACCGTTCCTGAATCGCAATCTTCTCGTGGGCACCCTCAATCAAGAGTCTGTTTTCGTTACGCTGTGATGAGATACCCGAAAACTTTTCTTTGACCAACCCGTTCATCACTGAGAAAATTTGAATGTCCAGAAGGTCCTCAATGATCGCTCGCCTGTCTGAGGCAGAAAGCTGCATGAAGGGAGTGAACGAAGCGGACCCCAGAATGACGATCTGGGTGAATGATTTGTAATTCAGCTTGAGGATGAATTTTTCCAGGTACCCCTGGTAATCCTTGGCTTCGGCCTCTTGGTTCAGCAGCACCCCGTCCTTGAAAATTTCGAACACATTCGGCTTGATCCCCCGCACAATCTTGAACGTGTGGTTATCCGTAGTGAATTCTACCTTGACAAGAGCTTCCTTCTGGTTGATGGAGTTCAGCAACGCCGGCTTGGTGATGTTCCGAAAGGGTTTGTTGTAAAGGGCAAAGCACAGAGCATCTAAAATGGTTGATTTCCCCGACCCATTCTCACCTACAATGAGAGTGTTCTGAGAGGCGTTGAGGTCGATATGGGTGTAGTAGTTCCCTGTACTGAGAATGTTCCGCCACTCAATAGACAAAAACCGAATCATTGGATTGCCGTTTCTGTGTTCAGGGCCTCGACGTACAGTTCTTGGAGCAATTGCTTGAGGGCCGCTGGTTGCACATGGTTTTCGAGTTTCATGGTGTCCACACATTTCTGAATGATGGTGATTGTGTCTTCTGCTTGGTCAAGTTCGTGCTGTTCGCCAATCACCTGTTCGGTGTAGTCCTCAACAACGGTGACGTCGATGGGGGTGACCTTGTAGAGTTGGTCCATGACCGTATCGAATAGATAGGGGTTCTGCTTGCGTGTGACCACCATCTTGACATACGAGTTCGCATAGGCACTGAAGTCTTGGTGCTTCCAATACTCAAAATTCTGGATACTGTCATCGTAGGTCAGCCGATAGAACAGGTGATCGGGGTTCTCGATGAACGTCAGGTCACGAGTATCCGTATCGAACACATGGAACCCTCGCTTGTCGCCATAGTCTGCCCAGGTAATCTCCACTTGGTTGCCCAGGTAATAAATGGTACCATCGCTGGACTTGTGATGGAAGTGTCCACTAAGGACCATATCAAACTTGTCAAACACCTCTCTGGTCAACCCAGTCTGGCAGACGTTGCCACGGTCCATTTCAAACCCTGAAATTTCCAGGTGTCCAAAGATGATCTGAGATGTGGTGTGCTTGAGGTAGTCCAAGGTCCGTTCAAGGTTCCCACTGTTGATCCAGGGCACCATCGTAACTGTGAGACCATCGAAGACCACGTCGCAAGCTTCGGTATAAATTTTGATGTTGGTGTAGCCACCCAGGAGTTCATCCAGTGCGTTGACATCGTTCGTGTTGCGAAAATAGGTGTCATGGTTGCCCGTGAGCATGTGGACCGTGATGCCTTCACGCCGCAAACGATCAAAGACCCGTGTGCGCCAAGAGTTCCAAATTTGAAAATTGATAAATTTTCTACGGTCTACCACATCACCCAGATGGACCAAGGTTTTGATGTCGTGTTCCTTGAGGTATGGGAATAGGATGTTCTGATAAAACCGGTGAAAATATTCGTTGATGTGAGGGTTCTCGCCCCGCGCACCGAAGTGGCTGTCATTGATCAATGCGATTTTCATTCCGTTCTCCGTGTAGGTTTCAATAATCGCCAGACAAAAGATTCGACAACTGCTAGACGTTGTTCATGATCTGCGAGTGTCTGTTCAATGGAAGCCAGTCTTGCCTCTGATTCAGTGGGGTCAAATTGTGACCGCTTTGGGTTCTGTAATTCTGGTTTCAGTGCCACCTATTTATCTCCTATAAAATGCTTCAGGGTACCGCGTGTTGTGGGCTTCACAATTTTGCGTCGTTTTTTCTGCTTCCGACTTTGTTCAAAGGTCTGAATAAAATCGCTGATGTTCTCATAGACCTTGAAGGACTTGGCACGTTCGATACCAAGGTCTTTGGTATCGTGGAGCGCGGTGCCCTGGAGTAACCCCAACAATTCTGTCGATTTGTACCTCAGGTAGAGTTGCTTGCGCTCTTTGTTGATCCGATGGAAAAACGCATGGTACGTGATCTGGGTAAAATACGCAAACGGGTTCTTGGACTTCGCTGGGTCAAAATTATTCACATAGCGCACACACAATTCCACGGCTTCTGAAATCATATCTTGGCGAAAACTGTAATAGAGAAACCTGGGTTTGCGTGACATGTGGTCCGCAATCTTGAGAAAGCAGGTGCCAATGTAGTCATTGAGCAACGGAGGTTCTTGCTTATTCCTCTTGGCCTTCCGTATAGCCTTTCTGTGGGCCACCAATTCCTGCAAAAGCGTGGCATTATTGACATACTCAGTTGTTTTCGTCGCCATAATGTGATTCCAGTCATTAGTTGTTAGCTGACGGATCGCCCCACTCGGTGTCGTGTTCAAATTTCTCATTGACAGCAGCCGTAAAATCCTCGTAGCTATCACCCGCGACCATCTCATGGTGCCTCATGTTGGTGAGCTTGGTGATCTGCTGGAGTTGTTCAGCAAGACGTTTTGAGAATTTGTTGCGCTTATCCTCTTCATTGTGCTTCCAGGACCGGTAGTATTCTATCAATCCTGGACTGGGTAGTAGGTCACAGAAAACATTCTTGGTTCGTGACAGGACCATGATGGTGCTGTCCAGCAATTCAAAGGGCTGCCAGGGCAGAATGATAAACCCTAGGTCACCTTGTGGTATGCGATTGGAGAGGACCACAGCCGGCATGTTAAGGTTTACGGTGTCGGTACTGGTGTCGAACACGTCAGCAATGACCAGGTCGTTGTTGGTCAGCAAAAACATACGAATGTTATCGTGTGGCATCAGGTCCCTTCAGGTCGATCAGGTATTGTTGAAATGAGAATTTCTCATCATGGTAAATCTGTGTGCGTATTATAAAATGTTTGAGCAAGAAGTTCTGGTGTTTCCCGATGCGAAGGTCGTCCACAATGTCAAACAACGTCGCTTGAGTCTTGCTGTCTGTTGTGCGAAGACCTCGACCAATAGATTGAAGGTTCCGAATCTTGGACTTGGACGGCGCAGCAAAGATCACGTTATGGAGATTCTTGATGTTGATACCCGTGCTAAAGGTCCCATAGGAAGCGACCACAATGACGTTCTCACCCTCCTCAGTGATCTTACGAATTGATTCACGGTCCTCGGTTTCCACACCACCATGAACAAAAAACGCCGAGCGACCGTCTACTATGTGACTTGCAATGTCCTCATAGAGGGGACGCCCATGTTTCTTGACGAGTTGAAAGAGAATCAGGGTGTTTCCTTTCAATGATAACGCAAGGTTTCGAACAAACTTTGCTCGCGCTAGGTGCTGGACAACGGCCTCATACTCTTCGGGGTACGTGGACTTTCGTAGTTGAGCGCAGACCTCTTTGGGGTACTTGAGTACCAGACACTTGATCGTGAGGTTTGCGAGGTGTCCAGAGGTCATCAGTTCTTTGGTGGTTACTGTTTGAAATACTGGACCAAAGTGACCTTCGAGGACCAGCTTATGGACCTTGGCGCCATCCAGTGTACCTGTGGTGCCGATTCGGACGTCAGCATTCGTGAGGTTCCCCATGATGTCTGTCAAAGATTTCGCTTTGAACTGGTGCGCTTCGTCACCGACCACAAAATTAAATTGCTTGAGGTACTCGGGTCCTTGTCGGTGTAGTGATTGCCATGTTGAAATCGTCAAAAAATGATTCGTGTGTTTCTCTTTTCCCGAATAAATGCGATGCACATACCTGTCAGAGTCCCACCCATAGGCCTTGAAGTCACCAAACAGTTGTTCGACCAGTGAGGTCGTCGGGACAATCACCAAACCTTTGAGGTGTGTGAGGTGGAGGTGCCGAACGATTAGATAGATGATCAACGATTTGCCCGATGCCGTTGGACTGACCACGAGTAACCGACGATTTCGAATACTCTTCGCAAAGGCTTCGATCTGATAATCTCTGGGCACATGAGGTAGTCTCAAAGAATCCGCGAATGCTTGTGCCTCCGCTAACGAAAAGCTTGTGGTCAGTAAGATGGATTCGTCAATGACCAGGCGATACTGTCGTTCCTCGGCGAATGTCTTGAGGTATCCTACCAGACCACCTGGGATTGTGTGTGTCTGGAGGTTTGCCAGGTGCATCTTGCCGTCCCAAAATTTCTTCTTGAACGCGGGCATGTATTGAAACCCAGGTACATAGAATGAAAAGAAGTCCCAAATTTCCTGCCCCACACCTCGTTCACAGTCAAACTTGACAAAGGCCTCGTTGAATTTGGTAAGGGTGATCTGTTCCATCAGTGGGTACCCTGTATAAACATTTCCCATTTTATGATGTCGCGGAGAGCGAATGTTCTTGACCCTAGTTCCTTGAGAATTCTCTCACAAATGTCCACGATTTCTTCGTGGATGTTTTGAACTATTTTTGCGTTTAGTAAATCTTTGTCGGAATCGAGATAAGTGTTGAGGTCACCCTTGAGTGTATATGGGAATGGTGGCCACCCATATTTGTCCAAGGTGTCTTTATCGAGTCGTCCTGAGTAATATTCATATTTGAGTCGCCTAAGTTTGAACACCCTTCGTTCTCCCTCTTGGAAGGTTCGTCTGTGGGCACTAAGGATCAATAGATATTTGGAGTGTAGAGAACCTATTTTTTGGAGTTCCGCAGATGGCTCCAGGCGATTAAGGGCCGAGTCTTTTTGCCACTCAGTCAAGAGTGCGTCGACCTGGGCAGTTGATGGGTGAGAAGTGTCGAGGATCATGACGAGTATTATAACAGAGTATCAGAGGGTTGTCAACTAAATTTTTCGGCAAGTCCATTGTTTATGGTGAGTTACACGACCTTTGGCCACTTGGACCATGTGACCGTTGTTCAAACCGTTATTGCGGCAGAATTCTCTTAGATTGACAATTTGTGATATTTCTCCAGTGGGAGATATGATTTCCCATTTGTGAGACTTTTTTGCTTTTTGCCCAATAGACCAGCGGTGCCCCATGGCATTCTTCTTGCCCTGACAATTCTTGTTACCCCGTAATGACTCGGAAATACGCTGGCAGTGTTCTGGTGAATAGGGACCCTTAGTTATTCCCGTCATGCGAGCGGAACGCTCGGCGTTGGCTTCTGGAGATGGTTTGTAGCCAAGCACCCCCTCACCACCTTTAGTTTCGTTATATTTAGGTTTGAAAATTTCTATCATCAAAGGTTCAGCAATCCTTAGGCCAGAATCGTGGTCTTCGCCCCAACATAAGATTCTGTGCATCCATACATCGGGCCCATGTTTCTTAATTGCATCATGAAAGTGGTTTCTGGCGCCGTGTTTTGCCGATGATTTGTGTTGACTCCATCGTTCTTCAACAGACGTGGTGGTAAACCCTATGTAGTCTTTTGAGTTGATTGTATTGATCATTTGGTAAATAATATACATCAACAATTCTCAATTTCGTACAAATCGAAACGTACGGTACAATCAGCCGTCACGGGGTCATCGGGTGTTGAGGTCGCTGAGAACAGCAGGTCGGTAAGGGTGATGGGAAAGCAATTAAAATATTTGACACGAATCTGTGGGTTCTGCTTGGAGTCCAGGATCGTCAATGTGGCATCAGAGAATTGTGGCATCACGGCCCCAAAGGTACCTGGTCGTTTGTTGAGGTCACGGTACTCGGTAAAGTCTTTGGGGAATGTCATGCCGCGCATCCAGGTATAGATTTCTTTCCAACCAAAGAGGTCCTCGTCAACCAGGAAGGTAAACGAAAAGGGGTTGATGATCAACTTGTCACCGGGTGAATAAAGGTCAATGAACGGGGTCTGTCGAGGTGCTTCCCCCAGTGAGAGACCCGGAAGGTTCGCTGACTGTACCCAGTATTCGACGTTCGGTAGCGACACAAAGGTCACCACGAACTTGTTGGGGTGCATCAGGTTCGGGTTGGCCGGGGTGTGGGGTATGCTGGGTAGCGACATATTATAGATTCTCCTTCATGATTGGTTTCTTGGTATCAGTGCAGTAGGTATACATGGTCTTATCATCTGGGTACGAAAGTTGCATCTCACGGAGAATTCTTGAGGCTTCCAATTCACACTCTTCCATTGTCTCATAATCTGGGCCAAACTGGTTGACGAGGTGATGCTCCATTTTGCTTGTAGAAACTGCCCCAAAACCAATGGGAATCAATGCGAGCCAGAGAAAGAAATGAAGAACCATGAAACTCCTTCAGGGATACCCCCAGAACGAACACAGAGGGTCTACAGGCGACCTTTGAGACCTGAGTGATACATGATAGCACTATTTAGGAGGGATTGTCAAGACCTCCTGCAAGAATAGCCTTTGTGATGCGACCGGGCGATTGGATCGCTCTTGGAGGTGTTGTCTATAGCGAAGCTTGGGGGTCTTGGTTTGACCCACATAGACCTTGTGATTGACAAGGTTGGTGATCGTGTAGATGACCCCGTAGCTGTTGGTGGTGTCAGTAAGCATAGTTCATTATACAGGAGTTTGTAGGGAATGTCAAGAGAAAAAGAAAGGGGGTCCCTTTCGGAACCCCCAATCCTGTCTGTCACGAGCCTACGTAGTTTCAATTACACAATATTGGCGATTAGGCAATATTAGCGATCTTAAAACTGCGATAATAATTATTCGAGCGCACCGTCAAGGCACCTGATCCCTGGGTCAAACCTTCAGCGAATGGGTTCGCAACGATGCCGTAGCGGGTTTTGAATCCGATTTTCGGCTGGAAGGTGTTGGTGTCAATGGCACGGACCATCTGGAGAGGAACGTATGGGCAGTAGAACAGTCCTGCGTCATAGGCGTTCGATCCCTTGTATCCGACAACCACAAACTCCTGTGACTGTGACACTGGGAAGTAGGGGTCAATGTAGACCTTGAAGCGACCCAAGAGCATACCTGCGTAGGTGTTGCCTGTGTCGTCAACATTGAGGTTCACATTGCCTGCTAAGGCACTTGCGTAGTCAAGCAATCCGGCGATAGCAAACGCTGACGCGACATCTGACGAGCAGATGACCACGTTGCCCTTGCCACGACGAGTCGTCTTGGCGATGGTGTTCGCTTCACGCTCAAGCTGGAAGCCCAAGCCCTTGATCTTTTCCACCATCCAACGTCCGTTGGAGTCAGTGTCGAGGTCGAAGGTTCCGACTGCGGTGGTACCCACTTGGCATCCCACGCGAGCAATCGAGTAGATGGAGCGAATGACTTCGCGGTTGATTTCTGAGAGCACTTCGGCTGAGAGGATGTTCGACAACTCGGTCTCTGCATCCAATCCGTGAACAGCCTTCAAGTCCTGTGCGAGTTCAAGACTGTATTCAGCCTTCAATGCACGGGTGACTGCTGTGACGGTGACTTTCTCGATTGAGAAGGCCATTTCTTGGAATGCGTTGTTACCCGAGGCACCCAAACCTTCCGCTGCGGCCGTAGACATACCCACTCCAGGATTCACTGGTGTCTGAAAAACCACCGCGGTGTTACCCGAGGCAGTGAGTGTCAAGGCTGTCTGAGCTGCTTGTGCACCAGACCAACCTGTGTTGGCTTCGTTGTAGAATGCTTCATCCAAACGACCCAGTGCCGCGTTGGCATAGACGGTACGCATAGCGAAGATCAGTCCAGTAGGACCGGTCATCGGCTGAACACCGCATACGTCGTAAGCAATGAGGTTGGGGAGTGAACGACGAACCAACGAGATGAGGATGGGGTCATATCCCGCCATCGGTCCCGTTGCGGTCGCTGCACCCGTCAAACCACCGCCTGTTGCGTTGATTGGGGCTGCTTCGTTGAGCATTCTGGATTCCGCCTTGAGGGCGACTTCCATATTCTCCAGTACGACTGCGGTGACCGCGCGTCGGTACTTGTCAGTGATCTTAGGCAAACCCTCGTGGTCGAGGACGGCTGCCCACTTTTTCTCTAGGTTCTCTGATAAAAACATGGTCATACTCCTTGTGAAGGTGATCTTATTTGTTCGTTCGGCTCAATGCTGCTGCGACTGCGGAGACTCCAGCTTCAACGTAGGCCTTTGGTTTATCTTCAGCCAATGGTTCCTGAGCTTCGGTCAACACTTTCGCATCGATCTTCTTTCCTGCTGTTGCGGGAAAGTAGTTCTCTCGGATTGTGGACAACTTCTCCTTGTAATCACCTTCTGCGGTGAGTTCGACGCTCTCTGCGAGTGAGCGAACTTTCTCAACTTGGGTCTGTGTCAATCCTTCACAGACGCCTTGGAGAATTTCGGTTTTCTTGGATTCGCCAAGCTGCTTCTTGAGTTCGATACTCTTGGCGACTTCTTCGTTCAGTGATCCGGTCAATTCCTCAACCTTGGTGGCGAGTTCGTCAACGAGGTCAACTTTCTCAACTGGAATGTCGATATAATGTTCGAGGAATAAGTTGCGGAGTCCACCAATGAATTCCTCAGTCAATTCGGAACGAAGTCCCTTTTCGATAGCGAGTTCATTCTGGGTCATCCACTCTTCGACGACATAATCGAGATAGTCATTGACTTGCTCGGTCAAGTTGTCGCGCACTTCGATCACAGCGGCTTCAAACTTTTTAGCGTATTCGGCTTCGATGGATTCTGCAATGCTCTGAATCTTGTCGGTCACGCGAGCTTCGTAGATGGTACCAATCTTGGATGAGAATTCCTTGGGAAGTCCTGTTTCGGATGCGAGAATTGCAGCAACGTCCTCAGAGATGGATTGCTTCCACTCTTCGGTCAAGTCGCCCTTTGACAAACCTGCGTGAACGCGGCTTTCAATTTCTTCCTGTTCGTCACTCGCGTCACCTTCATCAGTGGGGTCAATGACTGGAGCATCAGAACCCGCAAGCTTTTGGGCTGGGGCTTTGGTGCTGGAGTCTGGCTGCTTGCCAGGAGGTGTTGCTTCTTTCGCATGAACGTCGAGTTTTTCGTCACTGTGCTTAGTCGGTGTGTCGCCACCAAGGTCCTGAACCTCTCCCTCGACTTTACGCATCTCTTCTTTAGGGGCAGAAGCAAGGCTTCCCTTCAATATCTCGGCCGCTGCCTCAAGTAGGTTACTCTTGTAAGTTTTCATTGAAAAATTCTCCTTGTGAGTGTTATTTATGATTCTTTGACGCTGTCTCTGTCTATTTTCGGCCCTTACCAGTGATCCCGTCCATGAAATCCATAAAGAGCTTGACGGCGGTTTCATGTAGCTGTTTGGTGTTGTATTTTGGGAGGGTCTCATAGAGTTGTTCGACCTGCTTTTCCACCCAGGTACCCTTGGCGGCCTCGAAAATCCATTCGCGTTGTTCGCAAATGCCCTGGACAAAGGCATCGGGGGCTGAGGGGTCGGCCACAATGTCGGCCGCTGTGGCCAACTGAAAGTCGTCCTGGACCATGTTGACACCATTAGGTCCGGCTACGAGAGACCCTAGGCCACGGGTACTCACCGCGATTTTGGCGCCCTCTTCCAGCAAGGATTCCACAATCTTGCCATAGGGGGTGGTGAGGATCTTGGCCTTGCCATAGAAGTCCTTGCCATCGGCCCTGAGTTCCTTGATGAGGTGCGAGACGCGCTCTAGGTTGATCGTTGGGGTATCAGGGTGACCCAGTTCACCAAACGCCCGGTTTTCCTTGATGTAGGTGTTGGTGTATCGCTGGATTTCTCGGTCCATTGATTCAAAGCAATACTGTCTGCGGTTCTTGTTCGGCCGCTCAGTCTGGATGAAGATACCTTCTATGTAGAAGGATTTCTTGCCTGACAGCTTATCCGATTCCGTGAGGACCTTGACGTTTTCGAAATGCTCTCTAAGTAACTTCATAGTTCTCCCTTACAGGATCGAGGTATCGACGTTATAGGTACAATCTTTTGACAGCGTGAAAATTGCAGTACCATCGGTCACTAAGGTTATGATAATATTTCCGGTTGGGGTGTTACCAAGGGCCTTCGCACCTTCGTCGTGCTGCCAATACCCTGTTTGCCAGGTGTTCAGGACCGTGTTGGTTGTTTGACTGACTGGGTTCCCACGGCTCACAATGAAGTTGCCCGTTGTGGGTTGCAGAGACCACTTTGCTGATGTGATGACTGCAGAGATGACATTCTCAGTGTTCGTGTTAGCTGACAACTGTGACAGATTGATCGTGGTTGCACCTAGCGCATTGGTCACGCGAATGATTGAAGGCCCCCGAAATTTATTGATAATTTCTAATCCCATGGTATCCCCTTATTTTATTCCAAGTGCTTTTCTTTTCCTGAGACTCAACTTCCTCTTACGGAGTGTTTGCTGCATATGAGATTTTCGTTTTCTCGCTGCTCGCTTCTGCACGATCCTCATGTGGATTCTTCGCGCCACAGGTATCCGAGTAATCTTACCACGGCGAACTGTGTACCCTTTGACGGCCGAACGACGAATGTTGCGCTGAAGTTTTCCCTTACGGATTCTTCGGCGAATCAGAATCGTGCGCCCCTGCTTCATGCGGTTCCTGCTGGCAATCTCAGTCAGCAATTCACCGACTACCTCTATGGTGCTCATTTCACACTCTTCCAAGCGAAGTCCACCATACGATTGAATTTTATCGCTGAGTGCCCCAGGTGATCGGCAAACTTTTTCTGATTGTCTGGATGCAGCGCATCATGGACCGTCAAGAGCGCGTGGGCGGTCGTTGGGTCTACATGAGTCTTGGTCTTGTCAGCGTGTGTGATATGATTGATAGCATGAAAATCTTTTATGTTACGAAGTCGCTGAATGACACCGTGCTCGGCAGCTTCTTCACTCGATTCGGTCAATTCCTCTTCTTTCAGTGCCACCGGTGTCACCACTGATTCTTCGTGACCACCATAGGGGATGCTGAACTGGAGACCCAGTTTGTCATTGTAATACAACGCGACCATGACGCCATCGGGAAACTGACGAACGGTTCGGCGTCTGAGCACTAAAATGTTCGGTGGCATCGTCACATGCTCGACGAGGTCCTCGATACCTTCATTCAATTCTGTGCGGAACTCGGTAAATTCTTTCATGGATTATTTCTTCACTAATTTATCGACGGCACGGCGGATACCTCGGTGTCGCTTGATTTCTCCACTGACATCTCCAAATCCGGTACTTGACTTTTTTCCACCCTGATAACCAGTCTCATAGGCTTTATCGGCCGCTCGGTGAGACGCCTTTTTTACATAGTTTCCCAATGTACCCTTACTGAGTTCATCCAACTGTTCGGACTCTTCTGTGAGACTATCTGCACTTGGTGCAAACAACGTCTGAGCGATTTCCTGTTTGTGACTCTGCAAGGCATCCAGAACCCGGGCACCCAGAAGGTCATGGACAAGCCCAGTGGCCTCTCCGGCTTGACCGTTGGCGACCAGAGTGATGACGTCAGCAATAGGGGATAATTCTTCGTTCAACATGGGTAATTCTCCTGATATAGGTTAGTGCTGTTATTTATGTGTTTTGACTACTTGCCTCGTTTCTTGAATGCCTTATCCACTGCCCGATCCAACCCCGGCGTCAGTGATTCCGTAGGTTCCTCTGAGGTATCTACGGTGTTATCGACCGGTTCTGGTGCCGGGGCACCTGCTGCACCTCCGCCACCCGGTTGTCCAGGCTGACCGCCTTGCCCAGGTTGTCCCTCTTGTCCAGGCAATGGTGCCAAGGGCAACTCACCACGTTTAGTCTCTTCGTCTATCTCATCCAGCATCTCTTCAATTTCTTTGTCGTCAAACATGAGCACATGTCGCTTGACCCAGGTATTCGAATAGTAGGTGCCAATAAACGGTTGAACCTGCATCAGGGTCGCAATACGTTCCCTCAGCAATTCTGAATCACGAAGTTCGGTGAAATTATTATCATTTTTATACTCATAGGTCACATACTCACGAAAGTCACTCCATTCCTCTTGCGAACAGACCCCAGTGAGGACAAGGTCTCTTGCCAATGCTTCATCGAAGACCCGAGAGAATTTGTTGCGAAGTCGTAGGACGAACTTATGGAACTTGACCTCATCTCTAGTCAGTTCAGCGACACGACCAAGACCCTGGAGGCCACCTGTACCACCTGATTGGGAATCGAGTCGTCCGATAGGTACGTTCAAAGACTTGTAGAGTTTCTTTTGGAAGTATTCGACGTCCTCCATTTTACCTAGGTTCTCTCCACCAGGTAACGTGGTGATTTCAGTACCCTTGGAACCTTCACGGCGAGGGAGCCAGAAATCTTCCAACATAGAAAGGTGCTTGCGTTCATCGCGGAGTTCGCCGGTCGATGCATCATAGACCAGCTTGTTGCGATACTGGGTCATGATCTGCTTGAGGTATTGTTCAGCTTTGGCTTTGGGTAGGTTGCCCACGTCGATGTAGAATATGCGGCGTTCGGGGGCGCGTGATAACCGATAGATCACAACGGCATCTTCGATCATGCGAAGTTGATTGAGAGACTTGATGGCCTTGTGTAGGTATCCAATCACCATCACGGATTTGGCATCCAGCAATCCAGATGGCACGAACACGATGGAGTCTGGGGCGATACGGGTACCTTGATTCACACTTGCGGTATAGGCTTGAGCGGTGAGACCGTTCTCGTTGTAGACGTAGTATTCGCTGGTCGCACGGATGATTTCGATACCACTGCGAGGGTCGCGGTCTTTGAGGATTTCGCGGACCTTGCGAATTTTACGAGGATCGATATAGCGGAGTTCTTGGATACCCTCTTTGGGTTTTGTGGTATCCACGACGACCTGGAAATACAGACGACCATCGACATACCAACGCTTAAACAGGTCCTCACCAAGGTCCTGGAACGACAGCATGGACTTGATCTTGTCAAACGAGTCGATGATTTTCTTTTTGATGCTCGCGGGGACATTGAGTTTATCGAGGTTCAGACCAACAATCTCACCATCTTCATCTGCAGTGACCGCTTCGGTGATGATTTCCTCAATCGCTTCAGAGCATTCTGGGTGCAGGGACATTTCACGATATCTTGTGATGAGTTCCAGTTCATTGCGAACCGAACCCTCCAGGTCCACATACGTCCCTGTGTACCCGCCCTGGGTTATCGTGACGGCTCCGTCATCCAACTGGGATTGTGGGATAACTAGATTCTGCTTGGCGGGATCTTCTAATTGTGTTATTTCAGGGGTTTTACCTAATGAAAACCCGAAGAGACGAAAACTCATGATATATTACTCACTTTCTTCATTTTACAATTATTAAAATGGTGACGTTTCATAGCACAATGCCCACCTTCTTTTCCGCAATTAGGACAGGTTAACCTAGATAAATTTTGTAAGGATGCTGATCGTTTCCGAAGAGTTTCGGGCGAGCAGGTCGCACCATTACGAGTTCCTGGTTTTCCCATGCTAGCTAAACTAATAGCTCTTTTATGAGCCGGGTCCATCTTGAACCCCTTAGGTCTGGGAGCACCTCTGGCTTTCCAAGCCCGCAAAGTGGCTTCGTCTTTTCCTATTCTCCCAGATATGGTCTCATAGGCAATTAGATCATATGGGTGTCGATTCAATTCAAAAAGAAAGAGGTGGGCTTGAGCGTGTTGCTCGGTGGTGAGAACCACAAGATTATCAGGTGAGTTGCAACCGCTAAAGTTTCCGAATCGTCTCTTCCATTCATGGCGAGGAATGATATGGTGAACATTATCCATAATAAATCACAAACGGGGCGCCCGAGGACGCCCCAATCCTATTATACAATGACCGTGTTATCCTTAGATGTAGAAACGAAATATTGGTATGCAAGTGTCACGCTGTATTCTTCGATGGTATCATTGCTGCCCCAATCCAGGTCGATCTGTGAAATATCCACAGGGAATATACCTTCGAAGGTGTATTGCTTCAACACGTCACCGGTCTTGCTGTACTGCTTGACCAATCCCTGCGTTGAGTACCCTAAGGAATTTCCGGCCCAGAGGTCGCGCACGTTGCTGACATGACGGTTGATGCCATTCATCCACTTTTCAAATGCGTTACGAACCGCAAAATCTTCATCGTTCAAGATTGATAAGGTCCACTCTGGGAATGTGCGGTTTCCAGCGAGCTTTGTTTCACGACCAAAGTAGAACACCGGCACGTGCCCGATGGTCGAACCTGGAAGCGAAGCGGTCTTGCACATAAAGGTCAACTTTTTGTTGGCAGCCCCTGGGTTAACGGCTGTTGGGAATGTCAGTTGTACTTCGAATAGGTTTGGGCGTGCGCCGTCACCCTGCATTTGACTTCGGAACTCAAAAACGTTGAAAGCCATATTAGACTCCTTTACTTACAGACTTATTTATGCGACTCTTTCATCCCGATATTGTGCTTAGAACTTTCCTACGATTTCGTCAAACGAAACCCCAGTTCTTACTGCGATAAAGTTTAATTGGATATAATTTACACTGCGGGCCGGCTTCACATAGATGTCACCAACAAATTCATTACGATCAATTACTTCAGGAGTATTGTTGGTACTGTCAGCGACGACTCGGTAATCAAAAATACCTCGACGACCCTGCACGTCACGAAGGAACGGTTCTACTAATGCGAGGAACGCTGCGCGAGTGAATTCGTCGTTGAATTCAAAGAGCGAAAACTTTGCTGCACGAGCAATCGACTTCTCCAACACGATGAACAGACGGCGCACATTGATACGATCAAATGCTGAAGGCTTGCTCAACAGGGTCTTGTCACCATAGAGCACGGTGCCATCCCCAGGGAATGTCACGACTGGGTTGATCCCGTTCTTGTAGAGGGTGTCACGGAAATTCTTGCGTGGGTTCCAAGCAAGCTTCACAACATTCTTGATCTGTCCACGATCAAATCCACCTGGTGAGAACCATGGGTCTCTGGTGGTGTCTGTGCGAACGCAGAGTCCCGCAATGTCACCGTTCAATGGAAGGTAACGATAGGTGTCGTTATACTTGTCATACTGGTATTTCCAACCACTGTCCAGAACCCCATAGGACGTCGAGGACAGGGTATTGCGATAGGTCACAATGTCATCAGCTTCAGAATCCACATTGTCAACCACAGTCGCACGAGGAGGTGATAAGAACACCACACAATCCTTGCGGGCGAGTGCGATGTTGTCGATGATGTAGTTGGCGAGTGTTGCGTCAGTGTTTCCTGTGATCAACAAGGACACATCAACGGTATCTGCATCGGCATAGAGGTCCCATCCACGTTCCAAGTCTCCAGTTGAAACCGTTTGATCGGCCCCACCAACCAATGACAGTCGTTCGGCCACCGTGACATCGGTGAAAATGGTGCTGAGAGCGGTATTGCCCCAGTTCGTGCCAAGAGGATCGTGATCTCCCCAGTAAATCCAAACAGACTTGTTGAAAATTACGACTGGGTAATAAATTGAAGAGCCATCGCTTTGCTTGGCATCCGATGCCTTGGATACGAATGGGTATTTCTCAAGCACGATGTCGGTTGAACCGGTGATACCACCATCCTGATCAACGACAATGACGTGAAGTTCGTCGCCTGATCCGAGTCGTGAAGAAACATACTCTGAGGTACCTGGGGCGCTGTCAAACTCATCAGCATATTCCCACTTTCGAAGAATCGAAACGTTGGAAGTAATCGCCGTGGTTAACCCAGCGGCTAGAGTGATATAGGTTGCGTTTGCTGAGGTCACCGTGATGTAGGGGTTGGCATCCAGCTTGACCAGGTCACCAGGTCGCACATAGGCGGCGGTGTTTCCCGTTGTAGGAATCGTGGTGGCTCCTGCACTGGATGTTTGTGCGTATTGTCCAGTTTGAACTGACACGTTGCTTGCGAACACATTGGCAGAACCGCATACCGAAACCTTGAGATTGTTTCCAAGGGCTCCTGGGTAACGAGCAGCGAAAGAACCAAAGTTTCCTGATCCATCGAAGTAACTGTTCTCATAGACCACTTCATTCGTGATCGACAGTGCGGCACCCGCAGTCGTGTTAGCGACAGCATTCTTCGAAAGTGTGTTGGCTGCACGGGTGAGGAGAAGATTGTTTCCATAAGCCAAAAAATTGGCACCCGTAAAGAATGACACAAAGGTATTGGAATCGGGCTTACCGAATCGTGTGGCTAACTTCACTTCCTGGTCTATTGAGATGCGGGTATCCACGGGTCCCCACACAAATTGCCCGACAAATGCTCCTACGGTTGTGGAGACGGTAGGAACTATTGTTGTAAGGTCGACCTCTGAAACATTAACGCCGGCGCTCAACTGGAAAGCCATGGGTGATCTCCTTGCTTTATAGGAACAACAAATTATAGTGGTCGTATGGTAAGGGTTTCCTTCAGTCTATTTATGATTCTTGCTACCTATCTTTCACCTCTGCGGATATAGTCATTGGACTTGACCCCGGTATCCCCTGGGTACATTTTGTTGGCCCTAACCCAGAGGTCATTGCCTTCGACAAAGGCATCCTCCTCCAGTCCATTATCAATCAATCCAAAGGGTACCAGGTCCTCATCGATACGCGAATTTTGCTCATCCTCAAGGGCTTTTCGTATATCGACGCCCATGCCCTGTGATTCGCGGATATACTTCTGGGTCATCAGCCAGGAAAACATAACCAGGCACATCACCAGGTCGTCATGGTACCCCTCTTCGGCCTTGTATGTCTGAAGTTGCTGGGTGAAGGTGGACAATTCCGAGATGGTATCAAAATCGGTCACCAAAAGCTTGTCCTGTTCGATAAAGGTCTTAAGGTTCAGGCACCCAATACGCTTCACAGATTCCGTCATGCGGAGGCCCAGGCGCATCTGTTTTTTGAAACCACCGCTGATCTTGGCACCTTGTGAGCCACTTTTCATGGTGGATTCGAGCTTGAAAATGTTCTCATACTCCAGGTCATAGTGTAGCAGGTCGACTACCTGTTGCCCGTTGTCATTGATCTCCACGAGAATGAATGCATGGTTGTACCTAACGGCCGCGTTGTAGAGAAAGTTAGGTAGGATGATCGGTGACACCGTGTGGCTCTTGTAGCGGGCGACACACCTGTAGGGTATGTTGGTGATGTCTATGACCCAGAATGCTGAGGCATCTTGGTCCAGTCCTCTCGCAGGGTCACAGGCAATCACGTAAGTTCGGTTTTCTTGTGGGTGCTCGTAGACACTCCAGTCGTCCTCAGTGTAGATGGGTTGTGTCATGGCCAGTGCGGCCAACTTTTCACCTGAGATAAGGGTACCAGATGAACCCAAAAATTCACAGAGCACCTCTTGCCGGAACTTGACGGGCCCCAGGGCTCGCTGCTGTTCCTTGAACCAGGCTTCGTCACGAGTAGGCACCGCATTCCATGGGTACATGATGGGTATGAAGTCGTTGGCTCCACTGGTCGCTTCGGTCCAGAATTTATAGTAATGGTTCATCCCAAACGGCGTTGAGGCAATCAGAATCTTGGTGTCCTTTCCCGATGAAATCGTGGGGTAGATGGAGGTGAAGAAGTCCTCGGCGATGTTGTTGGGTACGTGCGCGAATTCGTCGAGAAACACGATAGACAGCGAGTAACCTCGAATGGCACTCGAACTCGTCGCTGCAGCGAGGATACGCGAACCGTTCTCCAGGGTGATCGACCGTTTGTTCCACTCAGCGATACCCTGTTGGAGCCACAGTGGAATAAATTCATACATGAACTTGAGGCGACCTAGAATTTCTTGGGCCATCTCGGCCTTGTTGGCGAGGATTGCACAGACCTTGTTGTTGTTGAACAGGATGTACCACACGAAGAAGGCCGCGGTGGCCGTCGATTTCCCCATCTGACGAGGGAGCTTGACGATGACCTTGCGCTCGCAGAAGTAGGTCTCAATAATTTTTTCCTGGAAGTCCCACATGTCAAAGGGTATGACACCTTTATCGACATGAACGATCTTGCAGTATTTCTTGATGAAATACACCGGGTCCTGGCTGCACTTCACCCATTCAGACACCTGCTCTTGAGTGAACGGCACCTTGACGCCGACCTGCTTGAGTTTTGGATTCTTGAGATAGAATCCATTGGGTACCGGCTTGACCTTGAAGCTGAAGGCGTTGGGTTTCTTTTTAGGTGTTGGCTGCATTGGACGCACTCACGGTGATGGTATTGGCCTCGCGTTCGGCTCGCTTGCGTCGAACCAGTTCGCTCAGTTCGCTGGTTGATCCAATGAACACCGCGTTCTCAAAGTGGTTGTGAACTTCACCACCAGCTTCTTCGGGTTGCGAGAGCACCTGCTCCGACTGATGGCTACCCATGAGGTCCTGCTGCATCTCAGCGAGGGACCGTAGCATCTGTGTGACGACCTCGTAGGCTCTGGGTTTCCCTGAGGCCTTCGCAATCGCCAGCATCTCTGTGATCGCGGTGGACAGTTGCGCCATCGATTGACGGATGTAGGTTCGTGACTCCAGCGCATCCTGTTCGACGGAGTTGTTCGCATAGTGCGCGAGGTTGGGAGGCTCAATCGGTGTGATGTCCACCCACGTCTCAGTTTGACCAGCGGGAATTTCTACGTCGAGAATTTCATTGAGTTTTGTGTCGCTCATGATCTAGTCATCCTCTAAGGTATCGTGTCGGGCCACTCGGTTATAACCGTTGTGAACCCATAGTCACTATCAGCGTTTGCAGTGATAGGATTCTGGGTGATCCAAATTTCTGCATCCTTGAGGTTCGATACCTCGACGCTCTGCACAGTCCAATGCGCCCCAGTGACCAGACCCCAGACCTCATCGTTGGCCTTGAGTACCCCTGTCATGCCTGACAGGATCAGCGTGTTGGAGGTGTTGCTCCACGAGTAGACCACCCCCGTCACATCGTTCTCTGGTTCCCGCACAGCCTCCAGGTCACGATAGTCTGTGATACCCCCTGTGAGCATGACTTTCTGGAGGGTCTTGTTGTTGACATCGGTATACAGGTTCGCATAGACACCACCGGTGATTGTGTTGCCTGTCTGGACACCCTTGATGATGGCAGTCTCAGCGACAGGTCCAAAGATATACCCCTTCAGCGTAAACTCAAGGTCCCAGGTAACGATGCGGGTACCGTCGGCCATCGCGCCCTCGTAATCCACCTTCTCGGTCACAGACTTGAGGATGATTGGCAGGTCCTTGATGATGTTGAGTTCCTGCGAGACCTCCGCGCTCACGGTGTAGTCAGGCAAGAAGAAGGGAAGGATCTGCTCGATGATCTGGAGACCATCGGTGATGTTCCGCACATACACCGAGACACCAAATTCAAAATTGTAGGGTACCCCGACGTACTGGGTCTGTGGGAACGCACTGTTCGCGGAGTTGGGAACCCTGTGCCGTATGGTGGATTCCTGCTTACGTGTTTGGTCATACGTCAAAGACAGTAGTTCAAAACTCATACGTGGTACTGTGGTCAGGATGGACTTCGTGAGCGACGGGTCCGTGCGGAGACTGGTTAGCCACTTTTCTTTGGGCCCATAAAGAATCGGTACCTTCTGGCGTTCCTTCTCTGTGCCCACAGAGGTCTCGCGGACCACGAAGATGTCATTGAATATGGAGCCCATGAGGACGACATACTTCCTTATCGTGTTGTGAAAAAATGGTCTGTGCCCCAGCATCGTAGTCCTTTATGGGTTTCCAAACGGATTGGTTGCGTCGAAGTCAAGGATCGCGTTGCTCTCGGTCTCGATTTGCTTGTTGTCACTAGGATCTTCAAACTGTGAACCCGATGGTGTATCCGTGTCCAACGACGACATGATCCACTGTGCTCCTGAATTCGCACCCTTGACGTTCGCGGTATTGGCGAACAGACCATTGACCAGGTAGATCGACAGCGTGGTGTTCGCTGAATCCCAGGTGTGCGCTGTACCGAACGCATTCGCATACGCAATGTTGGCACCCTGAAACACCAGTTCACTGTTGGCCACGTCAAAAGTCCCAGTGCCCGTTGAGAGCACAAGGTTGGTGAGTTGATAGTTCTCAATGATTTCTTCATCCACCTCGGATACCCCTGTTTGAATCTGTTCGTTGCTGAACACAAACTGTTTGAGCTTGAGCGCAAACACATTCACATTTCCCCCGCGGCCTCTTCCGAGAGTGTGGAATGCGGCTTGCTGGTTCTCGTGCTCAACATGCATAATCTCAAAGAAATTTTGGAGCAGCGGTACATACACCAGGTCACCTTCGCGTGGGCGTACCATTGAGGGGATGGTGAACTGAAAGCGTCTACGAGACACCAGTAAGGTCATCTCGTCGCGTATTTCGAGACCAAAGCGAGTGATAAGGTCCTGTTCGCCCTCCATACCCAGCACATTCTCAAGGTACATTTCAATGGTGTAAGCGGAACCAAATAACTTCAGTTGCTCCTCACCCATCAGAGGATCAATTTGGTCCCTGGACTCTCTGGGCAGATAGTAGACGTCCATGCCGTGTATTTTTAGGGACTCGATGACCAGGTCTTCAACGAGCAATTGCTCGGAGGTAATCTGTTCGGGGAAAAACGAAAAGTAGTGATTCGTGCTCATGTTATCCTACGGGTTCGGTTCGCACATGCTTTTTGGGTTTGCCATCAGATTCTGCATCTTCTGACTCTCGCGTGAGCACCGGGAGACAGACCACGGTGATACTCTCGACACCTGAAATCTTTTTGACTTCAATATCCTTGGCCGCACTGATCGCCACCTGCTCTGCAATTCCCAGGCAGGTATCCTGCCTCGGAAATTCATCAAGCACCACAATCATATTCACGTTGGGAGTTGTGGAGGCTACGAGCGCCCACATAATCCAACTAATCACAAATTCTGTCATGAGAAGGAACTTCCGCAACCACAGGTCGTTTTGGCTTGGGGGTTCTTGATCTGGAACCCAGCGCCCATCAGGCTATCGGAATAGTCTACAACGGAGTCTTGAATCAACGGGAGCGATTGTGGATCAACAATCACCTGGATACCGTCTTTCTCAATGACCGTATCGTCCTCACTGATCGTGGGTTCGAGGGCCATGCCATAGCTGTAACCGGAGCACCCGCCGCCCTTGACGTATATTCTGAGACCCAGGGCATCTGGTTCGTCAGCTATGAATGCCTTGATTTTGCTGGCTGCTTCCGGTGTCACGGTGATCATATTGAGACCACCTGTTTCTTCTGGTAATCCGCCAACGCTGCCTTAATCGCATCCTCTGCGAGCACCGAACAGTGAATTTTTACGGGTGGCAGGTTCAGTTCCTGCACAATGTCCGTGTTCCTGATTGTTTGCGCTTCCTGAACGGTCTTGCCTTTAAGAAATTCTGTGGCAAGACTTGAGCTGGCTATAGCAGAACCACAACCAAAAGCACGAAACTTGGCATCAACTATTACATCTTTGTCGATTCTAATTTGGAGTTTGAGAACATCCCCACATTCAGGTGCACCCACTAATCCAGTTCCTACATCCTTATCATTTTTTGGAAGGCTTCCCATATTTCTAGGATTATTGAAATGGTCGATAACTTTACTTGAATAGGACATCAGACCCTCTTCGCCTTCTTTTTATCCATCCTAATTTTCCGGCTTCACTTGTTTTTTGTCTTTCCGATGTGTTTTCATATCGCAGCTTCATTCTTAAACTCTGTTGTTGTCTTTCAATTGGGTCATCATATCGTTTTTTCCCCGCATCGCTACGATTTCTGATAGCCCTTTCGGTGTTCATAGAATCTTTTATTTTCTGACGTGTGTTTGGGTCTGACCAAGCCCGTATTCCAGATTCCTTTAATTTCAAACAAATTTCCGGCTGGCGCGCCCGTCTAGCTATTGCAATCTTCCTTATCTGATCTTTGGGAAGTGGCTTCCCGAAATATGGATGCCCCAAACCGGACTGAAATCCTTTTCCCCCAATTGTATTGTTATACCATTTAGGATCAGATACAACATTCCATTTTTTTGATAAACTCTCTTCGACATCAAATGCTTCCTGATCTGTCGAACATTCAGCGACTACTTCTCTAATGAAATTATTTTTGCCATATTTCTTAATTGCGCGTTTTATACCTAAACCGGAACCCAAATAATCAATCCTTTTCCCGCTATGCTTCCCCAAGTATTTCTTTCCATTAACTAGATTAGTGGTCACATAGACAATAGCAGGCATAGTATTATTTCCTAACCAATATAAAAATCGTTCGGCAAAACCGACAATTTGAACATTTCCTCTTCAAGTTCCTTGATCTCTCTGACCGCTTCATCGAAAATAATTTGTCCGTTCAGCACGATACCTCCTGGCATCTGCACGCCTCCAAATTTCTTGAGGTTGGTACCAAACTGTTTCTTGATCAGTGCGCTTCCATACCTCTTGAGCCATCGGTCATTCCAAACATCGCTGTTCCCTACTTGGTACACAGAGAGCCCGGTCTCTGTAGAGACCATAGTGGTTAAGACGTTCATGGTACTCGCATTGGCCAGAAAATCTACAGTGGTCGCAATGTCGCCTCCAGTGTTCGCAATGACAATCTCATCACCCCTGAAGAATGCGGAGTCGAATGTTGCACCAGTGCTCGTGATCGTGTTGGAACCTGCTATGGTACTCACTGTACCAGCAAAGTCGATTCGATCAGGATTCATGGTCGCATAGCACTCCATGACGACATAGGAACCCAGTTGTGCTGAGGCCTCCCAATCGATGTCCAGGTTCAACCGATTGCGGTGCCTGTGGAATCGGAACTGTGGGGTACCAGAAAAGAGGATCTGCATGGTCCGTAAATGCGACATTGTTATGGCATACGGCACGTAACTCACCGAAGTAAAATCATATAAATCGTGCAGGCGAAGCTGATACCTCAAGTCAAACATATTAACACTGGCTGCCGAATCATCGAATGGCATCACCGCTGTGACACCAATGATCCGATTGGGTATCAGGATATACTTGCGGTCCCGGTCCTGTTGAGTGATCCGGTGTTTCAAATAAGTTTTTTCTGAACCGTCGTACGCATAATCAAAAAAGAATTCCAGGGCTTCATCGATTCTATCCTCAACTTGATCGTCATCCACATTTATGTCGATCACGGGCCAGCCGTTATTGCGTTTGCAGTAGTCGATAAATTGTGCTCTGGTCGTTGGTATACTCATTATACACCCGTTCTTTGTTTGCAGTTGTCAAAGTGCCATCGTTTCATATTTCTATGCCCTCCTGATTTTTCGCAATGAGGGCACCGAACTAACATTTGTTTTCTTCCCTTTTGACGAGAGGATTTGGATAAATTTTGTTCTTTTGAATGTTTGACTCCCAAAGAATATTGATTACCCTTCATTCGTTCTGATGATTTGAGTTTCCGTTCTTTTGAATGGGAAATTCCTGTCCGACCTTTCATTTTCTCCGACATCAATCTCTTACACTCCTCGGATTTTTTGTGTCCAAGCCCCATTTTCTTGCCCATCATTCTAATGGATGCTGCTTTATTTTGTTCTGGGGTGCGCTTACGGCTTCTACTTGCTTCGGCAATAATTCGTTTGGTTTCCTCAGTGTGTCTGTGACCTAAGGCATACTTCTTTCCTCTTTTTCGTTCCGATTGTGCTAGACAATGTTCGGGTGTATGCTTATAGCCCACTATTCCGTCGCCACCTTTGGTTTTGTTATACTCTGGCTTCAGCCAAGCAATATACAACGGTTCAGCAACATTCTTCCCATAATCCCCATTCTCACCCATCTCCAAAATTTTCCATTCAAATGCACCAACACCATATTTCCTAATCGCACAGTGGAAGTGGGTCATAGAACCTTTACGAGCTAGGTACTGATGAGCAACCCATCTATTCTTTGGTGGATTCTCGCTTGTGAACCCAACATACCTTTCTTCGTTGTCCCTATTAGTTACCTGGTAGATCGTGAACATAGGTTTCCTCTGATTCTATTTAGTTGGCATAAATCACGATTCGTGCGTCCTGTCCGACAGCACCAGTCGCATCTGATCCGGCTCCACCTGCTCCACCATTTCCTGCGCTGGCGACCCAATCCACATCTGTTTGGTTCGCTGAAGCACCACCTGCTCCTGGGGTACCTCCTACAGTACCTTGAGTGTTGGTGATTGCGCGTCCTGTTCCACCTTCAACCATGCCACCCGTGTAGCTGGATGCTCCACCGCCACCGCCACCCGCTTCTCCTACGGGACCACCCTCGGCACCCCCACCACCAAAATATCCTGCCCCGCCACCACCACCTGCTCCGCCCGCATCTGTGACATTCGATCCACCTGCGCCACCACCAGTCGCGCCACCTGCGCCGCCACCGCCCTGGGTGCCACCGGCGTTCTGCCCACCATCACCACCAAAGTTTCTGCCGTCTACTTCACCGGCCTCACCATCCGATCCAGTTGTTCCTGTTCCACCTGCACCACCTGCAGAGGCAGTGCCTCCACCACCTCCGTTACCTCCTCCACCAGCACCCGTGGTTCCCGCGCCTCCCGTTGTGCCTCCACCTGCGCCACCACCGCCTCCGTCTTCCACGTTCAAGTTGGCGCCACCACCTCCGCCGCCACCGGCTCCAGCAGAACTGAGGTAGGTGGGTCCGCGCATAACATGCGTCATGCCACCGCCACCCGCACCATTGCGTGTCGCGGACGTCAGCGCACCACCAGCACCGAGCGCATAAAATAATGTTTCACCTGGAGTGACGGGGATCACGCCTTGAACGAATCCACCGCCGCCGCCGCCGCCCCCACCTGAGGAGACCGTGGAACCTGCGTGGGCACCACCTCCACCTGAGCCCCACATCTTGACAAAAATATTATAACAATCTTGTGGCACAGTATAAACGGTGTTTCCGGTGACACCAGTGATGACCGTTCTCACGCTGAATTCGATGCGCCGACCTGCGTTGAATCCTGTCTGTTGGGTACTAGGCAACATAGGTCTGCAACACTTTCTTGAATTCTTCCATCTCAATAGTCGGGAGACCTTTGAGTGTCAGAACCTCATTATACAGCGCGAATATGAATGTCGTCAAAAGAAACTTCTCATTACTGAAAAATTGTGCCTGGACCACTCGAAGCGTTCGGCTCTGGCGTTGCTCAGGGGTCTCTGGTGGCACAGGTACGTTGGGCTCAATGATATAGGTGATGATACAGTCCGTGTCGGTGACCTCCTGAGTGGTCCCCGCTTCGTGTTCGGTCCTGTGATCAAAGGGTGGATGGACCACCACGAGCTTGCGCCAGATGAGGTTCTTGTGGAGCAGGTCAATCGGCAACACCTCATGATCAAAAAAATCATGATAGTGGTGCACAATCAACGTATCGGCATAGAGACAGACATAGGGTATCATAGGTTCCTCTTAAGCATCCGTTTCGGCATCGGTGGTGTAGGTCAATTCGACGCCATGCAGTCGGGCATCAATCGCCATGGTATCACTCGCATTGGCGACTGAGCGCAAGACTTCCATGATGATCCAATCACCATCCGCAGGGGTACCACCAATCGTGATGCCTCCCGATGCAGGTGAAATATAAATGTTGTTCGCGGTACCACCGGTGTCACTGAACACCATTGGAGTACCGAGTGCTGCGTCACCCGCTTCGTTGTCACTGAACGCATGTCCTGCGACAGACCACGAGACTCCAAAGTTGGTCGCGGTCGTACCGTGAGACCAGACGACCTTTGCAGTCACCGTGCTCAGGTTCCACGAGTTGCCAAGCTTGAGACTGAACTGGGCTTTCTCTGAGGTGGTCGTATCATAGTCCAGGGTCTTGAACATCAGGATGTTGGTGACTGTTTGGAACGCACCGTTCGCTGCTGAGGCCCCGTTGGTGGTCGTGGGATACATGGCCCATGCAGGCACCCAAATGGTATGGAGACCCGCGGTGCCCGTAACGGTCGAAGCAATCGTGATGGTACTCGGTCCATTGGTGATTGTGATGCTGGTTCCGGCAACAAGGGTGTTGGCCTCCAGACGTCCTGAGATCGTATTGCCCATCAACAGAGTGCCGTTGGCGATGACGACAGGCGTCAGCGTGGTGACAGGTGATCCTTGGGGGTAGTCAAAGGTGTAGGTGTTACTCCCCGCGACCGCGGGGGCCGCGAGGTTGGAGAATCCCGAAGTGTCTCCTGCAATTCTCAGTAGAGCCATGGAGTGATCCCTTTATGGTAGCACAATAGGAATGTTGAAATCGATCATCGAGTTCTTGACGGCCAAGAGTTGCCCGGCCGTAATTTTTCCGGTGTTGAAGGCGTCGATCATCACCGCTGAGATACCAGCATTATTGTGTGACATCACAAACCATGCGAACCCTGGGTACGCGGCGCAAAACGCATTGATATTGACCACCGAGAGCGCATTGTTCAGCCAGCTACTAAATCCTTCATAATCAGGTGTCTCATAGGGGAGTGTTGGTGGTAGTGGTACCTTCCCCTCGCTGATCCAGGTCGTATAGGCTGTAAAGGCGATATTCTCTGCATTGGCGGTATTGGCCGAATTGTTTGTAATCAGAAGATGGTCAGCACGACGCTCGACCCCTGTAATCACACCGTTCGCCGCATTGGCCATGACATACTGATACGCACTATTGAGCACGTTCGCCTGAAATCCAGCATTCGTCAAAATGGAAATCGAACCGATACTGGCTTTTCCGTAGTAATTTCCATTGGCCGTGATCCCAGTGACGGAATTGGCCGGAAGAATACTCGCGGGTCCTGACCGCGACCCATCAGGATTAGCCTTGAGTTGGTAACTGAAGTAAATCATGATTGACTCCTCGAAGTGACTGTGAAACCAAATTGAATCGTTCCTCAAATCCGGTGACAATCCCTGCTTGTCTCAGGGCATCCATGTTGCCAGGTGACACTTGCCCACAGGAATCGATATCAACCTGTGATTGACGAATCAATCGGCGAATCCAGTAACCTTCTTCCGCATCCTGAAGTTGCTGGGTCGTGAATGTCGGAAGGCTCATGTAGATGTCATAGAGCGTGTTGAATTCGCGCATGGCCCCCGTAATCGCAAAGTTCATGTCATCAAGATCAATCTGCATCAATTCTTTCTCGTCGAGATCCGTTTCCTTCTCTATGGCGGCGATTTTCTTTCGTCGCTCAATCACAGCGCGTCGAAGGGACGACACTTTTCGTTGCATTTCGACCACGACTTGAAGATACTGTCTCTCGGGTGTTTCGTGTTCTCCCACCACAAACTTTCTCAGTTGATAATCGCTTCGTGGTTGACTAACGGCGTCAAACGCGGCAAAGAGCGCATCATGTTGTGAAATAATTTCTGGTAAATTCATTATAACCTCCTCATAGTGAACATTAGAAAATTCCAGTGCCGGCTGCAGCCAACCCGTATCGTGCCAGGCTCAAGTTCGCTCCAGAGACCGCTGCAGTCGTTTCCGTCGCATACGTGGTCCGGTCGGCCACAGCAGAAGGACCTGGATCACCTCCTGAGAAGAATCCTTTGGACGCATTACCAGCAGCGGAGGGCAACTGCCTGGCTACGCTCAAGTCCGCACCAGAGACCGCTGCAGTCACTTCAGTTGCATACGTCGTCCGGTCGGCCACAACAGAATTGGAACCTGTATGGCCTCCTGAGAAGAACCCTTTGGAGGCATTACCAGCGGCCGCAAGTCCGTTTCGCGCCACGCTCAAGTTCGCACCAGAGACCGCTGCAGTCACTTCGGTCGAATAGGTGGTCCGGTCGGCCACAGCAGAGTCGGCACCTGTGCCGCCTCCTGAGAAGAACCCTTTGGAGGCATTACCGGCGGCCGCCAGTTCGTTCCGCGCCACGCTCAAGTTCGCACCAGAGACTGCAGCGGTAACCTCGGTCGCATAGGTCGTCCGGTCGGCCACAACAGAATAGGTGCCTGTAAAACCTCCTGAGAAGAATCCTTTGGAGGCATTACCGGCGGCTGCCGGGTAACGCCGTGCCAGGCTCAAGTTCGCACCGGGGACCGCTGCGGTGACTTCAGTTGCATACGTCGTCCGGTCGGCTACAGCAGAGTCGGAACCTGCATGGCCTCCTGAGAAGAATCCTTTGGACGCATTACCGGCAGCCGCAGGGCCATCTCGGGCTACACTGAGGTTCGCACCAGAGACCGCTGCAGTGACTTCAGTCGCATAGGTCGTCCGGTCGGCTACAGCAGAGTCGGAACTTGTAAAGCCTCCTGAGAAGAACCCTTTGCCGACTTTTCGTTCACCCCCATTGACAACCCAACGGGTCCCAGTGACGTCATACATGAGGAAAATCGAGACATTCGCATACACGGTGACTTGATCTTCGTCTAACTGAAATCTATTTGCCGCCGTGGAGGTATTCGCCTCATGGTTCAATAGAAAACTATTTGCTCCAACATTATTTATGATGACAGAATTCGTCAATCCATAGGTCAGGCCACCTAGAGACCACACGTCACTGGTGTTGGCATTGATCACCTTGGCATTCGCGTACCCTGTGGGTGCCCAGTCATCGGTATCCACGGTGATCTGTGTCGGAGTAATCATCGGTGCCGTGGTGACGACATTCGCGGTATTCGAGGTCGTCTGTAGGGTGCCAGTCACACCGGGCAAGTAAATGTTCGTAGTATCGGCAACTGCATTTGCAGTGAGCGTGATCGTACCTGAGGTATTCCCCCTAAAAATAATGGAGTTCGCGGTGACTGTGGCTGTGTTGCCGTCGAGAATAAGACTCATTCGTTCCTCTTAGAAAATACCGGTGCCTGTGGCCGCTGTCCCGTCACGTGCCACGCTGAGGTTTGCACCAGAGACCGCTACAGTTACTTCGGTTGCATACGTGGTCCGGTCAGCCACAGCAGAATCAGACCCCGTGTCGCCTCCTGAGAAGAACCCTTTGGAGGCGTTGCCTGCGGCAGCGAGAATGGCTCGGGCCCCACTCAAGTCGGCTCCAGAGACCGCAGCCGTCGTTTCGGTTGCATAGGTCGTCCGGTTGGCTACAGCAGAATAGGAACCTGTGAAGCCTCCTGAGAAGAATCCTTTGGAGGCATTACCAGCAGCCGCAAGGTCGGATTGTGCCACACTCAAGTTGGCTCCAGAGACCGCAGCCGTCGTTTCGGTTGCATAGGTCGTCCGGTCGGCTACAGCAGAATAGGAACCTGTGAAGCCTCCTGAGAAGAATCCTTTGGAGGCATTGCCAGCAGCCGCAAGCAACTGCCGTGCCAGGCTCAAGTTTGCTCCAGGGACCGCAACGGTCACTTCTGTGGCATACGTCGTCCGGTCGGCCACAGCAGAATCGGCACCTGTGGAACCTCCTGAGAAAAAGCCTTTGAAGGCATTTCCAGCGGCCGCAGGTCCCTCTCGTGCTACACTCAAGTTCGCACCAGAGACCGCTGCGGTGACTTCAGTGGCATGGGTGGTCCGGTCAGCCACAACAGACCTTACACCTGTGGTGCCTCCTGAGAAGAATCCTTTGGAGGCATTGCCAGCAGCCGCAAGCAACTGCCGTGCCAGGCTCAAGTTTGCTCCAGGGACCGCTGCGGTTGTCTCTGTGGCATAGGTCGTCCGGTCGGCCACAGCAGAAACGGAACCTGTGTGACCTCCAGAGAAGAATCCTTTCCCAACCTTTCGTTCGCCACCATTTGCCACCCAACGGCTCAAGGTATTATTATAGGTCAGGAACACACAGGCATTCGCATACAGAACCACTTGGTCCTCACCTAAATAAAATCTATTCGCAGCCGTCGAGGTATTCGCTTCATGGTTCAGGAGCAATCTATTCGGTCCCACATTGAGTAGGACCACAAAATTCGTGTTCGCAAAGTCAGTGGTGCTGTGCGTCAGGCCACCCAAGGACCAGGTGTCGCTGGTATTCGCACGGATGATGCGAGCGTTCGCGTACCCTGTGGGTGCCCAGTCATCGGTATCACTGGTGATCTGTGTCGGAGTAATGTTAGGTGCCAGCACAGCCGCATCAGACCACGCGTCGATCAACAGGGTGCCATTGGCTGCAGGCAGAGTCGCCACAAACAGGTCTGCGTTCTCACTCGCAGACAGTGTGGTGTTCCCTGATGTGCTGCCTCGCAAGAAAATTTTACGTGCGGCAATGTACCCATCGCCACTGATTGTGATACCCATAGACTCCTTTAGAAAATACCTGTGCCGGCTGCCGCAGGTCCCTCTCGTGCCAGGCTCAAGTTTGCTCCAGAGACCGCCGCGGTTGTTTCTGTCGCATAGGTCGTCCGGTCGGCCACAGCGACGTCAATAGTGTCGTTGAACCCTCCAGAGAAGAACCCTTTGGACGCATTACCTGTCGCGGCCAGGGTATTTCTCGCCATCGACAGATTGGCCCCAGAGACTGCAGCAGTTGTTTCAGTTGCATAGGTCGTTCGGTCAGCAACCGCGGTAACAGGACCCACTGGGTCTCCTCCAGAAAAGAATCCTTTGGTTGCATTACCAGCGGCCGCAAGTCCCCATCGGGCTAGCGATAAATTCGCACCCGGAACTGCTGCAGTCGTTTCAGTCGCATAGGTCGTTCGATCAGCGACAAGGGACTCGACAGTATCGGTCGTGGTGCCTCCTGAGAAGAATCCTTTGGTCGCATTGCCGGCGGCCGTAAGACTGTCTCGTCCCACCGACAGGTCCGCACCAGGGACCGCGACCGTAACCTCGGTCGCATAGGTCGTCCGGTTGGCGACAACAGACGAGCCGCTGCCTCCTGAGAAGAATCCTTTGAAGGCATTACCAGCGGCCGCCAGAAGATTGCGTGCCACTGGCAAATTGGCTCCAGGGACCGCTACAGTCACTTCGGTCGCATAGGTCGTCCGGTCAGCCACAGCAGAGTTGCCACCCGCGAATCCTCCAATGAAGAAGCCTTTGGTTGCAGTCCCGGCCCCGGCAAGACCAGATCGGGCCAGTGACAGGTTGGCCCCTGAGACCGCTGCAGTCGTTTCAGTCGCATAGGTCGTCCGGTCGGCCACAGCAGAAGGGGAACCTGCGATGCCCCCAGAGAAGAATCCCTTCCCCACCTTGCGTTCCCCACCATTCACAAACCAACGGCTCGAAGGCACATCATAGATCAACACAACCTTGGTGTTGCTATACACGCTCACCTGGTCCTCAGTGAGACTGAAACGATTGACGGCCGCGGAGGTACTCACATTATGATTCAGCAGAAACGTATTCGATCCAATGTTGATCAACGAGACGCACAAGGTCGATCCAAACTTTAGGCCACCTATCGACCAGGTGTCACTGGTATTGGCGCGAATGACTTTTTCATTCGTATAACCTCCAGGTACCCAGTCATCAACATCAGCAGTAATTTGAGCCGGGGTGATCACTGATATTACAGAAAGCGTGCCGGGTTCAGTGCCCGTCATCAACGACCCATTGGCACCTGGCAGAGTGAGTGAGGTCGAGCCAGCCACAGAATTGGCTGAGAGGTTGGAGATGCCCGATGTGTCTCCTGCGAGAAAAAATGTGTTTGTGGTCACCGCACCCGTTATGCTGCTCAGAGTGGTATCCATATCACGCCCCCATTATACGATAACCCAGCGACTTCCCCCAGGAACAGTCACGATAATATCTGGGTTGAGTGTGATGGGTCCAGCAGAAATCGCGGATTTGCCTGTGGTAATTGTATAGTTACCCGTAACAGTTTGACCATTCTCAAAGAACACCGAATCTCCAACTACGGTATTTCCTATTGGTTGACCTGATATGTTGACACGATCCAGAGCAGCAGCCGTTGTGATTGTGATTCCCGATCCCGCAACTATGGTCAGGGTATCATTGGCTTGGTCTGCAACGACGTCGGATTGTCCAGAGACACTGACAATACCAAATCCATTGCTGCCAGCACCACCCGTAGAATCAATCGTGATCGATCCCTTTGCGTTCGTGATCGTGATATTGGTGCCCTGTGTCAACGTGGCACGATCAAATCCACCACTTACTGTATTTCCAATAAGTAATTGTCCGTTCGCTGTGGCACCAGAGAACCCTGTGCCTCCTTGGGCTTGGATCAAGACACCTGAAGTGATCGCTGATGCAGCAATGGCGATAGTCGTATTGGTGACCGAGGTGACGTGCCCCTTGTCATCTACAATAAACTTAGGCACCGTCGCGGCATCACCATGACCAGTTGCTACGACACCTGAGGTCGCATGAGTAAGTGCGATAGAGCCTTTATCGTTTGTAACGACGATTGGAGTTGTGGCGGTGATCGGGTTGACGTCGAAGCCACCGGAGACTGTGTTGCCGATGAGCAACGAACCATTGACGGTAATGGCCGTCTGACCAGTACCTCCTCTGGCAACCGCTAAGGTACCACTGGTGATCGCTGTAGCGGAAATTGCGATAGCCGTATTCGTGACACTTGTGACATGACCATTTGCATCCACAACAAATTTAGGAACTGTGGCTGCATCTCCATAGCCACTTGCAGTCACACCAGAGGCGGGGTGCTGAACCGTCAGTGTATCGGTGCCTGCATCAGTCGTCAGAGTAATACCTGAACCCACGAGAGTTATCGTGTCAGTATTGGAATCCGGTACGATATCCGATTGACCACTGACAGCGTAAATCGTGAACCCCGTTTGAACAGCCCCGTTGGCTTTTGTAAAGGCACCGTTGGCTGTATCTCTAGCAAACTGATCGGTCGCCGCTCCACCAGTGGCAGCAATCTCAATAGCACCCTTTGTGTTGGTGATAACGATACCAGAACCTTGTGTCAACGTATTGACGTCATAGCCGCCACTCACAGTGTTGCCAATAAACAATTGTCCATTCGCTGAGGCCCCAGTCCATCGAGGTGTCGCGCTATTGGATGTCAGCACAGAACCCACAACACCTAGAGTCCCGTTGGCGATCAATCCGTCTTGGAGTACGACAGTATCGCGTACCCAAAGATTTCCCGTAATGGATAATTTGTGCTTTGGTGAGCTATTCGCAATACCGATGTTGCCGTTTCCGTCTATCAACATCCTCCGCGTAACAAGGGTAGAATTATTTGCTGTCGTATTGAATCCTATGAGTGTGCCGTTGTTGGCCGCTGTCCAATTCTCGGCTGCAGCCATCTCTAAGTAGACTTTGTTCGGGGTGAATGCAGAGCCATTGTAGGCTGCTGCTCCGAACACAAACAATGTATCATTCTGTTGAACGGCCGCTGGGGTACCTGGTGTCCCTCTGGCTGCCTGTGTGGTGAATTCAGGATCAGTGGCGTCTCCAGGGGCCCCGCTGTATTGTGTCACGACAATGTAGGCGGCTGGAGCATTGGCCAGCAATTCAATGTCGGCTACAGGGTTATTGGTGCCGATGCCAATGTAACCCGCATCCGTGATTCGCAGTCTTTCAAGACCATTGGTGCTTGCTGCAATCGTATCGGCTGCAGGGAACCAGAATCCAGTATCAAGGTCTCCACGGTGAGGAATAGAGGGAGATGTGGCGGACCCATCAGAGAATGTGATGGCTGTATTGGTCACAGAGGACAAGTGACCTTTGTTATCAACGACCACTACGGGTATGGTGTTTGCATCCCCGTACCCGGTTGCGGTGACACCTGAAGTCGCGTGTGATACTATGCCTGTGGTGGAGTCATAATTGATTGGAGCAGTGTTGCTGATGTTGGCGCGAACACGGGCCGCTGTAAAGTATAGGTTGCTGGTGGATTCTGGGATGTTCGCAGTCACTAGGCGTCTCCAGGCGCCGTTATACCACCAGATTGGAACCGCTATGGTGGAATCATAATACATGTGGCCGTTAGATGGCACCGGAGGACGTGCGGCCGTGGTACCTATTTGCTCTGGTATATCTTCAGTGCGAGTGATACCAGCAAAAAATGCTTGTGTGGCACTAATTGTTGACGTTCTCGCATCAAATCTTCGGTATTGGAGAACGGCAGATGCATTGGTGGATACGAAAGAATTGGCTGCTATATCCGACCTAGGTCCGGCATAGTTCACAAAGAATGTATTTGCATTGGCCCCTAGACCCACGCAATTGGCATAGAGAACACATTCTTCACCCAACCATATCTCTGTTAAAGTATCTATCGACTGGAATACTGTTTGTGATGAGTTACCACCTTGGATAGCTGCGCGATGAAGAATAGGTTGATTGACAATTGTAAAGGCACCATTGGCGTCGGTTGTTCTTCCAATTTGCTGAACACCACCAGCAGAATTAGATAGAATATAAATCGTTTCAAAGAATTGTACCCCAGATATTGTAGCGCCCTCAAGGAAACGGATGCTAGTACCATCGCTGTAGCTACCTAACCCCTTCCATCGTGTACCAAACTCGAAGGCCCAGGCGCCTGCAGGAATATCAAGATACGCTGGGTTGAATGGAGCCTGCTGCCAGAATCCTATCGTACAGACTGGGGAACCTGAGGCCACATAAGCGGCGTGAAGTGTGGACCAGGAGGTATAGACACCATTAGCCGCATAGTCCGAGTAAATAAACGCCATCTCATTGTTGACTGCGTTCTTGGCATAACGTGAAGTCGCAAACGTGATCGTATCGGTGCCCGCATCAGTCGTCAAGACAACATCCGCACCAGCCACCAAGGTCAGTGTATCGACGTTGGAATCGGCGACCACATCGGATTGACCGGCAATGGTGAGTGTAACAAACGCATTTTGTGCGGCACCATTGGCCTTTGCGAAGGCACCATTGGCTGTATCCCTTGCGAATTGATCGGTCGCCGCACCACCAGTGGCCTCTATGGTGATCGATCCCTTGTCGTTGGTGATAACGATACCAGTACCCTGAGTCAGTGTATTAACGTCAAATCCACCCGAAACTGTGTTTCCGATCAGTAGGGAACCATTGACAGTGATCGCTGTTTGACCGGTACCACCTCTGGCTACTGCAAGGGTACCTGAAGTGATCTGTGTTGCGGAAATCGCTATCGCAGTGTTCACTACGGAAGTGACGTGCCCGTTGGAGTCTACTACAACCTTCGCTACCGTGGCGGCGTCACCATAACCACTTGCTGTCACGCCGGATAGCGCATGAGACACAATACCCGTTGTCGCATCATAATTTATTGGCGCGGTGTTGCTAAGGTTAGCCCTAATTTGTGCTGCGGTATAAATCGCCGTATTCGCATTAGCATAGGCGGCATTGGCGCGATCAAAGGCTGCGTTGGCTTGGGATTGGGCGAAAGCGTCGCTAGACGATATGGTGATTGAACCTTTATCATTCGTGACCGTGATATTGGTGCCCTGAGTGATTGGATTGACGTCGAACCCACCCGACACTGTGTTACCTATGAGCAGGGAACCGTTTACAGTGATTGCTGTTTGTCCAGTACCACCACGCACCACAGCCAAGGTTCCTGAGGTGATTTGTGTTGCTGAAATCGCTATGGAAGTATTGACCACAGACGTTAAATGTCCATTCGCATCCACCACTACTTTAGGTACTGTCGCTGCATCACCGTACCCAGATGCTACGACTCCAGAGGCAGGGTGCTGAATCGTCAATGTGTCGGTGCCTGCATCAGTCGTGAGGGTGATACCCGATCCGACGAGCAACAGGGTATCATTGGCTTGGTCGGCGACCACATTAGCTTGTCCAGCAACCTCTATGATCCCAAATCCATTAGCACTCGCACCACCGGTGGCTGCTATACTGATTGATCCCTTGTCATTGGTGATGACGATTCCGGTTCCTTGAGTGAGGGTATTGACATCGTAGCCGCCGCTGACGGTGTTACCTATCAATAGTGAACCGTTTCCGTTGATGGCGGTTTGTGCGGTACCTCCACGAGCGACCGCAAGGGTGCCTGAAGTGATTTGTGTCGCAGAGATGGCGATGGCTGTATTGGTGACAGAAGAAATGTGCCCGGTCGCATTGGCGACAAAGACGGGAATGGTTGCGGCATCACCGTAACCAGAGGCGACAACGCCCGAATCTGCATGACTCACAATTCCGGTTGTGGCATCATACCTAATCGGAGCGGTATTGCTGATGTTGGCGCGAATTTGTGCTGCAGTATAGATGGCGGTATTCGCATTCGCGTAGGCCGCATTCGCCCGATCAAAGGCCGCATTCGCTTGAGTTTGTGCGAAAGCATCGCTAGAAGCAATCGTGATTGAGCCTTTGTCGTTGGTGATGAGGATATTCGTTCCCTGGGTGATTGGATTGACGTCAAATCCACCAGAGACCGTGTTTCCAATCAATAAGGAGCCGTTGACCGTGATGGCTGTTTGTCCTGTACCTCCTCGTGCGACCGCTAAGGTTCCTGAAGTAATTTGTGTCGCGGAGATGGCGATGGCTGTATTGGTGACGGATGTAACATGCCCATTTGCGTCCACCACAAACTTAGGTACCGTGGCCGCATCACCATAACCTGATGGTGTGACGCCCGACGCGGGGTGCTGAATCGTCAATGTGTCGGTGCCTGCATCAGTCGTGAGGGTGATACCCGATCCGACGAGAATCAGTGTGTCTACATTGGAGTCGGCTACAATGTCCGACTGTCCGGCGACATTCAGGGTGATGAAGGCATTCTGTGCAGCACCATTCGCCTTGTCTCTGGCATATTGGTCGATCGCCGCACCACCAGTGGCTGCGACGGTGATTGATCCCTTATCATTGGTGATGACGATACCAGAACCCTGGGTCAAGGTATTGACGTCGTAGCCACCGGACACCGTATTGCCGATCAACAAGGAACCATTGCCGTTGATCGCCGTTTGTGCGGTACCCCCGCGAACAACTGCTAAGGTACCACTGGTGATTTGCGTAGCGGAAATTGCTATAGCAGTATTCACTACTGAAGTTACATGACCGTTTGAGTCCACGACGACTTTTGCCACCGTTGCTGCATCGCCATAACCACTCGCCGTTACTCCAGATAACGCATGGGAAATAACACCAGTGGTGGCATCATAATTGATTGGGGCTGTGTTACTAAGGTTCGCTCGAATCTGGGCAGCGGTGTAAATCGCGGTGTTCGCATTCGCGTAAGCAGCATTGGCTCTGTCGAACGCAGCGTTCGCTTGAGACTGGGCAAACGCATCCGATGAGGATATGGTGATCGAACCCTTGTCATTGGTGACCGTGATATTGGTGCCCTGAGTAATCGGGTTTACATCGAATCCACCAGAGACCGTGTTGCCGATGAGCAGGGAACCGTTGACCGTTATAGCGGTTTGTCCAGTACCTCCACGAACAACTGCTAAGGTGCCTGAAGTAATCTGTGTTGCAGAAATCGCTATAGCAGTATTCACTACTGAAGTTACATGACCATTCGAATCCACGACAACCTTTGCGACAGTAGCTGCGTCACCATAACCCGAAGCGGTTACACCAGACAGAGCATGACTGATAACTCCAGTGGTGGCGTCATAATTGATCGGCGCGGTGTTCGAAAGATTAGCCCTGATTTGAGCCGCAGTGTAGATAGCGGTGTTCGCATTGGCATAGGCCGCATTGGCACGAGCAAAGGCCGCATTGGCTTGAGCCTGGGCAAAGGCATCACTGGACGAGATTGCAATTGAACCCTTGTCGTTCGTAACTGTGATGTTGGTTCCTTGAGTAATCGGGTTGACGTCAAAACCACCACTAACGGTATTGCCGATCAACAAGGAGCCATTTACCGTAATCGCGGTTTGACCCGTTCCACCTCTAGCAACTGCTAAAGTTCCCGATGTGATTTGTGTGGCGGATATTGCTATGGCCGTATTCACTACTGAAGTGACGTGCCCGTTGGAGTCTACTACAACCTTTGCTACTGTGTCCGCGTCACCATATCCAGAGGCCGTTACACCAGACAAGGCATGGCTGATGACTCCAGTGGTTGCGTCATAATTTATTGGTGCTGTGTTGGACAGATTGGCCCTTATTTGAGCCGCGGTGTAGATAGCTGTATTGGCATTCGCATAGGCTGCATTCGCACGATCAAAGGCCGCATTGGCTTGGGACTGAGCAAAGGCATCACTTGACGAAATCGTGATCGAACCTTTATCGTTTGTAACAGTGATATTGGTTCCTTGAGTAATTGGATTGACGTCGAAACCACCGGACACAGTATTTCCAATTAAGAGAGAACCATTTACAGTGATTGCGGTTTGACCTGTGCCACCTCGGGCGACCGCAAGTGTTCCTGAAGTGATTTGTGTTGCGGATATTGCTATGGCTGTATTCGTGACCGAAGTGACGTGACCATTGGCATCGACCACAAACTTCGGCACTGTCGATGCGTCACCATAACCTGAGGCGACAACACCAGACGCCGGGTGCTGGATGGTTAGGGTATCGGTACCCGCATCTGTCGTAAGGGTGATACCAGAACCCACAAGAATCAAGGTGTCTACATTCGAATCCGCCACGATATCGGATTGACCAGCGACGTTGAGTGTAATAAACGCATTCTGTGCGGCACCATTAGCTTTATCAAACGCACCATTGGCGTGTGCTCTCGCATAATCATCGGTCGCAGAGCCACCTGTTGCGGCAATCGTGATCGATCCCTTATCGTTGGTGATGACGATACCAGTTCCCTGGGTCAAGGTGTTGACGTCGTAGCCACCGGAGACTGTGTTGCCGATGAGCAAAGAACCATTGCCATTGATCGCCGTTTGTGCTGTGCCACCTCTAGCGACCGCTAAGGTGCCACTGGTGATTGCAGCAGCAGAGATTGCTATGGCAGTATTGGTGACTGAAGTGACATGACCAAAGGTATCAACAACAACCTTGGCTACTGTAGCCGCGTCACCGTAACCAGAAGCGGTTACACCTGATATTGCGTGACTGATAACTCCTGTTGTGGCATCGTAATTGATTGGGGCAGTATTGGAAAGATTGGCTCTTATTTGAGCAGCGGTGTAAATTGCTGTATTGGCATTGGCATAGGCGGCATTGGCACGATCAAAAGCCGCATTCGCTTGAGACTGGGCAAAGGCATCTGACGATGCAATCGTGATCGAACCCTTATCATTGGTGATGGTGATATTGGTCCCTTGAGTAATGGGGTTGACGTCAAAGCCACCGGAGACTGTATTACCTATGAGGAGTGATCCATTCACCGTGATGGTAGTTTGACCGGTACCTCCTCTAGCGACCGCTAGAGTACCTGACGTGATTGCAGCAGCAGAGATTGCTATGGCGGTATTCACTACGGAAGTGACGTGCCCTGTTACATCAACCACAACCTTCGGCACCGTAGCTGCATCACCATAACCACTCGCGGCGACACCCGATACCGCATGGGAAATAACACCAGTGGTGGCGTCATAATTGATCGGCGCGGTGTTCGAAAGATTAGCCCTGATTTGAGCCGCAGTGTAGATAGCGGTGTTCGCATTGGCATAGGCGGCATTCGCTCGGTCATAAGCGGCATTGGCCTGGGATTGCGCGAAAGCATCGCTAGATGATATGGTAATCGAACCTTTATCGTTCGTAACGGTGATATTGGTTCCCTGTGTGATTGGATTGACGTCGAATCCCCCACTCACTGTGTTTCCAATCAACAACGAACCATTCACCGTGATTGCGGTCTGCCCAGTACCCCCACGAACAACCGCTAAGGTGCCTGAAGTAATTTGTGTTGCGGATATTGCTATAGCAGTATTGGTGACTGAAGTGACGTGACCATTCGAATCCACCACAACCTTCGCCACTGTGGCTGCATCACCATAACCACTTGCCGCGACTCCAGAGAGCGCATGACTGATAACACCCGTCGTCGCGTCATAATTGATCGGTGTGGTATTAGACAAATTGGCACGGATTTGTGCTGCGGTGTAGATGGCAGTATTCGCGTTCGCATAGGCGGCATTGGCACGATCATAGGCCGCATTGGCTTGAGACTGCGCGAAGGCATCACTTGACGATATGGTGATCGAACCTTTGTCATTGGTGACCGTAATGTTAGTGCCCTGGGTAATCGGGTTCACGTCGAAACCACCACTAACGGTATTGCCAATCAACAATGAACCATTCACTGTAATGGCGGTTTGACCGGTACCCCCCCGTGCTACGGTAAGAGTACCAGAAGTAATCTGTGTCGCTGAGATAGCGATGGCTGTATTCGTGACCGAAGTGACGTGACCATTGGCATCGACCACAAACTTCGGCACTGTCGCAGCGTCACCATATCCAGAGGCCACAACACCTGATGCCGGGTGCTGAATGGTCAGTGTATCGGTTCCCGCATCAGTCGTAATCGTGATACCTGAACCAACAATCGTCAAGGTATCGGTATTCGAATCCGCTACGATATCCGATTGACCCGCTACATTGAGTGTGACGAAGGCATTTTGTGCGGCCCCATTGGCCTTTGCGAACGCACCATTAGCTGTGTCTCTGGCGAATTGGTCGGTCGCTGATCCACCCGTTGCTGTAATGGTGATGGTGTCGTTTGGTGAATCAGTGGTGAGTAGTATGCCTGTACCAGCTACGAGAATCAGGGTGTCTACATTGGAATCCGCCACCACATCGGACTGTCCAGCAATGTTGATCGTGACGAAGGCATTCTGTGCGGCCCCGTTAGCTTTGTCGCGGGCATACTGATCGGTTGCCGCCCCACCCGTCGCTTCAATCGTGATTGAGCCCTTATCGTTGGTGATGATGATACCGGTGCCTTGAGTGAGGGTGTTGACATCATAACCACCTGATACGGTATTGCCGATGAGCAGAGAACCATTGCCATTGATCGCAGTCTGTGCGGTACCCCCACGAACAACCGCGAGCGTTCCTGATGTGATTTGCGTAGCGGAGATTGCTATGGCAGTATTCACTACGGAAGTGACGTGACCATTGGAATCCACCACGACTTTGGCCACTGTGGCCGCATCGCCATATCCAGAAGCGGTCACACCGGATAGTGCGTGGCTGATGACACCAGTAGTAGCGTCATAGTTGATTGGTGCTGTATTGGACAGGTTAGCTCGGATTTGTGCGGCCGTATAGATGGCACCATTCGCTTTATCAAATGCCGCTTGTCCGGTGACATTCGCTGTATTCGCTTGATTGAATGCAGCGTTGGCTTGGTCACGAGCAAATTGATCTGTAGCTGAGGTCACATTTGCAGTGATGGTGATCGAACCTTTATCATTGGTGATAAGGATTCCGGCACCTTGGGTGATTGGGTTGACGTCAAAACCACTAGAGACCGTGTTGCCAATAAGTAATGATCCATTGACCGTGATGGCGGTTTGGCCGGTACCTCCGCGAACGACTGCTAGGGTGCCGCTGGTGATTGCTGCCGCAGAAATCGCAATGGCTGTATTTACGACCGAGGTGACGTGACCATTCGAATCTACAACAACTTTGGCTACGGTGGCAGCGTCACCATATCCTGATGCGGCTACTCCAGATAACGCATGACTGATTACACCTGCTGTAGGGTCATAGTTTATTGGTGCTGTGTTGGAAATGTTGGCGCGTATCTGAGCCGCTGTGTAGATGGCCGTGTTCGCATTCGCATAGGCATTATTCGCTTGATTATATGCAGCATTCGCTTGGTCTCGGGCGAATTGATCGGTCGCTGAAGTGACGTTCGCTGTAATTGTAATTGAACCCTTGTCATTGGTGACCAGAATTCCCGCACCCTGCGTGATCGGGTTGACGTCGAATCCACCACTGACGGTATTTCCAATTAGCAATGATCCATTAACTGTTATTGCTGTCTGCCCGGTACCACCTCTAGCGACTGCTAAGGTTCCTGACGTGATGGCTACTGCTGAGATAGCAATGGAAGTATTGGTGACCGAGGTAGCGTGCCCCTTAGAGTCTACGACAACCTTAGGTACCGTTGCGGCATCACCATATCCAGAAGCGACAACTCCAGAATCCGCATGGGAAACAACACCGGTCGTGGGCTCATAGTTGATTGGAGCGGTATTGGAAATGTTCGAACGGACTCTTGCAGCAGTGAACCAGAGGTTGCTTGAAGTGTTCTCCGCAATGTCATACGTGTCTAGGAGAACTGCTCCAGTCTTGCCTGCAACCGATGTGACGCCACTTGGTGGGAATGTGATTGCTGTATTGGTGATGGACGTCACATGACCACGGGCATCCACCGTGACCGTGGGAACATACGTGGTGTTACCATAGGTTGTTGCGGTGACACCGGAATCCGCGTGACTGATGATCCCTGTTGTCGCACTGTAGTTGATTGGTGCAGTGTTACTGATGTTGGCGCGGATTTGCGCCGCGGTATAAATCGCCGTGTTCGCATTTGCGTAGGCCGCGTTGGCTTGGTCGTATGCACCGTTGGCTACATCACGCGCATATTGGTCAAACGCCGATCCACCTGTAGCCACGATGGTCACTGAATTATTGACGTTATCGGTGAGAACCAGGATGCCTGTTCCAGCGATTAGCTCAAGCGTATCGGAAGGTGTTGTGGCAATGACATTGTTCTGCCCCGCGACGTTGACAACACCGAAGGCATTGGAACTGTCGGCTGTTGGATGGAATTCAAATTTTCCGTTGGCCGAGACATAGGTGAGCACGTCACCATTGGCAACTGGTGTTGCATCGACGTCTGAGAGTTCAACAAGACGTGTAGCTGCACCAGCAGGACCTGTGATAACCTTGGTAGGACCGCCTTTAATCTGGACAACTATGGGATCGAGTGGCATTATTTCTTTTCCTTACAATTTCCGAAATGATAACGAATCATATTAGGAAGTCCTCCAGTCCTTTTACAAATCAAGCAGGTAACCTTGATTTGTGGTCCCGTGTTTTTTCCGAGCATAGAGGTTCGTCTTTTTTCAAGGGTCTGAGGAGATGGTGTTTCCCCATCATGAATTCTGAGTGTTTTCTGTTTTGCTCTTCCTTATTTTTAACCCCTTTGCGACCTCTTCCGTTTTTGTTACCTAACATTACTATTTTCATTGTTTTGCTTCTTTTCTCTCGTTCTGCGGCTCCTTGAGTAAAACCCACTCTCCCTTCTCCACCTCGCGTTTTATTATATTCAGGGTTTATAACAGAAATCCAATAGGGTTCCCTAGCATTTTGCCCAACTTCAGTTTCCAGACCTTCCTCCAATACACTCCAAAGAAACGATTCGAAACCATATTTCCTGATGGCACAATGAAGGTGTGTCATTGATCCATTTTTGGCATTGCGCTTATGATCGGTCCATCGATTGAGTGGTGGATTCTGACTTGTAAACCCTACATACCTCTTTCCATTGACTGTATTAGTTACTTGATAAATCGTGAACATATCAGTGGGTTACACCTGGGGATACCACAGCTACCCCTTCGATCATACGTTGGACTACTCCACCCCCGGTGGTCGTCGTGGTGTCAAACACATAACGACCAGCCCTCAATAACCCTGTATTGGCCGCAGTCATACTCAGGGTAATCTGCCCGTTGGAGGCATCGGTAATAACCGTAGTAATGGTGTTGGAGTGTTCGGAGTAGAAAGATCGGCGTATCAGGGTGTTTGCAGCGTAACCTGTGAGGTTTTGGGCTGACCCATCGGCTTGTTTGACTGTAATAACCCGCGAAAAGTTCGCATGCTGCTCAATATTGATTGCGACATATCCAGCCATTGGTTACCTCTTGAAGTGTTCCCTCTATTTATGCGTCCGGTAAGCTAGAACGTGATGTTGGCCATGTAAAGTGTGTCCCCTGCTCCAGGAGGTGGCGCGCCGTTCCAATTTACAACTTGTATTCCATCGAGGGGCATGGTATGAGAGAGTACCGTATGGACCGTAAACCCACCAAAGGTGTAGCTCCCTAATGGTCCATGAGAGGTATCATTGACAGAAGATACAGTCAATCCATACATATTTCTGAGACCCAAATTGATACCGGCAACGGAACTCAGAAATTGACGACCCAAAAACTGAACCGCACAGGGTACCGGTGGAACACCACTAGACACGTCCGATGCTATCAGTGTAAAATCAGTCGAAGAATCCAAGGTGTGAACTCGCCAATCATCATCATAACCACCATAAATGGTTCTGCCCATTTGGTGGTATTCCTTAAAATTGCTAGAACCGTTGTTGTTCACGTAACTAATAAGGCATCTTTGATTGTACCCCGAAGGCAAAGCCAAAGAGGTGTCATTATTGTTGGTGTAGAGTTTGAACCAGAGGTCAGATGGTCCCCCTATATTTGATGAGACAGACCATCTGTCAGTTACTACATTATACATCCTACAATCCCCAAACCCATATGGGGCTGCATTGCCACCTGGATTATACCCCACGTTGGCCATCCATTGTTGCTGACCACCCGATATGGGTGCGCTATTCCCCCAAAAAATTATTGCGTTGGACTGCAGACCCAAAAGATAATCCCAGTCACCCTCCATCACAATATGGTATCGACCTCCTGGTGTTAAAGAAACAGTGGTGTCAAATATGAAACTGAGTTGTAGTCTACCTGAAACCCACCCGTTTACAAGAATGCTCTCTGACGTAGCGATACTCGATCCACTGGCGTTTCCACTACTATCACTTTGTATGCTGATCCATAAATTTCCATTTGGTGTCACATTGGTTCCCGATGCCAGTTGTATCATTCCAATGGGATTTGATGAAGAAGGAATAAAACTTTGCGAAACTTTCGTGCAATATCTCTGGCTAGGAAGACTGAATCCAGCAGCATCCCCTATTCGTAAGACTGCCGTGACACCGACACCCCCAAATGTAGTGGGTACCCATTCTTGGTTGATCTCTCTATTAAGAGTACGATGAAGAAGAAGGCTCTTTGCTCCGCTATTACTGTTGCGGATGGCCCAGACCTCATACCAGGTATTCGCGGCTTCTGCACTGTTGGAGTCTAGTCCACCTGCTCCCGAAACAGTGATATCCGCAACGAGACCATCCCACCCTGTGACGTATTCCCCGTCATTCATTACGATACCATCAACATGATTCAACAACACTTGTGAGTGTTTCAATGTAGGATGAAAATGGGTACCAATACGCAATCCAGAAAATGATTGAGTGCTGGATGAGGAAATCCACCGAGTCTTGAGGTTGCTACTTCCACGCACACTCAAGATTTCCCCATCATCTCCCACACCCAATCGATGGGCTGTATTGGGTGCGAACCCAACAAGCAAGTCACCCTTTAATTGGAAAATATTAGCTGTAAGATCAGGTCCCGAACCACCAGAGATATTCGCAATCGCATTGTCCACATATTGCTTTGAAACCATGCTGAAATTCGCTGTGGCATTTCCAGTGAAAAATCCGACATTGATGGTTGCGTGGGTGATGTTCGCGGTGTTGATGGAGGCCTGGTTGATCGTCGCATTGTTGATGAATGCCGTTCCAATATTTGCTGCACCAATGATTCCACTCTGTACCCTCATGGTTCTGACGTTCAGCGAATCAAGTTCGTAGATGACGTCGTACCCAGCATTGGGGGTGTTGTAGGATACCTCGCCTCCGGCGTTGACCGTATTGGCCACCACATGGACCTTGTAGCTAATCTCCGTTGAAGCAATCTCAGGAGCAACGTTCGCTGGAGGAGGGTTAGGATTTGAATTCCAAATAAATGGCATAACGTTCCTATAAAAGTTAAAAACTTACGGCAACCGAATAGAGACGTGAATCCACATTCTGCATTCGTGCGAGAATCACCTGGTCCTCGACGACCATATAATTATATGGACCCACAGACACACCACGGGTGGTTACACTTGGACCCTTCACGTTGGCGGTCACTGATCCTACAGAAGTCCCTCCTGTAATGAGCATATCAGTGCTTGACACACCACCAATCGGGCTAGGGACATTAGGGCTCGCATGAGCAGTCCACAAATAAAATTGAACCGCACATGGCACCGGAGGAACAAAGGTCCCCAAATCCACCGCTTCAATGAGTCCAGTAACCGCTGTAAAGGCTCTCCAATCGCTCGACACCGATGCAACGATTTTGCGGTTTTTTTGAACATAGGGTTTGAAGTGCCCGGCACTATTGTTATACACGTAACTAATGTGACACCATTGGTCGTAATTCACAGGTAACACAACCTCGGTGGCAGGAGTACCCTTCACAAATGTTTTGAACCAAAGGTCTGCAGGACCACCAGAGTCCGTGCAGCGTCTCCAGGTTGACGTTGGAATACGAAATTCATTGGCTCGACCATTTGTGTAACCACCAGCAGCAATCCCCCATATCGTTGTGTAGTTCACACCACTCACAGTATAATCACCTTGATACACTAGATGGTACGTCGTGCTCAACGACACAGATGTATTTGTGTCGAATAGAAACCGCATTCTGGCTTTATCTGTAGGGAGTCGTGCCACGTCCATCACACGGCTCGTCGCTAGTACATTACCACTAGGGAATCCGACATTATTAGCATCATCGGTCTCCAAGGTCACCCAAATCAACCCCGTTGGTGAACCCACTCTGCTAACCTCTACCTCTACGCTGGTCAATGGGCCGGCAACTAGCGGCACAAAACTCTGTGCAATCTTCGATTCACCTCCTGCGGCATTCCTCACATTTCTTCCGTTGTCTGTAGTCGTGACAAGCGACTGATCCAAAAGAGTTTCAGGTGCTCGGTGAAGGACCAGCGACACGACATCATTGGAGCTATCGTGAAGCGCATAGACCTCGTACCAATGCGAGGGTTCCTCCACACCTATATCAAGCCCGCCTGCACCCGATACCGTAATATCCGCAACAAGGTTGGACCACCCTGCTACACGAGAACCGTCATTCATAATAATCTCATCAGCCTGTCTCAAAAGTACCTGGTGATTTTTCACTGCAAGATTGTAGTGCGTCTGTATCCATAAATTATTAAAGGACGTCAAGCCAGCGACAGTCGCCCATCGTAGACCTGTGTTGGAGGTGCTATCAGCAATAAGTATCTGTCCATTGGAACCCACGGGAAGCCGGGCAGCAGTATTGGCTGCAATTCCTACTAATAAATCCCCTCGGGCATTAATGATATTTTGTAGGTCACTGCCTCCGGCGGGTACGTTGGCCGATTGAATATCGACATAATGCTTTGTAGCAATCTGTAAATTTGAAGTAGGGTCGCCTCCCATGAACCCATATTGGATGAATACATTGGTAAAATTTGCGGTGTTGATTGTGGCTCGATTGATACTTGCGGTGTTGATGGTCGCCGTATTGATCGTGAGTTGAGAACCATTCAGTGTCGTGACTCTCAGGTTCCTGACATTGAGTGAATCAAGCTCATAGACAATATCAAACCCAACATTAGGTGTGTTGTAGGACAGTTCGCCACCGGCATTCACCGCGTTGGCAACCACATGAGCTTTGTAGGTGATTTCGTCTGACCCAATGACAAATGGTGGTACCTGGGGTGGAGGATTGGGGTTGGTATTCCAAATAAACGGCATGTTAGTATTCCACCTCAGCGGTCCAGAAGGTTGTGGTAGACGCATGAGTACGAAGTACAACAGATTGGTGTTCCACAAGCACCGGTCCAAATAACATCTGAGAAGAGGCGGGTATATTCGCACATATCTGACCGCTCGACTCAATGACTATGGGGGTTCCTCCTGTTCCTCCCATATCCGTGCTGGACAAAGCCCCCACGCATGTAAACGTATGGACGCCACTATAACAACTCACTGCAAATGTCACAAGGCAAGGAACTGGGGGTACATAGTTTCGCATATCCAAGACTTCTAGTAGCCCAGTTTGCACATCGGTGGGGTTAGCACCCCCACCAAATGCTGAGTTATAGTTAATGTCCCAGTTATAATGAAAATTTGTTTCAATTTTGGTACCCCTTTGGTGATACTCCGACACGACGACACCAAAACCTCCGGCATTACCAGAGGTTGACATGTAACTGAGTAGACATTTCTGGTCATAACCCGTTGGCATCAATAGATCGGTGTTGAAACTTTCCACAAATGTTCGAATATAAAAGTCGGCGATTGCTGGGGCACTTGCGTTCGCTGATTGCCACGTATTGGTGTTCGCACTAAATTGTTTTCCTGTTCCGTTCGCAAACGCCTCAGTGGCGACTCCACACAACGAAAGATGATTCTCATTTCCGACAAAGGCCTGGGGATAATCCACATGAAAGACTCCCCAATAGGAATTCCCAGAAACGACGTTGGCCGTGGTATCAAAAACAAACCGAATTCGACCCCCAGTGGCATCAGTGGGCATTCGACCGGCATCCATGTATCGACTGGTGGACAATGGTACTCCGCTCGCATTTCCCCCAGTGTTCGCCTCAAGCGTCACCCAACAATTCCCTACCGGCGATCCCACTCGGAACATCGTCAGTTCTATCGATGTAAATGGACCTGTATTGGTGGAGACAAAGCTCTGGGCTGCATTGATACAGGTTGTGAGACCGACTCCAAGCGCATAATTTATTTTTCGGAACGCAGCGACGATGGTTGGCCGGTATGACACATCAACAAATCGCTCAATAGCACGATGCAGCACGAGTCCCTGGGCCCCGTTGCTACTGTTACGAACACCCCATATTTCATAGCATGTTTGCGCCTTAACGACCCCCGTATCTATGTATCCCACTCCTGATGTGGCGACATTCGAGGTAATCGCTGCTGTTAATCCATTCCAACCAGACGAAATGCGCGTACCATCATCCATTACTACCTCATCCACCGTCACCAATTCGACATGTGTATTTCTCAGTTGAGAATCAAAAGACGTTCCTATGTAGAGGCCTCGGTGTGTGGAGATAGACCCCCTGGTTCCAGTGCTCCAGCGCACCCCCGTATTGCTGTCACTTCCAGCGATCAGCACAGATCGATCTAATGTTCCTATGGGCAATCGTTCCGCGGTGTTATCCGCAATACCCACCAGGAGGTCGCCGGCAGCGATGATGAGTAACTGTAAATTTCCACCCTGTGGTACAGAATTCGCTATGAGAGTATCCACATACTCCTTCGTCGCAATCTGAAGATTCTGAACTGGGTGCACCCCCATTATTCCATTAGCGATGGTCGCACTGGATATGTTTGCGGTGTTAATGGTCGCGTTATTGATAGTAGCGGTATTGATGAATGCTGAGTTGATCGTTGCTCGGATTGCTGTGAGAGTTTGTGCGTGGAGATTTCGAACGTTCAGTGAGGGGAGTTCATAGATAACATCATACCCCTCGTTTGCAGTATTATAGGAAAGAGTACCAATGACTAGACCATGGACATTGACAGTATTGGCGACTACATGAACATCAAAGGAAACCTCATCCGGGCCAATGACCGGTGCGGGTACAACTGGAGGAGGATTTGGGTTGGAATTCCATATAAACATAGTGAAAGGTATTTATAAGTCACATTTAGAATGTGATCGATACTGGATAGAGCTTACCAGCAGCGGTCTGAACACGCATATTGAGAGCCTGATGCTCAACCCATATTGGAGGTGTGGGTGATATGGTTGTGCCTCCACTAGCCTGACACCACACGATACCTCCCAAGGTGTCTGCTATGGTAACAGCAGTCAGATCGATAGCATGAAGCCTTCCCAATGACATAGCCTGAGGACTTGCTGTTCCACCAACTATCATAAACATAACTTCAGCAGTAGTCGGAGGCAGGACAGTCGTAAGGTCCGACACTTCCTTCTCAGTACCTATAGATGCAAAACCCATCCATTGAGCAGTGAGGGGGCACATAATTTTCCTATCTCGTTGCGTAAATTCTCGAAGTTTTCCGGCCTGATCAGTGGCAGTATATCCAACCAAACACTTCTGGTCATACCCAGCAGGGAATGTCAACGAAGTGCTATTGGCTTCAACGTACTCCTTGAAAATCAAAGTACCTATACCAGGTGAGAGATCGACCCACGATGCCCCCGTATTCCCCTTCACCACTCCGTTGAAATAGTCAGTTGAGGAGGCTTCCAAAGTTATATGATTTGTGTCACTGGCTGTAAAGTCAGTTTGAGCAACAGCAAAATAGCTCGTTGTTGCGACCACGTTGGCTGTTACATCAAACACAAATCGTATTGGATAATGAGTTGTGATTACCATACGTGCCACATCATATTTTCGACTGATCGCAAGGGCACTTGCCCCGGGGTCTCCTGCGGTATTAGCATGAAGTTGTATCCACACATTGCCGGTTGGAGTTCCAGTCTTGAACATTCTCATTTCAAAACTTGTCAAGGGACCTGATACGTTCGCTACAAAACTCTGTGCCACTCTGACATTTGGGGCGGTGACTCGATTGACCTGCACTGTGGCGTTGTGCGCGAACTGTGCGACACCAGCAGTATTCTGATCAACATAACGATCCAAGGCACGATGAATGATGAACCCCTTTGTGCCATCTGAACGTTTACGAATCGCATAGATTTCATACCAGGTGTTCGCTAACATTGTGCCGGTGTCTAGGCCACCCACGCCGGAGTTTGCTGTATTGATAATCACACTCTTGTCTGTCCAACCTCTAACGAGTTCTCCATCGTCCATTGTAATTTCATCAACATGTTCAAGAATGATATTATTGGCGTTAGAATTTTTGAAATCGGTGACAGACGTCTGTAAGGAAAGACCACGAAAGCTCTGTGAAGGTGCAGTGTTTGACCAGCGCAACCCAGAAGATGTTTGAGTATCAACGATGAGTGATTGCCCATTGACACCGGATTGAATGTTCGTGAACGTATTGACCCCGTTACCAACAGGAAGATCCCCCTTCGCGGAGAATGTATTCTTCCAGACCACGTTACCACCAGCGCCCGTATCCGCATAATTCTTGGTTGCAATATGCAGGTTCGCAGTAGGGTTGCCGGCCATCGTTGGTGCGCTGGTGATTGCCGTAACATTCAACGAGGAAACATTGAGAGTTGTAATTGTGGTGCCTGTCATCTGTGTGATATTTGCCTGCCCAATGTTCGCAGCAACAATGTTCGCACTGGTGATGTTCGCAAATGAAGCATTCAAGATTCCGGTGGTCACCGTACCCACTGCTGTAGTGGTGATTGTTAAGGTTCCTATAGAGGCCGTTGTGAGGTTTGCAAATGAAGCATTGACAGTGGGTGCCGTGAGGTTGGAAATATTCGCAGTGGACGCGTTCAAAATTCTCACATTGCAGTTGTCTGTGGTGACTAGGGTGGCTACCAGAGCCTGGTGTTGAGAAGTTCCGGTGACCGACAAGGTCGTGATATTCGCAAACGAGGCGTTCAGGACCGCTAGAGTTAGTTCCGAAGCTGACAGAAACGATACACCCAAGGTTGTGATGTTCGCAGATTGAATATTGGCTGAGAAAATATTCGCTCTGTCATCCACTTGTAACAGTAAGGTGACGTTCGCATTGGCTGTGGTGATACGGGTCGCATTGAGGTCGGTGATCGTTGCAGCTACCACGTTCGCTACGGTCACGTTCGCAGTGGAGATATTCGAGCGACCAATGGTCTCATTGGTGACATTGGCATTGGAGCAATTCAAGATACCGACGTTGGCATTCGTTGACAATAATGTGCCAATGACATTGACACCGACATTAGCATTGGTGAAGGTCCACGTTGAACCCGTTTGAGATTGTGGTCCGTCTGTAAAATTATTACTCACACTAATGAGGGCAGATACAGCAGAAATCAACATTCCGAAAGTGTTCGCAGTTGTTATTTGTGAAATGCTCATAGTGTCTCCACTTTTATAACCTTAAGGCCTTTAGAATGTGCGTAGCGTCCTTTGGACACCTGGATCATATTACCCGCATTGAGTTCATGTGTTCTACAGAATTCCCTCATATTCGTAACAACTTCTTGCTTGCCATCAGGCCACCTAACACGGTACGTTCTTGCCATTGCCGCTGCATGTTTTGCTATACGACTGGGATCACTATGATTTCGTTCTCGTTGAAGTATAGATTTAGGAGAGGACTTAGCAATCGCACTCCTATGGGCTCGCACAACTGGGTTATCACAATGCTTCTTTATTCCCATCATACGTCTTGACCTCACTTCAGGGTCGGCCCATCCATTTTTTGCTTTTTCTCCTTGCTCAATCCGTGCCGCTTCACTAGACCATCGTCTCTTGAGTCCCATACTTAGCGCTAACGAATATTTTTCCGAACCTTGGTTCCAGAAAGGCGCCTCGTTATTGTGCATGTTATAATACTCTGGGTTGTTTCGTGCATCCACGGCCCCCAGAATCCAAGTTTCAAAAATATACATATCTTTTGCCGGACCACTACGCAGAACCTTCCGTGTAAAATCCTCAGGTCTTTTCTCATATTCTAGTGTCATTGGATTAGAGGAACACACATAACCATCGTCTGGTGAACCTTTATGGTATCCAATATATTTCATATTTTTAATATGATCGGTCCAACAATACACAAAAGATTCTTCCATACTATACCCCGTTCCTCAACACCGACAATTCATTCACAATTCGTTTCAATGAGGTCATTTCTTGCTCTATTTGTTCTAGACGAATTTTCGTCTCCATCATCTCTTGTTTTGACATAAGTGTGCGCCGGCGAGCTTCCTTGTATCTCGATAACCCCGATACATCGACACTCAACACCGCTTTCGATTCTATGTCCCTCACTAAATCGGGATTATTTTCAATCTGAACAATATTATTTAGCATGGTCCTCAAATCCTTATGAGAGAGAAGGCAACGCCACAACTCGGAAATCTCTGATGCGAGGCACCTTCGTGGTGTCCGTTGAAGTCATTACAATTTTTATCGCAAAATATTTGAAGCTCACGAATGACCCATATTGAACACGGTCCGCAGCGATGTTATCGGAGCCTGGGGCATGAACAAAATCCTTCCAGTCATCTTGGTTCAAGGATACGTTGGTGGCACCCCGAATAACGGTCATCAGTTGATAACCTTTATTGTCAAATACATCGACGTCGTCAGACGAGAGAATCTTATAGTAAACATAGATACCCGCATTAGTCGGCTTATAGGCCTCAAAGAATACACGGAAATCTCCGGCGTCCAGACCATCAGCAAGGGTGACCTTTCGTGTAATGTAACGAGCGTATGCCGGACCACCCGATGAACGATCCTCACCAACTACCTGCACGTTCGCAGTAATGGTGTTATTGCCCGTGATGGTCACTGTCGGAGTGGTGGTATATCCGCTTCCTGAGAGATCGACCACTACGTTGGCGAGGACTCTATTATTGCTATCGATTTGTGTGTTGGCAATATACGCATTAGCCCCGCTGCCACCTCCACCCGAAATCGTGACAGTGAGGTTTGCCGCAGTGATCCAATTGTTGCTTGAACTGATCACCACCAATGAATTGTTAGTCAGTGGCAAGTTATTGACAAGGTTCTCAATAGCCAACAATGAGAGCCGGTCCATATCCACAATAGGTGAAATATCCTCATTTAACGACGACAAGAGCAGGCGCAACTTGAAAGAAGTTGCAGTGCTCGTGGCCACCCGGCGCCCGATTGTATCATCGAAATAAATATTCTCATCCAACGGAATGATCCTATTTTCTTCCTTGACGCCTGTAGAAGTCGTGGAAGCAAACAACGCATTGATACTGGTATTTGGCAACAAGAGGTTACCTGATGAAATATAGAACGTATCCAGTGGCACATTGGCGCTAATAGCATTCGAAGAGGACAATTGAAATTCGATGTTCGACTGCACGCTGGTATCAAACTCCGCATACAGCAAGCGGAACGTCAAGTCCTCTTCCTGAATTGGGTTCCATGTGGTTGAGTTCTGTGACTTGAACAAGACTCCCAGGTATGGTTGCGAAGAGATGAGTCGTTCTGTGCCCAGTAACTTGTCACCCATTCGTGAGACGTAGACTTGGTACTTCACAGAATTCGCCATTAGGACCACGCAATACTCGGCCCCTTGCTGCAGGAACACAGGTCCGCTAAAGTCGATTTGTGTATAGAGTGTGCCATCATCCAAAGGATTCTCTCCCGCGGCGTTCACCGCAGCGAGGGATTCCTCAGAGCAAAGGTTGATATCACTGGCGTTGAGCACAACATCAGAACCAGGTATAACCTGAGAGGAATGTGGGAATCCATTGACCACAGGGCGTAACTGTATTTCCATTGGGATATTAGGGTCCGTACTCTTAATGAGCAAACGAATACCCGTAATCATGACACCAGATGGATGGAATGTCTGATCGACCAGGAATGTTTGGGCGAGAGGGTCCCAATAGCCGACTTGGATTTTCCCAACAACAGTATCAGTAATTTTTGAGGTAACAGTGGTTTTGGCTTGATTCAACACGGTGCGCTGAACAACAGGAACACGCGTCGAGATAATCGTATTTTCCAACGTCTCCAAGAGACCCGAAGCTTGATAGGTGACTGAACCGTTGGTTCCCGAACCTTCTAGGTTTCCAGAGAAGGAATCGACGAATGTGAATTGTCTATCCCCGGTGCGAAATCTTGTGTTATCATTGGATGGAATGACAAAGATACCCGAGAATTCACCACGATAATCACTTTGGAATTGTCCAATTGAATAGGCAGTTTCGGTGTTTGGTGTTACCGTTACCGCTGGACTGAACGACGCGTTACGCGTAATGTAATTGTATGAAGTAATCACTGAGGATTGACCGAGACCCTCACCAGCAGTGAAATAGATAGTCTGTCCCACGATTGTTGTATTGGAGATGCCATTATTGGAATTGGCAATGTCATGCGACAAGAGAATGCTCGACACATTGGGATTCGTAACAAATCCTGCATTATGATAGTACCCAGAGATGCGCGAATTTGCTCCACTGGTTTCTCCAATCAAGAACGTCGAATTCGTTGAGTGAACAAAATACGCATTCGCAATGTTCGCGTCATCGCCCCCAGTTACATTGATGACACTGACGTTGCTGTAATCGGGCTCATTACGGCTCAATGCGACAACACCAAAGGCGGTGTTCTGGCCTCTTGCGGGGTCCCACACACGAACTGTTTCGGTGTCTTGGTAATCGTCTTGGTAATCCACATCATTATCGGCTACCTTGACAATGTTCGGTCTGTTGCAATAATTCGTCACCGCCGTTTCATCAAAGAACGCATAGAGGTTTGTGTTGGGTGCGAACATTTTTCCAACAAACAACACCCCCCTTGAACGAATATACGGGATGACCGATACATCTTTGACCTTGTTGCCAATGGATTCGGTGATCACCTCAGTTGAAAATTTGGAGGTGACGCCCGAGCGGGCCCGCGTTTGAGTGATCTCGGTTGTGCTACGGTTGAGAACATTGCCATATACAGGAACATAGTGCCCCAATGGCCCCAACCAACCGCGGTTTTTAGGAACAATCTTCCTATCAGATAATTTATTTTCACCATAGAATGATGTGTTCCAATCATTCCAGATAGTCCCGAATGTAGTTTCTCCAAAGGTGCCATTGGCTGCCGATTTATTGACAGTAAATGCCAGAGCTTCCCAAGCATCGGCGTCACCCTCAAGGTTCACATTCACATCGGGTGCTTGGTCTCGGTCCACCCAGATGTCCGATGTTGGATCAAGCTGTAGTTGGCCAATAAACGAAACCGTATTGAATGGATTGACATTGATCGCCTGTGAGGAGAATGATTGATCAATAAGGGTTCGAACGGTATAGGGTAGCGTGAGGAATGCCCCCTTACGCGCATAATTTGTTGAGTTAGTCGGTACTAAAGAAAGAAACAAACTACGTGGAACGAATGGTGGACGTAATTCACCGTTCTGCGGATCAACAGAGCAAATGTGATCCACGTTAAGCACATCACCAATCGAGTGTCCTTTGAATGGGTCTACAAGAATACCATTCTTGAAACGATTGCCACCCACATCATCCGTGATTTCCTGGTTCTTTGCGGTTTGTTCAAGCAAGTTCAAGGAGGTGTAGTATTCCAAGTTTGAAATACGCTTTTCCAATGTACCAATGTCGCGCATGGTATAGCGCCGGTTATCGTTATAGCGTTGTCGGATTTCTTTGGTCGTCGCAGTAAATGGAGGCAATACGAGGGTGTATAACGTCATCGCGTTGTCTTTGTCCGCCGGAGATACCGGGAACAGGGACGGAACACCAGACAACACTTCAAACACCCGATCTTTTGTCAACATGATTTTGTCAATGCGGGCTAGGTAGTAGGAAAAATCGGTCTCAAATGTGAGACCAGATATTCCAAACAACTCTTCATCAAAGATACCTAGGAAATCGGCATCCTGGCGACGAGGGCGGAAATCGATACAATCGCGCAACAAGAACACCTGCCCTGTGGTGGCTGATGTATATGATGGGATATTCGCATAGCTCACGTTTCCCGAAATATACGAATCAACCGTGAGGTATCCCAATCCAGAGTGTGCGAAGTAATCCACATAAATGACCACATTACCTGTTGGCCCCTGAGATTGTGGTTTCAAGGTGATGGAGGCATGGTCATAGGAATTGTCGCGTTGTCCATTGTCGAGGGTATAGCGATTGGTGATATCTGCGGCGATAGCGACGTTGCCATCTTCAATAACATTCGTTCCAACATCAATGACTTTGCGAAGCGAGGATACGTCTGCTGTAAAGAGGGATTGTGCCTTCGATGGGTCCTTGAGATTGAGCCATGCTGCAGAGTTCGCGTAAATGGTGATTTGAGCACCTAGGGTACCGGAACCTTGTGAGAACCACTGAACCAATCCAGTCGTATCAGGTATCTGAACACCACCAGAATTCAACCCACTGGCCACGTTCGCAATTCTCGCAGTTTTGCTGCGAAGCAGACTTCCAATGACGTGCGAATAGGGCAATTTGACCTTCACATACACATCGGCCGATGCCGCGCTGTTCATATTAGGCACCGTAATAATCCACGTAGAGGTATTGCTAACGGTGGTGACAGAAACCGTATTGCCGTCTGGGTTGCCAGATGAAAAATTGATAACTTGGTTATTACCCAGAGGGGAACCTGTGTTGTTCTTCACAACCACGAGAATATTGTCTACAGCATCAGAACCCGATAGTGACCCATTGACTGCGGAAGTAATACCTGCGGCACTGGTGATCGTGGTGACATTCGCTGTGAAACTCTGCCCAGTGTAGGATTTACGTCCGAAGTACTCGGTATTGGTCAACGGCAGACCACCCACCACAGTTTGATCAGCAATAGTCGGGTAGGGTAGTTCAAGAATCGAACGGTTGAATCCAGTGTCAGTAAGGAATGCTCCCTCATACCGGTCAATCAAAAATGCTTCTTTGCTCGAAGAACTGACGTCCATTGTTGTTGAAAAGATATGCTGGTTTGTGGTGGTGTTCGCATACACAACACACTCTGCGTCTTTGAATTCGAAGTTGAGTCTGAATTGAGTTGCGGTCGTAGGAGTGCCAAACGCGAACGTCTCCGTGCCCTGTAGAGTTGCCAAATTGTTGGCCCCGTCATACTGTCCAATTGTATGTGTTTCATCAAGCGCCGCTCCAGCATGATTTGTGACAGTGAATTTGACACCTACATACGCATTGGCAATAGACGAGAAATTTGGAGCAAGATACATGGTGTTTGCGGAACCTGTTGCGCCACAATTACACGTCGCACTCTCACCCACATCAACATCAAATGTGTAGGCGCGCCAAACTGAGTTGATGATCGATGAAGCGTTCGCACCACTTTGAAAATCCAACGCACGGATACGAAGTGTTCCTATAACTGTATTTGATGCCACAGCAGCATTGGAAACTGCAATGTTGGCAGTGCTGACGCAATGAATGACTCCGGCCTGAAGTGTTTTGAATGGGATGGGGCCAGCAAGTCGAGTGACTTCTAACCAGTTCTGATAATCAATCGTGGTGTTATAGTTTGTAACATTCGCTGCGGTTCTTGCTCGTTCAGACTTGATCACTGTTGGTCCGATGGTTTCAAATTCGTAACCCTGCACATAGGCCTTACCTGGTTCCACAACAATGTTATACGCATTCGCATACGTTGGATGAGAGACGGTCGCAATCTTGAATGGACGAACAGTGAAAGAACCCGATTGGTCGTTTGTTCGACGGGCGAGGGTTTCCTCTAATGCGGAGTAGACTGGATAGACAACTTTCTTGGTGAGAGTTCCATTCGACACGCGAATCAACTCAATAAACTTGGTGTCGTCTGTGGACGTCAAGGATCGTTTGACCAGGGTCAAATTTATTTGATAGCGGTCCGCGCCAGGTGCCTGAAAATTTGTCGCTTCTTGCGCTGGGTCGAGTAGCGATGCATCCTCGGTCGCATCAACAATAGCCTCATCAATCTGTAATCCGATACGATAGGTGGGGGTATTATCAAACGCATTGAGAATAACAGTTTGCGGTGATACCTGGACAAAGTACCCATCAACAAAGAACACCCCTTCATCAACGCTGCAGACGGACGCATTACCGAGCGTGTTACCACTTGTGACATCTGTAAAGCTAACCACGTTGGACAACAGGTTGGCTGAATATAAGCCATCTTCTGTCCTAATAGGCATTGTATTAGCGACATTGAGTGTTTGACCGGAGGTGTATTTGAGAATAAGGACTGTTGGGGAGGTCAAAGTGGCCGCGGCGCCGGCAATAACATAAGCTCGGACACCGGTGTTAGCTGAGTCAACAATAAACTGACCAATAAAATTGTCTACGTCAATTTCGTTGCCCGTGGGGTCCGTATCTTCAATACACGCATATTTCGTTGCGGTGGTTTCAAGCATCGACTGCCCACCAGAGACAATAGAACCATTTTGGAAGATGTGGTTACCAAATTTCTTGATTTGGTCTTGGAGAATGGTCTGAGATTGAGTGAGTTCACGGGACTGAACGGCAAAACTTGGACGATACAATATCTTGTGATAATTCTTGGTTTCGTCAAAATCGTCGAAATATGGATTCTGCGTCAAGTCGATAGCCATGAAATTGCTCCCAGCCTTTGAATAAAAGTATTTATATGCTCTGTGTTAGAAGTTCAAGACTATTTTCACCCACTCAGACTGACCCGCTGAACGCAAGACCAGGGATCGGTTCTCTGCATAGACCAGGTCACCAGACTCCTCATCCAGGTCGGGGTTGGTAAAAGCAACCAATGTGCGTGAAATACCCGAGGTCTGCCCAATCAACAGGTCCCCTGGAATAGGAGTTCCGCGCCGATGCGTCGTTTCAACTGCGTTGGTGAACACGTCAGATACATTTGCTGAGAAGGTGGAATACGCCACATTAGCACCCTGATACACCAACTCATCCTGAAGATATGATGGACCAGAAGTCAAGATGATCTGGGTGACCATGGTCACCGCAATGTTAGCATTAGCCGTGGTAACTGTGGTGTTTTCACCATAGCGATTAGGGCGCATAAGGAGCCCAATCTGTCTGAAGTCATTATTGGCTGTAATCTTGAGACCTTCAGTAGAATCAACCTCTCCTACTTTCACCGAAAGCATCACCGAATTGGACCCCAATTCACGGGCTGGGTTGTACCCATGTCCACCATAAGGTGACAAGATATACCTGATAACGGCACTTGCCCCAGAACCCACTACTCTGATTCGAGTGTTATTTCTCAAGTAGCCTACGCCCCTGTTATTGAGTGTCACGGCAATCACGTTGCCGTTTGCGTTGACGTTGGCTGTGACATTCCCAGAGGTCCCAGAACCCGTAACAGAAACCGTGGTGTTGGTGTTTGAATACCCGGCGCCACCATTTGTCAGGATAATGCGAGAGATGGCTCCAACCACAAGGTTGTTGGCAAACCCGAAATAGGCCCCCGTTTGGGTTAATGGAACTGGTATCCAGTCGGACGTAAGAAATTTACTAGAACTGGGCACCTTATACATATATTTCCAAAGGTACCCGTCGCCTGGTGATGTGAACCCATTTGCGCTTGAATAGTTATTAGCGGGTTCGATAGTCGAGTAAGCACCATTAGCGTTATTTAGACACTTGTAGACATTACCGCCCGAAGCATACACATACATGGAATTGGTTGAGGTAAATAGGGTATTGCTATCATCATCATATTGAGTCCAGACAGTATTCGCCACCCAATTGACCCTGGGGATAACGGGAAATACGTCATTACCCGTGATTTTCTTTCCACCTAGGAAATTGTTATAGGTATCGAATAAGGTGTTTTCAGTATCGTAGATGGCTATAGGTTCGTCATTCGCATTCCAAGAAATGTTCCTTCCGAGCATTATGTAACCAACTGCAGCATCGTTCGCAGTAGTGACAAAGCTATCATAGAAGGTGAAAGCTCGCTCATACCCGAGGCGTCTGGAAACATTTGAGAAATTGTTCGCCATAGAATTCCTTGTCTAATTGTCCTATTTATGTGATCTAGCTGGACGTTTGGTATGTATTAGCAATATTTGCTGACAACCCCAAATCGCCCGGAAGCACCGAGTCGATGAGATATTCCCCCCACAACTTTACACCAGCAGGGTGTACGAGGTCCTTGAGAATAGACTTATATTTTCCAAGTTCTGTCTGAGACCTCACCACATAGGAGAACGTCATATAGTAATCTGCATTCTGGAGCTTTTGATCTGAACTCAAAAACCCCTCTGTAGTTTGGAACCGGCCGGGTGCAGAGAATAGATTGCTCAACATAACCGCAACTGCGTTGGCCCTTCCGTTGCCACTCCCACTAAGATCAATCGTTGGAGCGGTTTGGTACCCATAACCATGGTTGGTGATTCTGATGGTTTTGATCTTTCCAAACGGTTCCTCGGTCTGGGGCTCCAGCAAGAAAGACGCACCATTTGAAATAACCACTTCAACCTCAAGGTTCGCATCAGACGCCGCTGGATTGATCGAACTGACATGAACAATGGGGCGTTTGTCCTGACGATAATTCATGCCACCAATAAAATATCGTCCATAGACACCCAGCTTTCTTGAAGTGGAATTCTTGGTAAACGCAGTATTCACGGTCAGGTGAGTGTTGTTGATAATCGTGGTCGCATAGGTCGATTCGCTGTTGATTTCAATACGGTCGTTCGCAAATAATTCTGTTGTAAAGAATGTTCCTGTACCCACAACCTGTGTATTCGAAACGGAAATATTGACGTTGACATTTCCTGTAACACGCGAGGGCCTAAAACGAACCTCCTTGATTCCCGAATTCGCAGAGTGTGTTGAAATAACCTCTGCTGCTGCACCAATACCAAGACCTATGCCTGGTATATTCTCGAACGAAACCTCATCTCCTCCGACATATCCGCTACCTCCATGAACAACATTCATGCGACCCAATATCCCAAAATAAGATAACGGGACATTGGCAACCGCAACATTTCCATTCGCATTGATACCTGTCACAACCACAATAGGAGAATCGACATTCAGCGTTGGTGCTGGATTAAAAACCTGTGTGCTGCTCGTAATGGTCATAGCGGTGATAGGTCCAAGTCTCTCAGGACCTTGTTCACCAAAGATCATATCCGTGAACGCAACGGACATAAGCGTATTGACATTCTCTGACACACCCGGAGTAAAATAGAAATCCGAGTCCGACATCGCCACATTGGCCCAGAGATTGATCACGTCTTGATTGATTGGATAGGAATTGGGGTGAACATTTCCAGAGGTATCAACGGAAAGCACAAAGGCATTCAAGCCCGTGTTAGGTGTGGAGGTGATGTAGGCTGCTTGGCCTGGTTGATACCCCGCTCCACCTTTCAGAACCGTGATGTTGGAAATAAGAGCCGAGAAAATAGAGTCCACGACCGCTGTGGCATTATTTGCAGGGAATCCACCCGTCACAATCACGGGGTCCCCCACATTGTAACTCAATCCCCCTTCAACGATTTGAATATCAATAAGGTACGACACGAGGCGACCATAGATATCGACATACGCACCCGTATCTATATCGTATACCCAACGGCCCTTCACGACCTCATATTGTGTTAGGGTGCCCAGAGGTTTAGATATACGCATGTCCATTTGTGTAATACCACTATCAACAACTTCTTGAAGTGTTTCTGAGATTCCACTAGCACCCGAAGATTGACCCACCCAGCGCACCACAATTTCATTGGTGTCAAATAAATCGATCAGTTCTTCTCCGATGTATTCAACTTTGACTTCGACACCATCACCTGGAGCAACAGTGAAAATAATATAGGGTTCATTGGGGCTGTGATTGTACCCAGAGGTCTGCAACACCGAATTGAGATAGACCACTACAGTTGTTCCAATAGAGGTGTCCAATGCCCTGAACCGAGTGTTAGCCCCGTCACCATATTGGATGGTCCACATGGTGGGGTCCATCCTCAGTGAAGGGGTATTGGTCCAACCGCTTGATGATGCTCTCAGCACACTCTCTTTTGGATAGAAAATATCAATATCTTGGTTGTAAAGTAACCGAAAAAGCAACCTCACTGCTTTGGCGGTACCTTTGGTGCGATAAAATTCTTTGGCGTGCTGAATAAAGAATGTGGGGTTCGTCAATAAATCTGGTGGGAACAGCGGCAAAAATTGCTTCGTGAAAAACTCAATAAACGCATTGAGGCTTGTGTCGAGGTCCATGTAGGCGGGAATGTTTTTGCTGAGATCAATGGTATTGCCTTGCAAATCCATCCACTCGTAATAACTTTCTACGAACTCTACAAATGTATCATAATCTGATCTTATGTATTCAGGTAACTGTTGGCGAATCAGTAGGGAAATTGTATTAGCCATAAAATTTACCGCACAACCACAGAGATGTTGATAGCAGTTGGATCATTGGAGTCAAGTAGCAGCAATTGGTTCTGCTGGGTTTCAATGATCGACTCTTCGGGCTCCACGCTGATTCGAATATCCTCTGTGTCTGTCAATGACTCCACAACACGCAAATCCGAAATCACAATCTCACCCTTGAAATAATCAATCGTCCCAATTTCTGGGTCGATATCAACTTTTTCTGAATTGCTGTTGTAGTAGAACAACCGCAAGGTCCCATATTTTGATTGGACGACTGCCGAGGCCTCCCCACCCTCACCAACACCTCCAGAAATTGTTACGATGGCTGAAGTATAGGAAGTCCCACGTTTCGTCACCGTAATCGTTTCAATGCGTCCATTCACAATCGTCGCTTCAGCTAACGCACCCGTTCCATCTCCAGTGATCGTGATTGTTGGTGGATCGACATAATTGAATCCTGGGTTAGTAATCATAATCGAATCAACCCCAGTAGAAGAATTGAACATCTCCTCTAGGTATGCAGTACGTAGAATGTCTGTTCCGTCAAACACCGTAAACGCCGTTGACTTGAGGGCGGTCTGAATCGGAGCATGGTGCAGTGGTGTCGCAAAACTCACCGTATAGGTTGAACGTGTGTTGAGAGTAGGTGTGAAGCGTTTCTCCAATCGCACCGTGGTATCAGACCCGATGATCGCGGTCAGGGAATCGTCGATAGCACGGCTGAACTTTGAAATGACGAAAATAGCACCAAATTGATTGAACGTGTCCTCGGAGTAATCAACAATAGAGGACATCACGGTCGTCACAATCTGAGGAGCCGTCAACGTGGTCTTTTTGCCATCCACTTCCACGGTCGTTTCAAATTTGAGATATACATAGTCTGGGTCCACAAGTTCGGGTGTGATGGTGAGAATAGAAATGGGACCAAGAATCTCAGAAGCAATCCGAACTTTCTCGGCATCATTGATGATGACACCTTCCTTGGGAGCAATCGAGATAAACACCTTACCATAGACTGGTGGAATATTGTCCTCTCCGCCCCACACAAAGATACTCTGAATATTGGGGTACAGGGACTTGAGTAGTGATTCATAGTCTTTCTGTGTTACTGCACGGTTTTGGGAAGTATATGCCAGGGGTGCGTTGCGACGGATTGAATCATCAGACTCTCGTTCAGCACCAGCGGAGGCCGATGAAACTGGAGTAATGATGACATTCGAAAAACCACCTATCGACCCCGTCGCAAACGAATTCGCTTTGTTCGCAGCGGCCCCAGGAGTGGACAGATAGCTCGCAATAACAATGTTTCCGTTGGACAGCGCCTTTGAAATGGCATCGTCACCAAATGTTAGCTGGTACTTGTTGTTGGTTGAGGTGCTCAAGTAATAAACCGCTGATGTTGATTCGACCTCTGTGACATCAGAGGAAAGTTGAAAGACCTCAGAGGACGTATTGATGTCCGATACCTGAACGGTCACCAACAAGGTGTCGGTGTCGATGTCATCATTAGGGAGTTCAAACCGCGAAGCAGGGTTGCTCGATGAATCATAGGTGAGTGTGGCGAGTTGAGGGGTTCCCGATTTGATTTCCACGTCCTGAAACGTGAACACGCCATTTTCTTTATACACAGATTGTGAACCCACTGGAACGAACGTGTAGTTCACCCCATCGATGGCTTGCGATTGAAATTCAGTGAACCGATCTAATGTCAACACCGACTGTAAGTTTCCACCAGGAGGGGTCACCATGATATCAACAATTGCAGTGGCTGCCCGGCGAGATACGGGGGTATAATTCAATGACTTTGAATGAGATAAGAGCGAGTTGCGAACCTGGGCAGAATCGATGAACAATTCATTGGCCACCATGTTGGTATAATAAGCCGAATAATAAGTGTTATAACTTAATAAATTTATTAGAATAGATAAAGCGGAACCCTCGAAATTATAGTCCAAGAAGGTTGTTTGAGAACTGAGGAATTCCTTCAAATTTGTCTTTATCGTCTCGAAGTCTAAATCTGTGATGATAAGTTTTTCGGACATTTTACTTCATCCTCTTCTTACAATTATTGAAGTGCCACCGTTTCATTATACCTGCTCCACCAATCTTTGGACAATGGGGGCAACCAACTTTAAGTTGCTGCCATGTTTTTCCTAAAGTTGGTTGCTTTCCTATCAGTTTTGCAACTCTCTTAGCAACAGTTTCGGGAGACTGTTTCTTCCCAATGTGACTAATTGAATTAACTAAATTCTGTGCTTCTGTTCTGCGCCCCGAGGCATTCCTATTACCCACCATATCTTTTGATTTCTGAAGTTTCCACTCCTTTGGGCGAGTGAATCTATGACCGAGAGCATACTTCTTTCCTGTATTGGCCAATATAGTTGCTTGCCTCTGAGCCTCTTCCTTTCCTATCCGCCCACTCATGGCTTTTCCAGCAATCATATCTGGCCCAGAACCTTCTTCTCCATACCTTACATGAAGTTGAGTATGATTCTCGTGGCTCAGGTTTATCTGATTATCATGTGCATTGAACCCATTAAGATTCCCAAAGCGTCTTTTCCATTCATGTTTCGGTATCACGTGGTGCCAGGGCATTATCTCACTCTCTCCAGGATAAAATCCACAGTCAATGGGTTAGCGAACGTGTTTACGAACACCCGCAACCTCACTTCATAGGCATTCAAATCTTCATTGGGTGACACCGCCAACGATTGGATAGTGGCCCTCGGTTCAAAATTTTCTATACATTCTTGGATAAATCGAGAAATATCACGGGCCGTGAATTCAGAGACATTCTCAAACAACAGCTTTCTAATGTTACACCCGATTTCGGGGTGGAAGGGAACTTCGTAATGGTTCGTCCTCAAGAGGTTCATAATCGCCCTTATGACCACATCCTCATTGCTCTTGAGAACCAGGTCTTTCCTGATCGGGTGGATAGAAAAATCTAACGTAAAATCCTGGTAAATGATAGGTGTGGCCATGTTACTTATTTATATGTTATCCGATGATGGGCTTCGAAAGGACGTTGAGCAACCCACCGGGGTTTTTATTGGAAATTGTATCAAATAAAAAATGGGCGCACGGGTTAGAATCGAGGGCCTCCAAGACCAACCCAACACCCGCGGCCTGCAACTGGTTCACGCAATTCTGCAAGAATTGACTATCCTTGTCCATGATGCCTCGAATAAAATTTGACACCGTAGCCACAGTGTCCGTAATGTTAGCAATCGTTGCGGCCCCCCGTTCTAGGCTGGTCAGGATGTTATTGAGTTGATTGGTGAACCCTAGAAAATCCTCCTCCGAGAACAGTCCGGTGCAGCCACCTATGACCGGGAGGCACCCAGAACCTGCTTGAAGTATGGTCATCATATTTTGCATCTGCACCCCAATAGAAAGCACCTGCTGCAGCCCGGGTGCCTGAATACCCTGGCTCCTGAGCAATCCAGACAGTCGGTCTGTATGCATCATAAAATTTCCCATCGAGGTTCGCACGTCCTGGAGGGGGTCCAGAGACAGGTAATTCGAGGCCTCAGACTGGGAGATACCCCCATTGACCAGGTCACCTGAAGCAATACTCTGAAGGGTCGTTTCCAATCTGGTGGTGCTATCACCTAGAAAGTTCACCGAGCCAATCATGGGGTTTGTAAAGAGGCTTCCAGGATCGGTCGTGATTTTGTCCATGACACTCTTTGACACATCGCTAATACCAGACGAGGTGGTCGGGAAGGTCGGCAAAGCGAGCCCTGAAGGTATGTGAGCAAAGTCTAATGAAAACGCCATGCTACCTCCTTATCCACAAAACACAGTCGAAGAACCCATCGCGCACACCGAACCACAGTCCAGTGGGTCCGAAATACGCATAACAGGCCGCCCATTACAGAAGACCGTGAAAGAACCCAAGACACCATGACCTGAATGGACACTAATGATATCGGTGTGCATCGCCCAAACATCCCCTACACGCACAACAGGAAGACCATCAACAAATACATCAGTGGACCCCTGAATTGCAGGTCGTGGAGGAAAATACGTCGGCCCAGCAGGATGCCCGCTGCACATGTCAATTCCCATTCTGACAACAGGTAATCCCATATTAGTTCCAATTCATCGGAACGCCCTTGAGGGACATTCCGGCTCCAGCAGTGTGTTTCGTGTCTGCTCCAGAAACCTGTTCAATCGAAACTCCGGCTTTGACTTTGAAACTGCCGCCCGCTTCGATTGTAACATCCTGACCAGCTTTGATCGTAACATCTTTGTCCGCAGTTATGTTGAGGGACCCCTTTACATAGATATTTTTATCTGAAAGCACTATCTCATAGGCATCTTTATTGATTCTAGTAACCTTCGAGCCATCGGGATGATACTCGTCAAACGTTCCCGAACGGTGATAAATATGGACACGCTCGGCCCCAGGTGTTTCGTCAAACTCCAGGATATGCCCCGATTCAGTTTCCATGACACGATTGTAAGGATAAACTGTAGCGTATGGCGTCGGAGGCTCACTCCAAGAACCTCCACCAGCGATAGAAACTGTGGACACGCTACTTTTCTTCGATTGAATGGGGGTATCACTAATTTTTTCGTTGCGCGCCAAACGAGACAATGTGGACTCGTTCAGGCGCGAAGGATACCGAACTCCAGTAGAAGCGCCTGGCTGTCTAGGTGCGCTGGATAGCTCCCTTCCTGTTCTAGGGTCTGCAAATCCTTCTGTCGGAGCAGGAAGCGACACAGGAATACCTGGAAGGATTCCCATGATGATGGGTACCTGAGAATCGTGTCCGTCAAGATAGAAACCTACGACATAATCACCTTCTTTGATTTGCAGTGAGGCATTGTCATTGAGGGGAATCAAGGGTTGTGCCCACGGAAGATTTTCTGTGGGGATGACAGACTTCAAATCAGTATGAGAACCAAGAATACGCACCTGACATCGACCCACTTTCTTAGGGTCCTGGCGACTCTCGACGACTCCTACCCACCAAACAAAGTGCGAACCAATGTTCGTATCCATTATGCCTGCCTTATCGTTTTCATAGCTGAACTCCCCTCAAGAGGTCCAGGCAAAGCTACTTCGAGCGAATCCTTTGACAATTCGAGGACACAGGCATACTTCGTTCGATCTACTTTATGTCGAATCGCTGTAATTATATATCTACCAGAAAATAAAGTATCCATAGGTTTCTGATCCTTGAGACCAATAGAAGCCGAAGGCAAGTTCAGCACCACCACTTGGCCCACGCGCAAGTTCATGTTCCCGGGTAGCGAAACCTTCACCTGAAATCCGTGTAGGGCTGCCATATACGCATTACGCTGCAATAACCATGTCTCAACTCTCAAATTATCAACAACTGAACGATGAAACGCATCAAAATGCTCGGGTTGTATCACGCGGGTTCTATCTTGCCCAGTCTGCATGAAGGTGTTTTTGTTGGGGTGCTTGGTTCTTCCAAAAAATTCTATTCCATTTTGTGTTGTCGTCTTGATTTGCTGGTCAAGTGTGTTCACTCGTCTGAGTTTACTCGCATACATACCACCAGAAATTGATTTGAGCAAATCTGGCGCCTGATTCAGTTCATACTCCTCTGCAGATTCCAATCGTGTTTGTGTGTCGGATTTATCACCCTTCTCACTGGTCTCTCCAGCGAGATTCATGGGCATAAAATTTACAATCTGGAGTGGTTCTTGTTGCGACATAGTTTCAATCGCATTGAAGTGATACCCCAGTCCATCTTCAAAAAAGACGAACGAACAGCCAGTGGTCGTACCTGTATGTGCCATACGCGACAACCAATTGATGGCTTGAAATGGCGTCCAATAAGGTATCACCACATCAAAGTTTCCGACAGTCGCAGTGAGTGCTGATAAGGGAAATTTGAGTGAATCAATCTTGAGATAATTTGTGGTGATGTCACTAATGATCGATGAGACAGTCATTCCCTTGTAGGATTTTGATATTTTCAATGATTCACTCAGAATCAATTCCTCGGAGCAAAAATGAAGGATATAATCTTCGGAGGCGGCGCCGCTTTTGCGACGATCTGTAATTTTATAAATACGAAATGTCTTACTGATTTTCCATGGCGATGAAGGTTTGATCAATGTCACAATCAAGTGCTCAACTCCCACAATCGGAAGGATGTTGATCAAATTTTGGGTGTCTGCAATGAACAAGCTCCCCGTCATGGTATTACTGAACAAATCCTCAAAGAGGTTCAATTCCCGCATGACCTCACGAAGGTCCACCACACCACCACTCGCACTGACAATGGTGAGGGCGTCAAGCTGAAACTCGCTGGCGTATTGTATTCCATCTTGTGTAGGCATGTTATGTCAATAGGCCTTCGAGTTCTGAGGAGATTTGCGAAAGGTAATCTTCTTTCAGTAATAAAATAATGCGTTTCGCTTCATTTCTATCAATTTCGTAAGTGTAATTATCTACAGTAGAACGCGTCGTCGTCGTGGTCACTGTCGCCCCATCACTGAATGTCACCACCACAGGAACGAGGCCGGTGAGCGTATCATACTTCGTCTGGTCAATGATAAAAGTTTCTTCACTGGAGTTACCTAGAGAATCGACCTTGCTCAATGTCATTGTATAGTGGTGAATGGAACCCGCAGCACTTGCTATGGAACCATATGTCTCATTGATATAGGCCACAAGGTTAGAATAATCCTTGGGCCAATCAAGCAACGGATCAGTAATATTATTCAAAATATTGATAACCCAGTGATACTTTGTTGAACCATAGACTCGCCCGGCAATCATTTCTGGAGTCTCGCCATCAACAATCTGGTAACGATAAAATAATTGCCTATTCTTCAATAGATTCGTAATGGGGGCGGTACGCCGAAAAATATCTGTAACCCACATCAACTCGCCTGGTTGAGATGTCTCATTGAGGGAATAACCTATGTATGGAAATGCAGAAAAATATTCAGATGACACTTAGTATTGCTCCTTTGACTCTTGCCATACTTCTTCTTTGCGAATACGAGTTTTGCTGGTAAAACTTTGAACTGGCAAGGACGCTGCAATATCCCATTCGGTTGTGGGTATCTCAATAAACCTCGAACGTACATGCCCCGCGAGGTACCTCTTGATACAGGGGGTCGCGCGGTACGCTTGGTGCGCGGCTTTCAAAATAGGATACGATAATCGCAATCTAGTGCGTTCGTCCGTCAGCGGACCCGTGGCGAACCGCCTGAGTTGTGTCAAGAGTATCAATCGGTCCTTTGGCGGAATGTAATGAAGGTTGAGGCCAAGGAACCCGTCATGGTACCTCATCAAAGGAATCACCATTGGAAACCGGTCCCAGTAGGGGAGGGTTTCGTGCCCTTTGGGTGAGTAAAAGAAAAAATAGAATCTCCCCACCATGGTTCGAGTGCGTTGAGCTTCACGGTCACGGAGAATCTCCATACGGTCTTTGGCCGATGGTGTCAGCTTCGCCATTTTTTGGAGAAGCCAAGACCGACCGAAGGCTGTCGAGGTATCCACCTTTTTGGTGACAGCTTGTTCATTGATACGTTGGATAATTGTGCTCATAAGAGTATTTATCGTTTCCTTTGTACGTTAAGGGCTCTGATTCGTTCGTTCTCTTTTTCAACACGTTGCTGCACCAATGTCAAATACACCAATCGTTCCCACGGCATGAGGTTCTCAAGTTCCGATATTGAAAATTTATGATCCTGAACCAAAGCGAACGTTGTGGTGTAGTAGTTCGCTAGATTATCATGGTTCAGTATGAGACGAAAAAACTGTCTAGCCCCGACACCACAATTTCCTCTGTGTGCTGACACTTCGGGCACTTGAAATGCAGTGTCAATTCAATCTTTGGCATCGTGTCGAAAAAATGATCCATCTTCTCGACTTGTGCATGACTTAAATCATTGATAAATTCGATCACCTCGGATTCCGGTACGTCCTTGGTGAAAATTACACTATTGCTATCATTGATCGATTCAATACACTCCACAAGAAACGCAAACGCCTCATCGGTTGGGAGGTCTCGACGAGCAATATTGCGAAATGCCTTGAATGTAGGGTATCTCAAGGTGATGCCCACCTTCTCTGTCAATTGGATATACTTGTTGTGATCTACACCAAACGTCGGGTGGATGCTCAGTAAGTCAACGGGATATTCTGATACGGTATTACAAATTTCTGTATTACCAGTGTTCGCATCAATCACAGATTGATTACACTTATACCTCAAGGTCACTTGCTCACCGATGCTACGGGCCCGGAGATTCAGGAACAAAAACTCAACATCGAAGAGGGGCAATTTATCAATATCGATGCCCGAAACACTACCAATACAATTTTCAAGAATCTGTTTAGCAGTGTTGATGATAGTCTCTGTTTCACTTGACTGCATGGCAATCATCAAAAGTTTCTCTTCTTTGACAAGGAATGGTCTAAATGAGACTTTCAATCCTGACGGACACATGATATTATACAGAGGCACTGTTAATTTGGGTAACGCCATGACAATTCACCTTTCTAGAATGATTATGGACGAGCACTTCCTTTTGGAGGTTGTTGTGGAGACTTGAGACGTTCTCGGCTTTCATCACTCAGAGAATCACCACCTGTTGAGAGTGTGTACCACTCATAGGCCAGGGTGACAGTGACTCGATGGAGTCCATCTTCGGCCCATGCGACTGGCATTTGGTTGACAGCAGTGGGGAACGAATTATAGAGTCTCCATTTTGCTGTAGCTACAAGGCTGGCACTAGGATTATTTACATCATCCAAAAATGTTTCATATTGTTTGAGTGACACTTCAAACCTATAATCATCTGGATAAGCGAGCATGTTTGTGGTTGGATTGAAGATGTTGCTCAACCACTGTTCAAAAAAATCACGAATGAGGAATGAGCTAGTTTCGATAAAATTCAATGTAATTTCCTGATAGAGCGACTGATAAGGTGTTTTATATGTGGGACCGTAGACCTTTGAATCATTGGAGATGATCTGCCGCCCAGGTAATTCTGTGGCTTCGCATCTTAGCCCCAGTAGTTTATCCATATCAGAGAATTTATTTTTTTTGTCTAACTTAAACACCGCGGGTATGGATAATCGAAAGTGTGAGGTTTTAGCGACCCCATACCTACTGATGTAAGAAAGAAATTCGGAATATTGTCCAGCCACTTTCAGTATCCTCTTTCTATGAGTTCCTTTGTCATAAATTCGAGTTCCTTGAATCTCAAGGTCATATGCGTATTGACGGGTTGATCATCGCTTCTGTAAAACGAGGCTCCTGATGGTGCATAATCAACGGTCACCTCCTCAAGCACACATGTTGAAATCTTTCCCATGGTATTTACTGAAAATTCAATATCAAATTCCGATGGTGGAATGAAATATCGACCAAACCCCGTGCTAAGAATTTCGGGGGATGCATGAAATTTGAATAATTTGATAATATCGGACACCATAGCCGATTCTTGAGCATTACGAGGGGCAAAAAGGTAGTCAAATATAAATTCTCGTAGAGATGGAGATTGATAAATGACATCGATCTGTGGATTTACCGCCACACCTAGGGCCGAGGTTAGTAATCCAGAACCAACTCCTGGAATTTTATCTCCAATAACCTCGGCGAGTGGAGCGGCCGCGGCGCGCGCTTCCTTGGAATTGAGACTGGCCAGGAGTCCAGTAATACCGCTCTTTTGGTAGCCTTCGATAAGAGAATTGGCTAAAGCAGGACCCGAGGCGATAGCCTGAGCTAGGGCCGTACCAGGAATCCCCGATAAACTCACGTCACCAAATTGGTTGCGGAAATTCCAACTCAAGCTATCGGGCATGTATAACCGGATCGCATTGGTTGTGCGATGGGTTTTTCTACCGAAACCTATATTGCTGTCCTTATAATTTTTAGCTAAAGTCTTAGTAGCCCTGGCGTTGATATCAACGGTAGACAGAGGAGCCGGACCTTTTGACTTTGGGCGCTTGAATTGGGACAAGTCTTGAGTCGCAATAAAAAATGTCATATAGTATGGATGGCGGCCGCCTTTTGCTAAATCGAGGGGATACTGGTGATACTTGTATTGGTAAAGTTTTTGTTCTTTTACATTCTTACCACGTTGCTCCTGCGTCTCCTCAGCCGTAATGCTATTGATCGCATCCCTGGTAACGAATGCAGCGTTTCGTGCTGTCTCGCTATTCACCAACTGTTTGAACTTATCTACCACATAGTTTTGTATATCACCAACGAGACTCTCGTCCGCCATAAATACCTCCAATGGACTGCATCAGTGTATTTATGTGACATAAATAGAAGATGTGCCTCGCGGGTTTCGCCACCCCAGACACTCTAAACCTTTCGGGAGGTCCAGCTATGTCGGATATTTATACCCTCGGTCAGTGCCAATTCTGCCACATCCCTACCACCAAACAACCATGTTGCTCTAGGTCCTGTGCGGCCAAGCTGTATAGACTCAAACTCAAAAATGACCCCATACGGCATTCCCAATTTGTAGAAAAGGTTCGAGGTAACATGGAACGACTGTGGAAAGAGAGGGAAGAGACAGTAGAGGGGGCTAATATAAGAACAAAGATAGGACAAACTATAAGGTTACAAAATAGTCTGATGTCAAAAGAACAACTAATAAAGAAGAATACTAATAGATTGACCCTAGAACAAAGACAAGAACTTGCCCGTAATAGCATCCATCGTTGGCATAAAGAATCGTCTCCTGAGATTTTACAGCAATTTTACGATGCTCGATACAAGAAAATTGCCCTATCTATGGCAACAAGAGGAGCGTTTAGAATGAATAACGGAAGAATGACCTACAAAGGGTTTTTTACCCCACGTAACCCAACAAAATACGTTGGGAATATCAAGACAATCGTGTATCGTTCTATGTGGGAGAAAAGGGTGATGTATTGGATCGACGAATCTCCGGCCACGATCTCTTGGTCTAGCGAAGAATTAAAAATACCTTACTTTGACCCCGTCAAACAGAAACAACGAACATACTATCCAGATTTTCTAACCAAGGTTCAAACAAAGACAGGTATCAAGGTCTTTATCATCGAAATAAAACCTTTTAATGATACGGTGCTACGTCAATCAAAACGAAGGTCGCAAAAACTGCTACAAGAGGCTGCAATTGTAGCCACCAATCAAGCAAAGTTTGCCGCGGCCACAATATTCGCCAAAGACCAGGGTTGGGAATTCCTAGTGCTCACCGAAAGAGACCTTCCGTTTCTGTGATATAAATACTACCATGGCTGAAGAAAAAGACCCATTCAAAGATATGAAAGATCAGTTTGCTGACATGCGCGAGAGCCTTGAGAAAATTGCCTCGCAAACAAAGCCCGTGGAAGAAGTGGCCAAGGCGAACATCAAACACGAGCACCGTCCAACCCCTCGCGCTCCTAAAGATCCCAAACCTCCTAAAGTAGAACTTGGAAAAGAAACAAAAAAAGAAATCCTTGCAGCCCTCAGAAATATTAGAAGCCGAATAGTCGAAAGTCAGCAACGTGAAAACACAATGGCTGATGTAGCAGCCGAACACCTCGCGGGTGGAGGTTCCGTCAAGGGTGCAATTGGCGCTGCTGCAGGATTCAAAACTCGAAAAATCAAAACATCAATCAAGAAACGGTTCGATCCTCTCAACATCGTTCACAGACTCACCGGTGGCTCAAAGCTCGCTACTGTCTTGGCTGGCCGCATCATGGGTCGCTCTGAGCAATCAATACGCAGTGCAGCGGGTTTACAAGGTGTCCTTCCTCCAGGTCTGGATGGTGCTGCAGGGGCAGCCGGAAGCCCAAGCCCAGCAAACGAGGGCACGGAAGGTGGTGCCTCGCCAGTCTCTTCAACAAAGGTTCTCAATCTATTAGAAAAAATGGTGTTGTCGCTCCATAACATAGAAAAATTTGAGGAGCAGGGAGTTGGATTAGCCAAGGCAGAAGCAGAACGCATCAGGGACAAAGAAGCTGCTGAAAGCGCAAAATTCAAAAAGGTTACACCCAAACAAATTATCAAAGGCGAGGAGAAAAAAGAAGGTCCCTCCTGGCTCGAAACGCTCATGGGGTGGTTCAAGATACTTGGTGCCGCAGCTTTAGAATTCGCAGCTTCACTGGGTAAACTCCTCAATCCACTATCACTTCTCGGTGGAGCATTGACCAGACTTCTTCCCTCCATCACCGGTGCCTTGAAATCCTTAGGTAAGGGTGCAATAGGTGCGGTCACCAAAGGAGGCTCAGCCATTCTCAAAGGTGGAAAAGCCATTATAGGTGGTGTCAAGGATCTCGCAGGTAAAATCCTGGGAACTGGTGCGAAGGTTGTTGGAGAAGCCGGAGAAAAAGCTGCCGGAAAAATTGCAGCAAAAGAACTCAGCAGCGCCTCCAAGATCACCAAAGGTGTGGGTGTCGCCGTTGAGGGGGTGGCTAAGATTGCCCCCAAGAGTAAAATTGCCGGGGTCCTCGGAAGAATCGCTCCGAAGATTCTGGGGTCGAAAGCTGCAACTTTGATCCCTGTAGTGGGGTCCGCAGTAGGTCTTGCGTTCGCTGCATCACGCTTACTTCAAGGTGATCTGGTGGGTGCGGGCATCGACGCCGCTGGAGCACTTCCAATTCCTGGCGCGGCTATCCCGTCACTGGTGGCCTCACTGGTACGTGATGCGTATATGGAAATCTACAACGCTGATCCATTCACCGATCCTCTGATCGCCGAAAGGTTGCCCAGCCTGATGACCATGGCCAAAGAGTCTGTCTCTGATTGGCTCATGGGTGAAGCTAAAACAAAGTCCGAATCACCGACTGCTGTTGGGGATGACGCAGCGAGGTTGGATGCTATCGTAGGCCAAACTGGTTCGTCTGTAACACCTGCATCTATGGGTGGTGAAAATTCCTATGAGAATAGCAGTGTACCTCAAACCCTCATGTCATCGTCACCCACCGAACTTCCGGCGGCGACTCCACAGACAGGACAAACCCTCACGCAAGCGAATGATCTTCAAAGAAATGCAGCTATGACACCCGCGACACAGGGTATCGTGGCACCAACAATCATCAATAATGTGAAAAACCAGACCACAAACTCTACTACCACACATCAAAATATGCCCCCAGCCAGGAGCGGCGAATCGAGCTATTTGCGGTCTCTGGACAGGGGCTTTGCTCCTGCGTAACCCATTGATATCTATAGCTTGCCATAGGTACCTACCTCAAGTGCCCTCCTGAGCCCTTTCTGGCCCCTCACGGGGTTCATTTAGACCCACAAATGCCACCAGATCATGAGACCCGGTGGCATCCTATGTCTCTATGATTACCCCGATTCGGTTACTCAGACTCCGCCAAGTTCTGGAAAAAACTCATATCGTCCTCATCCGGCGGTGCGGAAGTTGGCAACCCCGGGTGACTGACAGGTGAGACCACTCCCATATCGGTGTCATCCGTGAGAGCTGCTGACACAGACTTTTCCGCTGAGGTGTTGACCGTGACACTCCCAAGCACCAGGGTCATACGAGCAGCAATCTGCTCATAGGTCTTGAAGTGCTTAGGGGATACAAACTCCCTCAGTGAGAACTCCTGTTGCCAAAGCTTTTCGAGCACGGCGTCGTCTGTAGAGACTGGGGCCTGTGTGGTGAACTCGCTCTTGTCGTAGTTGCGGTACCCCTCGACCTGGCGAATCTTGAGCTTGAAGTTCGCACCATCCCACAAATCGAATGGGCTGAATGCCTTTTCATCGGCAAATTCTGGATGCATCTTTTCGGAAATCTTGTCGAAAATCTTGCTGCCAAATCTGAACAACTTCACCTTACCATCAAACTCTGGCTTGGCTGGATCAGACACCACCAAGATGTTCGCAAAATACGACAGCTTGCGTTTTCGGTCTCTCGCAATGGTCTTGTTCGCCTCAACTCCAGAATTCCAGAGTGCGGTGTTGTGTTCACAGACAGGGCACTTCTGGTCTACTGTGGTCAAGCACAAGTCGATCAACCATCCACCTGGACCCTTGAATCCATGTGAGAAGGTCCGAACCCATGGCAACCCATCCTCACCGTCTTGCTGTGGTGCTGGAAGGAACCGAAGAACGGCGATACCGTTACCAGCCTTATCGACTGTAGGTTCCCAAAACCGTTCGTCCTCTTTCTTGTCGTTTTTTGTATTGAGACTCTGGATGGCCTGGGTAAGTTTTTCAACACTACCCCTAGACCTTTTTAATGCCGAAAACGATGTTGGCGTAGACATAAGAAACCTCCTATTGGTGATAGTATATGGTTATTGAAAACCCGTATGTGGATGCAAGTATAACACTATTTAGTTAGCTTGTCAAGATTTTTCTTTTTGTAAGGGCCACGTTTGTAAATGTGAGGTTCTCGCTCCTTTCTAGGTCTGGCGACTTTTCGTGCCATGCTTTGTTCTAAAGTTCGCTTGCTACCTTTAGCATATTGGTTACCCACCGTGCTGGCAGACTTCTCCTGTTTCCATTCCTCTGTGTGTTTATAACCCAGAGTGTTCTGATTACCAACCATACGTTCGGACTGACTATGGCGGCGTTCTCTTGTCCACGCGGCATATTTCTTTCCTCTATTTGCCAAACCACTCATTACACCACCAATTCGGCAGAGTTCCATAAAAGACTCTTCGTCTGTAATTTGCTTAGACATCAGGCGCGCCGCCATTAAGTCGAACTTCGAATTATTTAATTCCCAAAGTAACTGGTGAACCTGAATATGCTGCTCCGAGGTTAGCCACACAATATTATTGGGGGCATTAAAATCCTTATCACGCCTGGTGGCTTTTGGATTGATTCGTCGCTTCCACTCATGGAGAGGAATGATGTGGTGTTCGTAGGAATAATTATATGCCATAAATTTATTTATTCTGCATCAATTGTGTTCGTAGTGATCCTCTGAACTTGTTCAGGTTTATTTCTAAAAACGGCGCATAGCGTTCATAGCGAAGTTTGATTGGTGGAAATAGGATGGTATCAGTGACCAGCTTACCCCAGGACGGCAGAAATTCTATCAGGGTATTCAGCACGATCACGGTCTCTTCGTGTATGTCATGCTCCAGAGCCTTGGTCAACAAAGGTGGGTACTGTCCATTGGTCACCCTGATGGCTGCTTGGAGGGTATCTATGGTATACCCCTGCTCTCTGAGGTCACCGTTCACCACATACTCCAGGGACTCTTTTATACGCAGACAGCGCATGTAGACGTCCTCGGACTCATCAGAGGTGACATCGCGCACCCAATCAACCTTCTGTGAGAAGAAGTTGGCCGCCAGGAAGAACACAAGGTCCTCGGTGTTCGGATACCTTTTGGCTAACCGATGGAAGAAAAACTTGTCCCGGCGGATCTCAAACTTTTCGGGGGTACAATGTTTCACAGACCCCTTGTAACGAAAGAAATCGTACCTAGGGTCTGTGAAATGGAGGTGAAGAGATTGATACAACTTGAAGGCTTCGAAACCCGTCGCACTCATAGAGGCAGTCGGCCATCTTTCTTCCCGCGCCGCTTGAGCAAATTGAGGTCCTGAATCTCAATCGTCAGGTCAGCACGAACAGCCCTGGTGAGCAACGAAGCAGCGACCTCAGACTCCATGCCCGTCTTTTCACAGTAATGGAGCAAAGTATCCCAAAGACTCATGTGTTGGTGCGCGGCCATCTCACGAAGCATAAGGGAAAAATTCTGAATTTCCTCACGAGTCGGCATTGTTATTTCTTTTCTTATAAGGTTTTCTTGGTTTGATTTCTTTTCTATGAGGCTTGTGTTTTTTCCCCAGGCGTAACAACGAATGTGCTAATAGCTGCTCTGTTGTAAATCTACGTCCTAAAGTGTGTCGCCTACCCATCATCATTGCAGATTTATCCTTTTTCCACTGCTCCGTGTGCTTCTTACCTTTGAAATTTTGTTTTCCAATACAATTCTTGTTCCCCAATCCCTTCCCCTTCATTCTCAACGACTTTTCCTTGTTTTGTTCCTCAGTGTGCTTCGTTCCAGCCCTAACCCCTTCACCTCCTGGAGTCATATTATATTCTGGATTCAAGACGGAAATCCAATATGGCTCTCGAATGTTCTTACCAATTTCAGGGTCCCAACCTTCTTCGAGTTTTTCCACCAAAAATACATCCGATCCATACATCCGAATAGCACGCGAAAGAGACCATCGAGCGCCTTTACGTGCCGCAGCTTTATGTGCCATCCATCGGTCCTCTACGGGTCCAGAAGTAAATCCGATGTATGAGTGCCCGTTGAGCGTGTTAGTAACCTGATAAATCGTAAACACTATTTTACGACCGCCTTATAGAGGTCCTCGAATTGATCTTGAATAGCCACAAGCTCATCAAAATTTTGTTTGTGGTGGGCTCGAACCAATTTAGTCACCAACTTCTTATCGAGTTTCACATCATCGGATATTTTCTTTGTAGCCTCTCGAACATACTCGGCTTCACCTTCGGCACGTGCCAGAGAGTTCGACATTTCCTTGATCGCCTTCAGCAAACGATCCTTTTCTTCCTGTGATAAACTTCTTACAACTGCTGTCAATGACATGATACCCCCTATGGTAAATAATGAAAATATAAAGCCAACCGATACAACACCGCGAACGCCCACAACTGCAAATGGAACATCACAACCGCTATCAATGACAACATAACCGCCACTGGGCCCCAGTATAACCACTGCTGCTTTGTGCTCATCGAATCTCCATCACTCAAAAAAGTATTTCACTAGACCCACTATCGCCAACGAGAACACGATCACCAAAATCATCAGTGACACTGCAAACAGCCAACTCTCAATTCTCATCATGGTTCCTTATAGAATAAATGGTTGTCAATCTTCCCCAAAAACTCTTTGGACTTGCGCCACTTCGGTCTGACATAATCCGCATGGAAATAGGTCGCTTCACCATATTGATCTATTATAGCATGAATCCCGACATTTTGCAAGACCCGGTGAGCGATTTCTTTTGATTCTTTCCAGATCACCCTATTGGGCTTGTAGCGAGCCTCGCACCAGAACGAGAACTGGCAGACTTTGACCTCTTCCACCCTGCGAGACTGAGCAATGACCCCACAGACACTCTTAGGGTACCCACGGCGACCCACACGATTCACCACAACCCAGGCGACCGCTTCCTTGCCCATGACCGTTTGGTTACCTGCTTCATAGTAGATGGCCTGCGTCAGGCAATACTCATCCTGGGAAGTGGGGGTGTATGGGGTCGTTTGAGGCTTCTCACGGTACGGAGAGTCCGCTGTATCGAACGTGGAGACCTCGGCAAGAGGGTACACGATCAACACAAGGGCGAACACCACTCGAACCAAATGTAGGATTTCGTGTCGCATGGAGTGACCTCCTAGACGAACTGTGAACCGTTTTCCTTGTAGTATTGGTCGATACACCGACGAAGAATAGGCAGATACTCTGCTTTTGGTTTGTTGTGGATCACCGCGTGGGTCTCACCCTCAATGGCCGTTGAGAGCACAATACGATCAATGGGCATACCTGTGCGCTCTTCAAACATCTCCGCATAGGCGGAGGTCTGCACAAAGTAGTTCAGTATCCACTCATCGGGCTTGTGGCGATTCGCGGTCTTGACGTCAAGAATCACCGTCTCCCCAGCCCAGCGTACCACTGCGTCGGTGCGTCCAGCAATCTTGAGTCGGTCAGAATACAGAGGTTGCTCAATCGCATAGACCATCGAAATATTCGCGTCAAATTTGTGCTGCAGTGACAGGAACATCTCTTTAATCGTCGGCATGATACCAAGTCGCTGAAGTGTCGTCAGAGTACCATCGAGGTACCTCTCACAGACTGCATGGACATTGGTCCCACGGTCAGCACCACGCTTGGAGATTCGATCAGCCTCTTCGGTGCCTACACGAGCCCTCCAGGCGTTGATACCATCACGAGTCAGGAGCCCAGCGACCGTTGAAGCTGACGGGTACTTGGCACCCTCAGGTGTCACATAGTACCTAGCTCCCGCACGGGTCAACACAGGAAGCTCAAACTGGAGACCGGGTATTGTGGTTCGCTCGAAGATCATACTTGCTGCTTGCTAGTTCCGAAACGGGTCTCTCGACGTTTCTTGAAATAATGTTTTTCTATGGGAGAAATGATATAATTCGTGAAATCGCTAGGCACCTTCTTGACACCCAGCAACACAGGGTCCCCTACGTTCAGGGACAGAAAGACTTGTTCAAGCTCTGGGTGTTCCTTGACAAAGGTCTCCAGTCCAGAAATCGTCATGGCGTGTTCAGACACCTCACCGGTCTCTTTGTTTTTGAAGTCGTAGCGTGGCATCAGTTCACCTTGACGAACGCAGGTCTTGTGAGTACCTGCTCGTAGTTTGAATTGTCACTAAGGAATTTCTGAAACTGTTCCCATGACATCAGGGGCAACTCTGAGACCACTTGGGTCTCGATATTCTTGACGAGGTACTGGGGCATATCGTTCTCCTATCAGATGTCCATCACAGTTACAGGGTTCACTGGTTGATACTGACCATCGCAAATTGCCACATTATAGAACTTGGTATCCCAATATTCACGAATATAAGACCCGTAGCCCTCGTGAATATGACCAAAAAACATCAATGCCGGTTTGACGTCCATCACGCGAGTCAAAAGGTTCACATCACCCACGTTCGGTGATTCCCCGGGCATAGGAGAGGGTACCAAATCCATGATGCCCTTAGGCGGCCCATGGGTAATCAAAATGTCTATGCCATCAGGAATCTGGTCCCACAGTTCTCTTGAACGAGGACCTTTTTGATAGTCAAAGAACCACGGTGACGGGTCATAGATGGCTTGCGTATAGGGGGACCCAAAGATACGATAACCTTCAACCCTTCCAGTCACGCTATGGTCCAGATAGATCACCCCACCCAATTCTTGGCGAGCCCAATGCGGATCAGTCTCACAGATCATGTCGTGGTTGCCCGGCACGAAAATCTTGTGCTTATGAGGGAGTGCCTTGAACCACTGTGCAAATTGAATGAGGTCGTGGTGCTTGGCCCTCATTGAAAAGTCACCACAATGGATCAACAGGTCACCATCAGGGATGGTCAAACGCTTGTGGTACCCGTGGGTATCGCTCATTGCTACGATTCGCACTATCTGTACCCCTTGACAATTTTTGAGTTCACCACTTCATTGAAAAGTCTTCTGGCCTCATCTATCGAAACGGGCTCGGATGTTTTCGACCCTTCGATGAGAGTTTTTCCTCGTCGACCATACTGAAATCTAACGTGGCAATCAAGATTGTTAGCACTGACCCGAACGACCTGAACGTGATACTCTTTGTCAGAGGTTCCTTCTTTGAAAAACAACGACTTGGTTGCGACAATGTATTCAAACGAAACTTCTGGTTTCGCAGCGACCACCTTGGAGGGGTTTTGAATTTCCCTCAGGTGTCTTTCAAGGCTATCGGATAAAAAACTCATAATGTCCTAGAGAGATGGACCGTTGAGTGAGCATTCGACTTCCAGCAAAACACCCTTAAAGCGGGTGCCGCCAAGAGTTATGAATCTCACTCAACTCCACCCCAATTAAACGGAAGCGACCATCAGGTCCTCAGCTTTGAGGACTACAGGGAGAGGAGCAATGAGACCACGGGCTCTCATATACTCTACCATCGGCTCCATGTTCATCAACTGCAACGAGACCACCTTGCGACCAACCTTGTTCCGCTTGACCACGGCACCCACTTGCTTGAGGTCCCATAGGTACGCTGAGAAACGAGCCAAGACAATCTGGGCACCCAGAAGAGTTTCGATCTCACCAATGGGAGCCTCATGGCCATCCAGGAGCACCAACAGAATTTTTTCCGCCTGAGAAACTTGCTTACTTCGACCACGTCCTACTGACATTATACACCTCCAACCATGATATTATAGCACACTTACACACACTTGTCAAGGCCTACTTCCACTTTTTCTTGGACTTATCCTTGGCCTTCCCATCCTTCCCTGCCTTTTTTGTGGTGACAGGCTTGGGAAACCGACGCTTTGCCTGAGCCGGATTGTTCTCCAACTCAGCCGACCTAAAATTCAGTGCGACACCCGGTGGGCATTGTGTGATCTTGCCGCCCTTTTCGGTCCACTCATCCACCAACGCTTTCAGTTCGGCGCGGGTAATTTCCTTTGGAGCCAACAATTCTTTATTCACCATTGTCTATGATTCCTCCTTGTATTATAAATAGAAACATGATACATCACATTATTCCCCTTCATGAATGGAAAAAGAGAATAAATCCTAGAGCAACTCGCTGGAATAAAGAGTTCAATTCTCCTGATAACCGGGTAAACCTTACAACAGAACAACACTCTCAGGCCCATCAGCTATGCTATGAGTTGAATGGAATAAAATACGATCATTTAGTGTCCCTTAGCATTTCCGGTCAAATAGGGAAAGAAGAACTCATTCGACAAGTCATCTTCTTTGCTAATAAGGGAAGACATCTATCCCAAGCTCATAAAGAAAAACTGCGTATTATGCAGACAGGAAAGAAATTATCCAAGGAACACCGAGAGGCCTGCTCGATTCGTCAACTTGGCAAAAAACGAGCACCCTACAAAACCAAAAAACTCGGACCTCAAACCCCCACCCGCATCGCTAACATGGTAGCCTCTAAGAAAAAACAACGCCTACTCAGACTCTTGAACTCGGCTATCGGCTGACTCTTCAGCCTTGTGTGATTGATGGGTGCGATTACCTCGACACCATGGACAACCTTTGTGGTTTCTGCACGACGGGTCAAACGACTTGGACCTTCGATACGGAGACCTCCGTGACTTCTTGTGCTTGATCGCTTTGTCCAGACTCATTGACCTTACCTTGTGCTTTCTTTAACCCAGCGACACCTTGGCGCGACCCGTATTCTTTGTAGATCACGAGCTTCTCAGCAGGATTCATGCGCGAATACTTGGTATAGGTCATACTCTTGACCGTGGACAACCACGAGCGAAACACCGCACGGGTACCCTGTTGCTGTTGAGACTTCTGCTGCTGTACCATTATTTATCCTTTCTATTCAGAATCGACGCCCACTGAACCATCGAGAATCCGATCAATGTCATTCTGATCGATCACACCGAACACCGAGTAGAGATTATCCAGGTCCTCACCTTGCTCCAGGATAGCGATTGTCTCAGGAACGACCAACTTCGCTTTTCGCTTGGCGACCTTGGGAATTTTTTTACTAACTTTTCGTTTCACTGGTCTAGACATGATTTCACCTTAGACAACATAATAGATTGTTCGATCATTTTTTGTTCCTGCTCCCGTTCTTCATCTGTCACAATACGCTCAACACTGGACACAAATACTCGCAATGGATCATTGTCCTTGGAGGGAATTTCACCATACTCCATCAACCACTTCGCGTGGTCTTGCGAATCGGCATCATATTGATAGACCGTGGTCGATCTCACTTCAAACCTGGGCATTATACATTCTCCGTTTCCGTAAGTTGCTTATGCGCCCGATCCAATAGTGTACGGTCACCCTTGGTGAGCACTTCCAATAATTCTAGTTTTTCGCGCAAGAAAGTTTTCGCAAACTTGGGGTCGTGAAACACAATCGACGGGGTATTCGCAATCAGGTCGGCCAACTTGATCGTCTGAACTTCTTCAGGGGCTCCATACAATCGTCTCAACTCGGCCTCTTTACAGACTTTGCGGTTTCCAGGAACCTCAACCTTGGTGAGCCACACAACCATATCAGTCACAAGGTCACCAAACTCCTCTCTCAGCACCCACTCGGGCACCTTGGTGTCCTCAAGGACATCATGGAGCAACGCAGCACAGATCATCGCGGGGGTTCCACCAACAGACTTGACAATTTCAGCGACTTGGATGGGGTGAACAACATAGGGCTCGAAGGTATACTTACGCTTCTGTCCAACGGCGGCATGGGCCGCGGTAGCAAACACTCTGGCGTTCTCAATCATATCGGCAGTAGTTTTATTAGTATACATGATCTAATTATGTCATACTTGGCAGGTATTGTCAAGTGTTAAGTTTCTCAATAAAATCAAGGGGTTAGAGGGTCACCTGGACATGGTAAGCTTGATATTCTGGGGTTTTCTCTGATGCTAGGATAGACAAACTCGCAAGGTAGCAGAACCTCTTGAAATCAGTGGCGAATACAGGGTCATCAGCGAGTATCAATATCTCGTCACCCTTCTGGAGCAGGTTGAGCTTCAGCCTAACCTTGACGATAGGCAGAGGGCACAACAACCCTCGGCAATCCACCAGAGGAATATGTGAGACATCGGTGACTGTGTTAGCCATTCAACAACCGGCGGTCATCATGCGTCTGCTCGTAGACACCACCCTCCCGACCCTGGCGCAACAGGGACTCTAGGTGCCTCTGGACCCTATGGCACTCTAACTGGGCCTGTGCCAACGCAACTTCGGCTCGACGCACGTCCGACTGAGCCACCGCAATTTCGGTGACTAGATCAACACCCATCGCTTGATACCTCCTCATCCTCCCACATATCAAAACCACGGGGCTCTACGCGACCTGGATTCTTGGGGAGATTCTTAACTTTTTCAACAATCTTTTCTTCCGACTGAGTTTTTCTAAACTTCGTCTTGGGAGTTTTTTCTAGGTTTCTAGACATCAACACGGGCACTGTTCCTTTCAAATAATGGTGGTCAGTAATTTATCAGCCAGGTGATACTGAATCGCCTCTTGGGCTGTCATCCACACGTCTGATGGATTGAGGAGCTTTTCTCGCACCGTCTTGTCAGTAATCTTACATTGCTTTACAAGCAGGTCATTCACACGCTCTCGGCACAAATCCATTTCACGCATTGAAGCTGTAATTTCGTGCTCTTTACCTTCAATGCTCGTGGTGAACTGGTGGATCATAATACCTGTGTGCTTCCCCAGGTATCGGTGCCCTTTGGCCCCACACGCAAAAATCAATGCGGCCCCTGACATGACATTTCCTACACCCACAGTCCACACAGGAATCTTCGAATTCAAAATAATATCAATGAGCGCAAAGGAATTATACAAATCACCACCACCAGAATTCACATACAACGTCAGGTGATCTGGTTGCTCAGTATTCCGATTCTCATACAGAATCCACTGAATCGCCCGAGACACATTCACATAGTCAATTTCCCCAATGAGGAAATGGGTGTGGTGATTCAACAATCCCAGTTGAACGACGTCCTCAATCGACATGGCCCCATCAGGGATCACGTTGATTACTCCTGAGTTGTCTGATAATTCAGAATCAACTTCTTGCGTTCGCGTAGGTTTCGCCAAGGAAATTCTCCCTTATACATGTCGGATGTGATCTTGTTCCCACGAAGAAACATCTCTTGGGTCGCCATGTTCGTGGCCCCACCCAACCGATAATTGAGTGTATAGTGATTGGTACATCCAAACATCGGCGCAAAGTCTTTCAGTGCACCAAAGAACTGCCTGTCAGCACCCCATTGTCCATGCCAATTATGACCCACCTTCAACGCAATCTCTCGTGGTACCGCAAAGCACCCCGTATCAATGTGATACCTATTAGGGTCTCCCATCACAGGCCAGTGACCCAAGCTCTCACAATCGTCATGGCAAATGTAGTTCCCTTGAGGGTCCACAACCCTGCGAAGGGTGTAAGCCCACTGATATTTAGGATCACTCAGGACCTCACGAAACGACTCAATATACTCTGGTTCCACCCAATTGTCTGGGTCGAGGTAGCACAACACATCCTCATTGACCAGGAACGACGCTGCTGCGAATGCTCGGTGACCATAAAAATTCCCACCAGTGCGACCAATATTATCTTCTAACCAAATACAACGAATTTGGTTTGTTAGACCGACCCTCAGCAGTATATTATTGACTTTCGCATTATAAACTGAACCATCAACCACGATGATATGCCTACAGTCCTGCCCGCGCAATGAGAGAATACACCGTTCTAATTCAGGACCCCCAATCGTGGGGGTGATAATCGCAAAGGTTTTCACTATCTCACCTTATATCGCTCATCAAACTCGTGCTCGACCGCTGAGGCGAGAGAAATGTTGAATCCTCGCATCACGTCCTGGGCATCCTGCTGTCGTGAGAATCGCACAGCCTTATAGGGGTCAGTCGTCCAATATTCAGCTTCACCAGGAAACTCCCCCATCGCATAATACAGGGGACCAGAGTAATGATCCTTGTGACTCTTTTCAATCACCCACGCATACATAATCACACCTTTTTGGTTTTGATTGTTCTCTTGGGTCCTGTGAGTACCACAGGTGTTTCAACCACTGGGTCACCTTGCTCCAATGGAGGCTCAACAATAGGATCATTGACCTCAAACGGCAACTGAGGAAACGCTTCTTTCACTAATCGCGCTGAGAGATAGGGCACCTCAAGTTTCTTGACGAACAACTTCACCAACAACGCTGCTTCATCCCTGTGGAGGGAACTCAGCAACGCATGGAGAATCCTCGCTTCTCTTTTCGGGTCCAATTTTCCTGTGCGCTTAGGGTGGCCAGTAATAAAAATATACAACCGGCGAATCTCATTGGTCAATGAGGCGTAATTGAGACCCGCGGGTTCCACCGCGGGCTTGTAGTTCGGAATATTGTCGATGTCGAATTGAATCCGAGGGTTGAATGCGTAGTTGCAGAATTCTAAAAACCACCGGTTATCCCCATACTTTCGCAATACTTCTATACGTTTCTCCCGCGTCCTACATTTTCCAAATTCGGCCATTATCTCACTGAAAAGAACATTGCTATACTTCATAAAATCTCCAATTGTTAAAAATCTTCTATCGATCTCGTCAACTCTCTCAATCCCGAAACCATCAGGTACGTCAAAAACTGGCTACGGCTCGCACGGGTCGCTGATTCATAGGCCTGCACGATCTCAACCTTCATGTGAGTAGGTATCTGTCTCAGGTCAATCAACATCTCGTTTCTTCTATAGTTCCGCAACATATCGCCCGAGGTACAGAATTCCTCTGGTGTCTGAGTCAACCACACGGCGACTTTCTTCGACTGTATAGGTGTCTGGCGTCCACCCGACACAAACACATCATCGGCCGAGAGTATGTTGGGTATCCCGTCACCAGAGTCACCGCGGATCACATGTTCCTTGAGAATGGACATGGGATTCTGTTCCACTAATTGCTTCTCAAGCTGCGGCGAATACTGTCGGACATTTGGGTACGCCTGACATTGAATAAAATCTTTGTCACCACTGACGATCATCACGGATTGCTCCGCAGCAACCAATGGGGCCAGCACCCCGATAATATCATCGGCTTCCGCTCTAGGTACCTGTAAGACCTTATACATCAGGTGTTGCTGAATCTCACCACGCAGCGTATCCATGCAGTTGAACACCGCAACCCAATTGAATGGTGACTTGTCACGATCACTCTTTCGATGAGCCTTGTAGTGTTGGAACACATCTTTGCGCCAGTAGTTGGTGTCATCACAGATCACGACGACCTCACCATAGGTTGCCTTGAAGCGTTTCACAGTGGACCTCAAACTATTGAGCATCAGGTGCCTAATCATGGCGACGTCCGGTTCGGTCTGCTTGGTGTGTGCAAGGTGACCGAACATGGTCGCATAAAAAATCTGTCCCCAATCAACCAAAATCATTTTGTCTTCTTACTCTTTTTCTTCGATGCCTTGGATTCACCCATGGCTGTCAGGGTATCCGACATGATATCATCATACAACCGTTCCATCTTTCTAAGTTGAGGGACCGTGTAGTTGCTATAGCCCTCATTGAGGACTTTATCGGTGCCCTCATGGGCCACCTTGAATTCATCGCGGTTTTTCTTGAAAAAATTGATAATCGCTGGACCTGTTGGCCCTTTAATTTCGTGGGACCGAAGCACAGAGAGGATATTAGGTTGGGTCTTAAATTCGGAGAGGATAAACTCATCGACGAGACCTTCAAGGGCCCCGATACACCGACTAGATTTTGCTTTGATGCGGTCCTGAACACTGACAGGTTTGACAACAGGTTCTGGTGCATGGGTTTCTTGTTGTTCATTGAACAGGGACTCTCGCACCAAGGACATCGTTTTCAATCGCGTATCGAGCCAATCTTGAGACTTCTTATCGAGGATGGCGCCGCGGGTGAGCATCCTACACACAAAACCTAAGGTAGGTACCTGCATCTCTAGTTGCCTTTGGGAGACTTTGATCTTTTTGGTCTTGCAGTAATCTGCGAGGTATTTATGGGATTGCTCTTTGTCACTGTTTGAACTGTACCAATTGAGCGCGAGGGCGATATCATGTGACGATAATTCCGTAGGGAGTCCTGGGTACGTAGGTTCCTCCGTGCTCATGAGTTGGTTCACGCGCTCAGTTGTAGTTGCGGTATTTTTCACTCGCATCATCAGCATCCCTTTATACAATTAGCGGTCATCCAGGTCCAGCGTTATTTATGCTCGTTCACAGGCCCGCAAACAAACTGGTAATCATCCTTTGATACAAAGAACCTGGCGTAGTTCTGCCATAACTTCAACAAGACCATTCGCATTATACATCACCTGATCTATGGGTTTATAAGCCATAGGAGCCTCATCATATACACCAGAATCCTTGCGGCATAATATCCCCTTGGTCTGCTCGTCAAACATCTCAGCGGTCACCATCTGCTTCGCCTTGCCACGAGACATGACACGACCCGCACCATGGGGAGCAGAACAAAAAGAATCCTGGCAACCCAATCCCTTGACGATATACGAGCGGGTGCCCATCGATCCAGGAATAATGCCCATATCACCAACACGAGCCCTAATCGCACCTTTCCGAGTCACTATGACATTCTCACCGTAATGGTTTTCCTTCTCAGCATAATTATGATGACATGAAATAGTCACCTCAGGAGCAATGACCGTGGTCTTGTCACCAAAGATCACTTCAGCCACCGACTGCTTCACCAAGGCCATCATAACCTCGCGGTTCTTCATCGCGTAGTTCTGTGCCCACTGGAGGTCACGCCAATAATCTTTGAACAATTGAGAATCCTCGACAAGGTACGCCAAGTTCGGGTCAAGCAACTTGATCATGTATTGAGACATGATTTCTTTCGCTCGGTCGATATAATAATTTCCAATTTTGTTCCCGATGCCACGAGAACCCGAATGGAGCATGATCCACACATTCTCATCAAGGTCCAGACAAATCTCAATAAAGTGGTTTCCACCACCAAGAGTGCCAAGCTGTCTCGCCACACGCTCAGGAGCATCCTGAAGTTTCTTTGGCAAATCCACCACACTACAAGACTGCTGCCAGACGTGCGGGGCATGTTGGTGCATATCCTGACCTACAGGGACCGCTTTGCTGATCGAATCAAATAACGCTTGGAGATTGTCAGGTAGCCGGTTGGACTTGAACGGCATCTTCGCAGCCATCATGCCACAACCAATATCGACACCGACACACGCCGGAACCACAGCACCCTTCGTGGCCACCACAGAACCCACAGTGGCACCAATACCATAGTGAACATCAGGCATGACTGCGACATGCTTGAAAATAAATGGAAGCGAAGCCGTGTTCTTGAGTTGGTCAAGAGCCTGAGATTCTACTTCATGGATAGGTGACCAAACCTTGATAGGCTTGCGGTTCTCCCCCGTTACAACATTATGAGGCACAATACACCTTCAATTTTTCTTTGTCTTTCTTAACTTGCTCGTGATATTGGTTGTGTGAATAGTCGCTCAAGGCTTCATCATAACTCTGGTCATTCTTTCCGGTTCCTTCACAGTCAGAGCATTCATGATCATGGTCCAAATCACACTCCAGAACACCAAATCCATCACACTTCGGACAGTCCAGGTCATCAGCAACAAAATCCAACACCGTGAATTCTTTTTCCAGGTCCTCGCGGTTCTCTTCGTGCCAAACGCGAAAGGGAATCGGCTCGTATTCCTGAAACATTTTAAGCGAAGACATACTTCCTTCTTTTCTGTTCATAGTGCTCGGTAATCCACTTCACTTGCCTCTCTGAGAGCACTGGTGAGGCAAATCCAGTCACACTGTTAAAGAGCAGGCCACCAACGGGCACTGAGACCTTCAGGTGTTCCTTGGTTCTGTTCCACTCAAGGACCAGGTCTATATCAGGGATTTCAGTAGGCATGGGTTCTCCAATTCAGTTTATGATAACACAGTTGGTAACAATTGTCAAGCATTATTTTATGAGAGGATTTCGGGGTATGGAGGGTCTTTGGCTTCGCAGGGTGCATCAATCACTGGAGGATACACGGTAAAGGTACCGGGGCTACAGGGGCACTGGAGGGTCTGTGGGGCGTTAACCGCATTACACCTTGGGCAGAGCCAGCCTTCTCGACCTGTAGACATACGTTGCTCACAGAAATTACCTGGGGAGTCGTAAGAGGGCCACGGAAACACAGACCAACCACCGGCACCTTGAGGCCATATGGCACAAGGTTCCCCAAAGCTAGCTGGACCTCCGGCAGACCCACCGTCGCATCTCCCCGTTCTCCGACAAGCACCTGTGCAGCTACAATTCATAATCTGTTATTTAGCACTCATTCGTAGTCACGAACAATGATACCCACAGGGAAAATCGGGATGCCGTCGTCGCTGAGTGTCTGGTAGCGCACAGTCAATTCCTTACCCATATACTTCTTACGGTTCGTCCATTGTTCCTGTCGGACCGCATCGGCCCCTTTACAGCGAACACTGAATTCTAGGCCACCTTTGATCTTGCAGACGAAAATCGCTTTACCCTCGTCCTTTCCAACACCTTGGTCACAACCCACGATCTCGAATTCGTCATCCAGGAAGTCCTTGTGCTTTTGAAGTTGGTTGTCACGATACTGGAAATTGTAGGGTTCGTTTCCACCTGAGCGGATGATAGAACCTTCGTAACCTGCCTGCGTATATTCGGCGTGAATTTTGGCAAGATGCGAGTCAGAAGGCAACTTGATTGTCTCGACCAAGCGGAGATAGTTCAGGCCATTCGGAATATCATAGCGATACTTGATATACCGTTCTTCAAATCCCAGTTTCTCGGTCGTCGGTCGATCATAGCACCAGAACTTCACATACTTTTTCAATCCCTCAAGGTCTGGAGTCTTTTCGTCCTTGATCAGCGACATCAATTCCTGAAACGTGATATCACCATGGTTATACATCTCACCATCAAGAATCTCACCGTCTTTCATAAAACTCAAAAAATCCTGCTCCATGTAGAGATTGAAGTTCTTGTAGAGTTTCGCTTTGCGAGACCAAAAGAAAATTTTGTTGCCTTTGCGTTCCACGAGACACCGAACTCCATTGAGTTTCGGTTGGATATAGGCGGGCCACACGAGGTGCTGTTTGCGCTCTTTGAACTTCTGTGCGAGCATCGGGAGAATCTTGAGTGTGATCTTGCCCATCCCCGCGTCAATTTTCGGGAGGTGTTCAGAATAGTTACTGTCGTGCTTCTTCTTCCACTTGGATTCGGCCTCAAGAACAGCCTGTTCATAGGGGCTTGTCTCGTTCGCTTTGCCAACGTTCTTACCCTCGCGGATAATCTCAGGAGAAGATTGGATCTTCCCATCAAGCTGTCCGTGCTCAACAAGAATCACCGCATCACCTTTACAGACATCCGACCCAGCCGTGACCTGGATGTTCCAGACTTTCGTGACACCCTTCGAGGAAACCCCGTATAATGTAGGAAATGTTTTGGTCACTTGTTGGCTCCTCTGTTGGCTCCTCTAGTGAATACGTTGACGATGGTCCTCTTTGCCGCGTTCAGTTCCTTCGCATCCCTTATCACCTTGTCGATTTCTTCGATGTAATAAAGTTCGAGCATCACAGAGGAATCGAAGGGGTGGGGGTGTGGGAATCTCTTACCAAGTTCGGTCATGAGACCTTCGAACCGAGCTTCGGGTGTGCCGTCATTATTATCTAACATTAGCGGGCTCCTGTCCATGAGATACGAGAAAAATCCTGAGTTACGATGTTTCCACGAATAAAATTCTTGGCGGGTGTTTTCCAGGACGCAGACTTCCAGATATTCCCCTGAGCATCAAGAAAGGAATGGGATGAGCGGGAATTGCCGGTATTGGTCACCACTCGAATAAACTTGGAGCCCGGTTCGAATTCGACCGAGAATCCAGTGCTATGCGCTGGTAAATCACCACCATACATCTTCTTATAATCCTGAACAATATAGTTCGCATACGCATCGAGGTGCATTTGAGTGAATTGCTGGTCTTTCATTGGGAACTCCTTGTTTGTCCGACTCACATATAAAGTCTATCATATTGGGTGGTCGGTGTCAAGGGCTATTTGAGGGTGTAAGTGGTTGATTTAGTGGGATTTGGTGGGCCGCCCAGGAATTGCACCCGGTTCCCCAGATTAAAAGTCTGGTAATCATCTACTAAATTTTGCGGCCCGTATGGTCAACCCTAGTGGTAATGCTCCACTGTCCCCACCGTGTCAAAGTGGTGCTCTTCTTTTGAGCTAAGGGTCGGTATTTTCGATTTCTGAAACTGTTCGTCTATCGGCTCAACAGTCTCATTAGCGACGATTTCTTTACTGTCAGCGAATCTCATCGTGCCTCCATGATATTGGTCTCCCTGACAGGATTCGAACCTGCATCAAGCCTTCGTTCGAAGCGAAGTCGGCGTCCAATTGCCATCACAGGGAGATATTGGTGCCGCTGATGGGAGTCGAACCCACAGAATAACCCCTTTAGGAGAGGGGTGATCGTCCGTTGATCTACAGCGGCGTCATGGTGTCCCCGGCGAGACTCAAACTCGCATAGTCCTCTTTAGAAGAGAGGTGACCTTTCAGTTGGTCCACGGGGACGTATTTGGTGCTCCCACCGAGTGCTGCCCTCGGCTCTCTAGATTGAGAATCTAGCGATCTACTGATAATCTATGGGAGCGTATTTTTGCTAGGACCCCCAACTTGAGGGCCCCGTATGCTCATTTCCTACACATGGCAGGCGAGCCGTAATTGGTGGTCCGCCAGGGAATTGCACCCCGTTCCCCGGTTTAAGAGACCGGTGCTCATCTGCTAAAGCTTGCAGACCGTTATGGTGTCCTCGGTGGGATTCAAACCCACGTCTCCGGCTTCGCAGGCCAGTGTGATGTTCAGGCTTCACTACAAGGACATATTTTGGTGCGTCCTGAAGGAATTGCACCTTCTTGGTTCTCCTTGTAGGGGAGGCGCATATCTAACCTGCCCAGGACGCATAACTGGAGCTACGACCGGGTACTGCCCCCGGGTTTCCGCATTACCAATGCGGTTTTCTCCTATTGAAATATCGTAGCATATTTTCTACGCACAACCTAATTGGTGCCGGCGGGGAGACTTGCACTCCCAGGAAACTACTTTTGAGGTAGTTATGTCTGCATTGCATCACGCCGGCAATACAGTGGTCACATAATCACACCCAAGACCATAGACAAAGGTGACATACTTTCCCTTGAATCGGGCTTTTACAATTTTCTGCATCTGCTTTCCATTACGTTCCAATTCTCCCCTAAGTGCTTTTGCGTTCTGACAAATCGTATCATACTCTGGTCGAGTGATATCCAGTTGGTACCGTTCCTTCAATCGTTCTTGCGTATGTCGAAAAGAATACGCTTTATCCTTCTTCGTTCGCAACAGTACCTCTTGTTGGTGCGCCTGGTGGGATTCGAACCCACCCTGTGCTGGTTTTAAGTCAGCCGACTCCTGCCGCTGGTCTACAGGCGCATAATGGAGCCCTCTATCGGACGTGCGCCGATCTCTCAACTTTACGAAAGTCGCGTGTCGCTATCTACACCTAGAGGGCACGTTGGTCAGGGCGGGTGGATTTGAACCACCAATCACTCGCCTCCGAAGCGAGTAGAGTAACCAGATTCTCCTACGCCCTGATTATTGGAGCGGTCACCGGATTCTGCCACCGGGATTGCTGGTTGGAAGCCAGCCGTATTTCTTCTATACTATGACCGCATATTTTACTGCACATGGAGCGGTGGACCGGATCTGCCCCGGCGTGATCCTCGTTGGCAACGAGGTGCCTGACTACTAGGCTACCACCGCATATCTTTGGTCGAGCATCGAGGACTTGCACCCCGTAGGACAGTTCTTCAAACTGTTGTGTTACTCGTTACACCAATGCTCGGTTTTGGCTGGCGAGGCACGGATCGAACGTGCGACTTCCTGGTTAACGGCCAGGTCCCATACCACTTGGGTACTCGCCAATCTACTCAACAAACTCATGGCAGGGATGAAAGGAGTTGAACCTTTCTGGCTGGTGTCAGAGACCAGTGCATCGCCGATCTGCCACATCCCTATAACTCATGGAGGCCTCCGTTGGAGTTGCACCAACCTAATCCGGGTCAAAGCCGGATGCCTAAGCTGCTCGGCCAGGAGGCGATAATTTCTTTTTTCTGAAATACTCTTTCAAAGATTCACTTATTTTCTGCCTCTTTTCCACTGAAGACCGCTTTCCATAATTCGGATTGCCCGATCCCCTATGAGTTTTTGCATTCGCGGCACCAGTCTTTGCTCTTGCTTCTGCTGTATGAGTCTTTCCCTGAAATGGATTCACATAAGGTTTAGGAATACGCGGAACAACTTTCTTTCCATACTTTACTTTCCACTCTTCATCACGCTTTGACCCCAACGCATTCTTATGACCGATGTTATATTTATTTCCTTTATTGGCAACAGAAGATGCTTGCTTATTTGCCTCTTCTTTTCCTATCATTCCTCGTATCGCCCGAAAAGCAATTTTGTCAAATTGGTTTCCATTCAACTCAAAAAGTAATTCATGTACCTGGGCATGCTGCTCTGTGGTCAATTCAACAAGATTATCTAGACGGTTGAATCCATTCAAATTTCCAAATCGTTTTCTCCATTCGTGTCTAGGAATCACATGATGCCACATTCTTATATACTATTCTATTGGTGGAGGTGCGGAGTATTGCAACTCCGGTCCTGGGATACTTTCAAAGCCGAATGTCCATGCTAGTCACTCATTGTGATCTCAAAGTCAAGAGTGACACTGACTTGAGTGTTGAGCCGATAATTTCGCCTGTGAAGCCTCGATCTCCATAGCATTCACCGCTAACCTATAATTGCGTTTCCCCACTCATAGGCATCGGTGGTTCAACGGGCAACTGATTAAGCTGCCATTGCGAATTCTTGTTCGAGAATTCTGGTTTTCCAAGTTTTTACGAGCGCCTGGTGCTCGGCATGTTCGTTTCTTTGTCTGTGGTCTCAGTCGAGACTAACTCACCCCCGTTATATTGTTGACTGACATGGCGGAGAAATGAGGAGATGCTCCCCAACGGCTTTCACCGTCGATCTGTGTTCAAAACAGTCCCAGTGCGCTTGCCTGGTTATTTCTCCATTATGGCATCTGTAGTATCTGGGTCAACGCAATCGCTATACCCATTGCGACAGCGGCTCCAAAAACATCAATAACACTTTCCAATTCTGCACAAATTCCTTTATGGCGGAGGGCAGTGTACTCGAAACACAAACTTTCGTTCGCACCGCTTTCCAGACGGGCCAGCTACCCTGTACTGTTTACCCTCCATTTATTATGGCGGAGAGGTGAGTAATCGAAACCCAACCTTTCGGTCAATCCGCTTTCGAGGCGGTTCCAGCATCCTAACTGGTTACCTCTCCAAACACTCATGGCGGAAGGCGGAGGACTCGAACCCCAAGGTGTTACCCTCGATCCGATTAGCAATCGGTCCAGTTACCCTGCACTGTCCACCTTCCATTCACTCTCAAAATCTCCGTCATGAAGCACTTCGTCTTCATGGGTGCCGTCCCAATTGACAGGGATGTGCGGCATGTCGTTTCTCTTTTCGGTGCCAGACATTCAACACCTCTTTATGGAGTCGCCGACAGGAATTGCACCTGCATGGAACTGGTTTGCAGCCAGCTACTTCGCTATTCAGTCACGGCGACGTCAAATCTTGAATTCCTGATATAATTTTCCACCAACACTTATCGTGCTACTTCCTTGTATTTTTTCCGTTGGAATCAACCACCTCGAACCATCTTCTGTTAAAATAAATAACAAATCAACTAAAGACCCATCAAACAACTTGCTCTTGTTTCTCTTGGTGTTTGTGGAAGAAATCCTTAGCCCAACCTCCCAAGAAACTCCATCATTACTTGTCGTTGTTTTAACCTGAACCCTCTTCAAAGTACCATCTATATCGACGATCAAATCATACGGCTGACTATCATTGATAGGTAGAGCAACAACCCACCCCTGAGAAGTGAAATATTGAATAGCCGATCCTACTCCAACATTCCCCTTCATATTCGTATTGATTTGTCTTTTTAACATAATAAGTTATGGCGCACTCGACGAGAATCGAACTCGCTTGGGCTTCCTCGACAGGGAAGTGTCTATGCCAAATGACTCCGAGTGCCTTATTCCTTTTCTTCTCTCGCTTCCTTTTCCATCCTTCGAATCTTGTCTAACTCTTTTGGTGTCCAACGGGGCTCAATACCCATCTTGTTCGGTTTACACATCGGACAAGAGCGCCGTTTGCTTCGATAAACTTTCATCAAGTCTCCTGTCAACATGGTGGGTGTGCAAGGAATCGAACCTTGTTGATGGCTAGACCGGGTTACAGCCGGCCCCTTCACCCATGTTAGGCTCCACACCCATATTTTGGTACTCCTGCTGAGAATCAAACTCAGTCAAGGCTCTCATCTAGAGCGACTGGCTTATAAGGCCACTCTGCCTATCAAGGCGCAGGAGCGTATAATCTACTAGGGGAAGATTGGTAACTACATCTTCCTTCGCAACCAACGCTGTCTCACCAATTGTTGGTCCTAGCATAATTTTTGGTGCCGTTGAGGAGAGTCGAACTCCTAAACACTTGGTTCTAAGCCAAGTAGGTATGCCAATTCCCGTCACAACGGCGTTCTATTGGTGGCTCATGTTGGACTTGCACCAACCTCAATCTTCCTTATGAGAGAAGTCTGAAACTTCCTTCAGTCAATGAGCCATTCTTCGTCCTCTTACCCATCCATCTGGAATATCGGAAATCTTTTCAATCAACCTATTTTCTTTAGTAAGAAGATTCGTAATCCAACATTTACCAAAATTCGGATTCCCTGTCCCCTTGTGTGTCTTGGAATTGCTTGCGGCGATCTTTGCCTTGGATTCATTGGTATGATGCTTTCCAGTAAATCCATTTATCATCAATCCGTTGGACCAAGCATCTTTCGATTTTTGTCTGCATATTTCTATAGTTTCGGGGGTATGCCTTTTACCCAAAAAAGGTCTTGCTGCTTTTCCGCCCAAACTATGAAGCCTACGCCATTCCTCAGGTGTCCTGTTTCTGTTGATATGATCGAATCCGCCTTGACCACCCTCATTAAGATTATAACTCTGGGGTCCCAAAATCACCAATTCTTTTTCTTTTGCAAACATCTCCTCGGAAGAAGATGCTTCAAAGAGAATGTCTTTTTTGAAAATCTCTAGACCATATTTCTTTTGAGCATTCTTCAAATACTTACCTGATCCCATGTAGCCGTCATCTTTATTTTTAGTCTTGTGGCATCCAATGTAATGTTTACCATTGACAAGATTCGTAATCAAATATACAAGATAGTGCATAGTTAGTCTCCCTCCATGCACTATTTATAATAGTTCAACACCGAGGTATTGAACTCCCTCTATCTCTCAAGAGGGAAGTCGCGGGGGCTGGATTTGAACCAGCGGTCTCCAGGTTATGAGCCTGACGAGATGGGCCTCTTCTCTACCCCGCTATAATTCTTCTATGTGTGGGTCCTTGAACTGTTTACCATCAAACTTCAACCACTCATACAATTCGTGTTTTTCCCACCCCAAAATCAAATCAATAAAACACTGACGAACATCGGCTTGTGTCTGACACGACTCTATGAGGAAATACTCGAACCGTCTGATCGTAAATTTCCTATCAACATGCTTCGCGTCTTGTATCGCCGGAGTATGAAGGTAGAATAAAAACCTTCCATCATCACACTGATCCCAGGTGAACGTGTACCCAGGCTTGTAGGTGATTGTTTGAATCACCTCGGCGATTATTCGCTTGGCTCTCTCTGAGCCCCGGTCAATCTGTTCAATCTCTGATTCACACATAATATACTATGGTGCCATTGGGGAGACTCGAACTCCCATTCAGTGCGTTCTCGACACACTAGGTATGCCATTTCCCATCACAATGGCGTTCGTGGTGCTCCCAGAGAGTATCGATCTCTCTCTTCCTGCTTGAAAGGCAAGCGACCTAGCCAGTAGTCTATGGGAGCGTCATGGTCAGGGCGGTGGGATTTGAACCCACAATCACTCGCTTCCAAAGCGAGTAGAGTAACCAGATTCTCCTACACCCTGTTCTTATGGTGGACCCTGTCGGAACTGCCCCGACCCTTCCTACGTGCGAGGCAGGCGTGCTCCTGTCAACACCTAGGGCCCGATTATTTTCAACCGACTCTTTAAGCACTACCAATGTGTAGCGCACCACTTATGGGCGGCGAGTCGCCATTTGGTGGACCCTGTCGGCTTTGCTCCGACCACCTTCGCAGTGCAAGTGCGACGTTCTCCTGAATGAACTAAGGGCCCATATTTCGATAGCACTTTCACCCTTGCTCAGAGTCCACGTCTAAGGTGGATGCTATCATGCTTCGTGCCAACCTTCTCGATTGGCTTTGGGGTGACCGGTGGGACTTGCACCCACTTAGCTGGTGCCACAAACCAGCGCACTACTGCTTGTGCTACGGTCACATTCGATCCTCAGTTTTTCTCTGAGGAAATTAAGGGGGATTATTTCTTATCCCGCTACCCCCATCTGCGGACTGTTATGGAGCCGAAATCGGGAATCGAACCCGAATCCATACGTTACAAGTGTATGATGTTTCCATTACACTATTCCGGCGTTTTTTCTTCTGTATTCCCTTCCATGCCCTGGTCATATCAACTCACTCAAGCTCGCAAGTCCAGTATAAATAATCGCGCCAACTATCTGGTGTCGTTCGCAACCCTACGGTCACGGTGACTACTTGCGCCCAGATTGGCTGTTTAGGCTTCTTGAGCAACTTCATGCCAGCTTGCTGAGGCGTGCGCCCTTCCTTGTGCGAATTACACTCCACACACGCGGTCACGATATTTTCCCATTGTTTTTTGCCACCCTGAGACACAGGTACCACATGGTCGAACGTCAATTTCTCACTAGGGAACTTTTCACCACAATACTGACACTTCCAACCATCACGGGTGAAGATGTTCAGTCGCGTAAACTTGACAGGCACCTTACGCTTCAGGCGCACCATACTCAACATACGCAACACAGAAGGAATCTTCATGCTAAAGGAAATCGAGTGGATCTCCTCATTGTGTTCCTCAATCACTTCAGCCTTACCCTGAAACAACAGGGTCACGGCTCGCTGCCACCCAACCACCTGGAGGGGTTCATAACTGTGATTCAGAACTAATGTGAATGCGCTCATAATATCTTCCTTTGTAAGGCACATGGCATACCTACGAGGAATTGCACCCCGATCATTCGTTTTGGAGACGAATATGTTGCTATTACACCACAGGTATATGTATCCTACGGTATGGGCCGCGTTTCTTTCCGATCAATCTTTCTGATTTGAGACGATTCATTTCATCGGTATGTTTAGCCCCTAAAGCATTTGTATTACCGATCAGTCTTTCAGAAGCCTCTTTCTTATATTTCTCGGTGTGTTTATACCCCAAACCGTTCTTCTTATTGAGGGAGTATTTATTTCCTATCATGCGTTTAGCGGATTCTAATTTCTGCTTCCCAGTCTGCCTTCGGCCTCTTGCCAACTCTACCATCCTATTCTTCTGTTCTTCCGTTCGTTTAGTTCCCAGTGCGTATTTATTTCCAGCATTGGCAACAGAGGACGCATGAGAAGATATTCGCTTTTGAATTTCTTCCTTCCCGATCTGACGAGAAATAGCCAAATAGGCAATATAATCATATTGCGACCCACACTCCCCCATCATCCTATGAACCTGGGAATGTTGTTCCGTAGTCAAATTGACCAAATTATCATGAGCATTCACGCCACCCAGATCGCCAAACCTGAACTTCCACTTATGCTTTGGAATAATATGATGCCACGGCATTGATACCTCTATTTGGTACGCATTCACAGAATTGCACTGTGATCATCCGCTAATCGGGCGGAGGTACTGCTGTTGTACGAAATGCGTATACTATTTGGTGGAGCTTGCGAGTTCCGCCCTCGCTGCCTTCTGCATGCCATGCAGACGCTCTCCTGATTGAGCTAAAGCCCCTGAAAATAAAAAAGCCAGGGAAAATTTTCCCCGGCTTCTCGAATCCCCTGTATGATACCCGGGGTGGTATAATACAGGTCGCTTACATAATAGTACCAAAATGTATGGGGGCTGGCCACGAGGACCGGGTCCCTTGACATTCGTTGGTATTCAGTTTTCTATCGCGTTGATAAAGGCTCATGGTTGTCTCGATTGTCTCTATACTATAGCACAGTTTTTGGTCGTTGTCAAGAACTATTTATACACTTTGTCTGCTCGACCTTGTATTTATACTCTATCACACTTCCGGGCCCTTGTCAAGCCCTATTTTACACGTCGGTCCTTGACCATTCTGCGAGAGACTCTGTGCCACGCTTGCTCACAATCCACATACCACCGAAAACACTGTGAAACTCTCGAATCGTTGGTCCGAGTCTTCCGTCTGGCACCAAAAATGCATTTTCATCAGTCCAACGGTTCGCCGAAGGCAGGCATATCAATTTACATTCACCACGCGCGGTACGCACCAGAATACCTGTATGGTTATCCGCATTGATCGAAGAACCCGCCCGGACAAACACCGTGCCGATCTCGTACCTCGGCTCACCTTCCAGAGGGATTGAAGTAGTAATCTTTTTCACAACCGGTCCACCCTGTTCTCGTTCAAGGATCTCCAGCAATCGTTCGGATAGAGTGCTCATCATTTCCGTTCCCGTGCAGGGATACCTTTGAGTTTGCGGATCTCGGTCGCTCGCTAGCGTAGCTCCACTTTCAATTGATTCACATGCTCATCTGAGGGCTCTGTAAATATTTCTCAGAACGCCCAGCCGGCTTGAATAATCGGGAGATTGAGGCCGATGTTCGGTCTGGTCATCCCCGCATTACTGAGGTGCCACAACTCAGCACCCACTCGAAACTGTTTGTACCCAAAGAGAACCTGTGCTCCAATGCCGAATTGGAAGTCCTGGGGTAACTCATAGACCGTATGGTCCGTATAACTCAGTCCCGCTTTCGGTGTGAAGGTGAGTCGATAGTCGTCGGCAAAGGTCTTGCTGAATCCGTATTGAAGGCCCGCGCCGTATAATCCATTAGTGGCTGCTTTGGCGTCAAACCCTAATCCGGTTTCACAGGTCTGGACCTCGATCATCGCAGCGTTATTGACACCCTGCGGATTCGTCACATCCTTGCGGAAGTGGACGTCCGTGGACATGAGGTACCCCGCAAGCACCACAGGGGCCAAACACATACTCATCACTTCTCGAATCATTTTCGGGCTCCATTCACATAATCTAGGACCACAATGGTCACCAGAATCATCACCACCGTCACAACAAATTCAAGCATTACAACTCTTCTCCCATTCCAACATTTGAATAATAAACATCAAATCTTTCCGTGACAGTCTAAGCAATTTTGACTTTTTAGTTTTTGGTGTCATAATCCCAAGGCCCTTAGTTTCTGGTTCTCTACTATCCATGTTCTAATTATGTCACATACCGGGGCTAGAGTCATGAGAGAGAGCCAGGGTTACCAACATTAAATTTCTGTGTGATTTAGGAGACACTGTTCATTTTTGAACAGATTTCTTCTTTGGTGGAGTGAGGGCCGCATACAGGGACAACACGCCAGCGGAACCACCAATACTGTCAGCGAGGCCCGCGAGGTGCCGGCGTTCAGCAGCGGTGAAACGCGGGGTATGTTTCAGGGACTTGGTGCAGGCAGACATCCATTGCTCGATTTCGTCAAGTTTGTGCCAGACCGATTTCTTGAATGACATATTCATTGGTCACCTTCTGCACATTCTTGGTGTGGCGCCACGTCTTTCAACACGGATAATTGCGCCAGATAGAAGGCCCGCATCTCATGGTCCTTTGAGTGCTCCAGTAACCGTTGAAAATATTCTCGATCAGTCATCCGCGGCCCTCCATGGTACTCAAGACTAACGCAGAAATACCGTAGCATCCCCACACCATCGCCCAACCATAGTGCCTCTGGTATACTGAATACACAGCAGCACAGAGATACAGAGACCCGGTGGCTATCACAAAATAATTCATGGTTCCCAACACTCGGACTCTAGGGCCGCGGCACGAGTCGAGTGATCGCTGAGAGGTTGCTGCCCTAGCACCACCTTCTTCAGCTTTGTCTGCAACGCATAGATGTGGTCTTTCTGGGCCTTAATCAGGGTTTCCTGGGTATCCAAAATACTCAACAACCGTTCAATGCTGTCAATCTGTGCCCTCATAATATTTATCCTATTCGTGACATAATGTGAATACGCCGTAACACACCTGAGGCCACCATACAGCGAACGGCTCGCTGCATAATCTTTTTCGCTTTCCGGCGAGACTTGAGAAATTTGACGGGTGATCGGAGAAAATCAATCATGCTCATCGGGGCTCCCTGAGTTGTCGTTCAAGTTCTCTGATTGTCAGCCTTTGCTCGTCGGTCTCTTCCAGTAAGACCTTTGTCATAGACCCCTGAAATTGAAAGGCATCCAGGAGTTGCTACAGACTCCCAGTAAAGACTGTCGGCTTGCCGGTGTTCTTTTTCTTGCGCCAGCGCAAACTGTAGTGCCTCATAGTCTGTCCATAACACATAGGGATACTCGTGACCCTCATTGAGACCTGTGTTCGAACCCATACCCATAAACGCAGTCCCATTCGTCAGGGCGGTGTAGCGCACCGGATTCTTCAAGTGGTCAGAGCAATGCGAGAACCCATGGTCACCGGGACCAAACTCTTGGCCACACTGAGAACAGGAGGTCTTCTCAAACTTCATCGCAACCTTGCTTTCAGGACATCGATGGCATCCTCTCGGGTCGCAGCGGCGAATGGTCGAACGACCTGCACTACACAATCATTACCATCACAGTCGTCCGTGTAATCTTTGTGGTCACCAAACCATCGTTTCAACTGCACAGAGCCATTCGCATGGAGATACCCCCACCACATTAGCTCACTCATAGGTGCCCCCAACGGAATAACGTGAGATAGTCATGGAGGTCCAGGCGCATCTGAGGGTACTGATGAGCCAACAGGAACCAGATAAACCCCAGGGGCACCAATAGCAGCACCCAGTTCAAGGTAATATTCAATTTACGCGACCGCATACTAGCGACCCCACTTCAGGTTGAACCAACAATTTGCAATCTCATCTAGTCTGTCTGTGCCGACCTGACACGCAAGGTCAATCATCCACATCATCGACACCAGTGCGGCCACTGTCAGGATCACCGACAAGCCCCACACAAACACTTTCATTTCCCACGGCAACTCCGGCGCGGGTATCCCACCTTTAATACTCATCGATTTCCTCGTTCTCTGGACCGAGTGATTCCACATCCACATTAAACTCATACTTTTCCCAGTCGGACAACTCATGGCTATCCGCAATGATCGCGGCGTCCGCAGGTGTCTGGGCGTTCACGACGAGGGTGTAGGTAATGGTTTTGGAGACTTGATATTGGGTCATGCGAGTATCCTCATAATGCTGTAAATAATGAAGCCCCACATAATCAGTGAGACCGCCATAAACTGTGCACGTTGATGGAGTGTCATGCTTCTTCTACGGTGAAATCGGGATCGTTGGTGGGATGCACCCAGCGACACGCGGTGCCATTCAACGAGCGAATCAGAATCTTGGTAGGTCTCGGACTCAAGGCTTCAGCAGCGCGGAGGTCCACGTTCCACAGCGCACCATGGGTGCCGATACGGGTTTTGCCTTTGCGCGTCTTGCCTGTCAGTCTGACTCTCATGCCTCTCATTATGTCACATTTCACAGGTATTGTCAACCAGTACCTTTGAGTTATACGCAGTATCCACCGTTGCTACGTTAACCATTCAGGATATCAATGGTTTATAAGACATTATACCTCATAGCGAGTATAACCCCGAATAAATGGCTACAAACGGATACGTTTCTTCTTGGCTGGCCTCAGAACCCCATGCTTCTCTGGGTCATAGAAGGCAAACTGATTCACCACAATGGGCATGAGGTGTGCGGTCCAATACATAATCGTTTCACGATCCATGTCCTCATTGACATACTCAGTCAATTCGACAAGTTTGGACAGGAATTGTTTCTTTGATCCTGGTGTCAGTATCAGTCCCATCCTGGTCCCCATTCCATCCGTGAGATTGTGTGACGATACCCTGAGGCGATTGCGCGAATCACTTGTAGTGATCATGGGTTCTAGTATAGCACACTATCAGCCTGTTTGTCAACCAACTTCCAGGACCAACGATCCTTGGGGGTATTGGGTGTCAGGGGAGCAAAGTGCGCGTGAAACAATTTGGAAGAAATCTTCTGGCTATTGGCTGCTTTCAGGGGAACATTGTTCCACCGATTACCATTCTTCAGGCTAATGAGGTTCATGGCACCGCTGTCCACTTGAGCCAACAGAAATTCACCATCGACACCACGACCGGTAAACTTCATGCCCGTCTTGTAATACTTTGGGCGCCTCATTACTCGGTCTCCAATGACTCGATGGTATCAATCGAGGATTCTTGAGCAGCGAGCCTCGTGGTGATCGTGGACTCTGACTCATAGACCGGCCACGCCTGCCTTTTCATGCTCCGTCTCGCAGGTTCTGGTTTGCCCGCCAAGGTTCGCTTGGCCCGCCGGGCCTCAAAGGCCTCCTTGTGTGTCACATGGCCATGGGGTCCGACATAGGTATCACCATAGAGGGCACTGAGAATTAACCGTGGGTCTGCAAGGACCACCGGTGCCTCAGGTCTCGGTTTGTACTCATACTGTCTCAGGTGCTTGGGTGTATGCTTAAGCGTCCTCATTGGGTTCCTTTACTGTTGGTTGTTCACTGTTCTTGCTGTCATCGAGTTTCTGTGCCAGAGCCGCAATAAACTCTGCAAAGCCTGGAATGTCAAAGGCACTTCGCGCCGGTGTCTGTTCGGTCATCATAATCCTTTCAAAATTTTATAAGTACAAGTTCCGCTTCGTCGACCGGCGACCGTTGTGTGGCAGGGTCTTCGATCATTTCGAGCACATAGAGTATAGTCATGCCGCTTGTTCCTTGATAGGGGTCACGGAGACGTCAATGAGAATCGTGGCACCCAGTCCCTTTAGGTTCGTATAGGTTGACTGGAAGGTCTCAGCAGATACCACACGTCGCTGGGCCCTGGCACCCCGAATCTTGTAGAAGAGGACAATCGGTTCGCTCATACCAACACCCCAGTGGGTATGTAGCATGGTTGGTACTCAATGGTATTGATTTCCTGGCTTGTCGCAGGTCGCCCAACGATCACAGAGACTTGGTTATGGTCTGGGTCTACCACCAAGGACATTATACGGCCGGCCATCACAAAGGTTCTATAGATCATGGTTACATCCAATAAAGGTGTTCTGGTTCGCATGGTCTTATTGTCTTGTCTGAGCTTGATCACGGTATCTTGAAGGCGATCAATCTTGGCATAGAGAACCTCGTTCTCTGTATTGACTGCATGGCGCACACTCACCTCACCTCACCTCTGAGGTCCTCAATGAGTTGGTCAATTCGCTTATGCAGGTTGAGAATGTGTACTTTCTGTGTCATGTCAGCGGTTTCCATAGACGAACGCGAAGGAACGAACGCGCTTGGCTTTCTTGATGGTTTGGGGTTTCTGAGCTTGAAAGGCGTTACGGGGCTTCGCTACGGTCGCAACCCCTCCTCGTTTCAAAAACGATTCGACACTTTCTAAGGTCGTAACGGCGCGTTGCGCGTCAGGGGTCACTACAAGCAACTGAGTAAGCAACTTAGCAGTCTGTTCGGTGGGGGTCAGGTCTTTCACGGTTTCCATTGGGATCTCCTGTTTTTCTCTACTATCCATGATCTAATTATGTCACACTCTAGGGCCGGTGTCAAGGGCTCTAGGAGTCTGGCCACATTAAATTTGTGTGTGATTTGGGACACACTGTTCATTTTTGAACACCAACCCCAGGGTATCTGTGAGTAGTGCGGCCGGACCCTCCGGTGAGAGTCCAGCAACACTTCATCAAGGGTCATAGGTCTGCACGAGCATAGACAGCCTGAACACCTCTGGCATCATGCCACTGAGGCACCACACGCTTCACTATGACCTCAGGTATCTTGGTGACTTTCTCTGGCTTGGGAATCGCTTTCGCCAGGACGACCTTCGAAGGCACAGGGCATGTCAGGTGCTTGACAGGAACCATGGCGACCTTAGGCACTGTAGGTGGATCAAGGTTTAATCGAACTTGCTTGGCGTGATAGCCATACCCATGCATCTGGACCTCAGGTATCTCACTGTTCATTGCAGTGGTCACAGAAGCCACTTGAGACCGTTGGGCTTTGTTGGCGGTCAAGAACACTTTAGCGGGGTCTCTGACAGACGATTGCAGCAAGTCCATCAGCACCCAGAGGACCACGAGCATCAGAACACTATGGCCTAGGTTGATCGCACACTTGAGAGCCCGGCTACTCAGGATTTTCATGCGGTCGCGGTTATTCATGACGGATCACTTTCGTTGGGGATTTCAAGCTTGAAATCGTTGTTGGTGTGAAGAAATTGTCTCAGGTACACTGTGGTACTCCAGGCGTCCAAGAAACCCTTTCCAGGAATATAGGCTTGATCAGGACTACCCTGAGGGTTCATGTAGAGACTCACAGGAAGCCCTACGGCATATGCCCGGGCGACTAATCCTCTGAGTTCGGTCATATAGGTCATCGAGAAACCTCCATTGATATAATACCTATGAGATATAGGCATAACTCTAGCATAACACTTTCGAGGGGGATTGTCAAGGGAAAAGTGAAGTATGTGGGTAGGTATTGAGTGTTTCTGAAAGGCACCACTGGGGTTCTCAGGACTTCCACAGGAAGGCCGCTGGTGAAGAGAGGCACCAGCGAATATCGAACCCCGGGCGTTAGCGTTTACTATAGGTTCTGTTGAGCCACCAAAGCTCTAGCCAGAGCATGTTCAAGGTCCATTCAAGTTTCAAAAAGTTCATCATGACGGTGCCTCCAGAGGTCCAGCCCATTGAGTATCTTTCGCAAAGGCTTGTCCTACAGGAATGGGGTGCTCTCTTGTGTGAGGCCTTGTCACCCACAGGCGTTCGTTGGCCCAGCCCATACGATACGTTGGGTCATCATACGTCGGCATATAGGTCCAGGTGTAAACCTCAATGACTCTCGCGTACCCAAAGTGATACTCCCAGTACCATCCAGGTTTCGTTGGTGTCTCTGTGGTCCACTTGAGCGCGGTCATGACTTGGGCTCCGGCAGGTGTTCAATCCCGCGGTCGATGTTGTATTGATAGATGGTTTTCATGGGTTCCTCTTTGTTTTGGCTGCTATCCATGATCTAATTATGTCATAACCAGGGCCCTTTGTCAAGTGGCTGAGAGTATCCTGGCATATTAAAAATGTGTGTGATTTATGAGACAGTGTTCAAAATGATTGTTGACCAAGTAGGTCCACATACCGGTATGGCAAGTTCATTAAAAAGTTTGTTATATCGGTAGATATAACTCAAAACCCCAATGATTCGAAGGGTACTGAGCTAGAGAAATGGGGGCAGGATGAGGGCCGGGTTGCGAAGGTGCTCGAAAAGAAAAGTTGCTAATGAAAATTCCCTGTGTTTATGGGTGGTTGCCGGACATCCACACAAAGGGCCTATAGTGTGACCCCGGTTAGGGTTGAAGTGCCCCCAGAAGCCCGCGTTGTTCGTTCTGGCCCCTGTTTCGGGTCCTCTTGCCAAGCCCTTGTGAATTCGTGCACGAGTTGCTCGGCGAGACAGTCAACAACCGCTCGTTCAGGCACGCCGCGTAACGCTTCGGTATTTACCATGACCCGGGCTACGTACTGTCGTTGATTATCAAAAGGTGTCTGTTCAATCGAGACCGTAGCATTCATCGGTGGTATCATGACGTCGTCATGATGCAATTTGTTGGAATGATGGCGATGACGGATCTGCTCATGGAGTCCAACAGCATCTCGGCGCGCGGTGTCATAGGCCTTGGTCAGTGCCTCTAGTCTCTCAGTGAGCTTTGAGACCTCGGCTCTCAAAGATTTCTCTAGGGGAGTTTCAAGGCCTCTCTTGATCGCCTCCAGAGACCTCGCCAATTTGGCGATCGCCAATGATTCATCAAGGAAACTCATAGCTGCCTAAAGGCCATCAAGAGTAAACCCAATTGCGCGTACAGCGAGCCATAGTATAACTGCGTGTCGTGCTGTAAGAGCCAGTAGTGCACCGCTCCATAGCCGAAGAGTATAGGTGCCAGGAACATAGCGAGCCCTATAAAGTTCAGCCAGTTGAACTGTGATACCCAGACCGACAGTGCCGGTGCGCTATGTTTCATTGTAGGCTTGGAGGGCCGTTTGATATCACAAGTTGTCATAGGTACCTCCACGACTCGTCATTGGTCATCTCCACTCGCATAGTAATGATAGCCGTCGCGGTCGTCGTAGTACCCACAGGTCGTGTCACGGTCCTCATCAACCGGTTTCAGTTCAACCAGGTGATGCTTCTCACCGCAAACCTGGCAGATTTCCCAGGAGCACTGAGCACCATAGACCTTATCAAAGTAAATCAGCGAGTCTGGGTGGTCACCGGTGCTACAGTCCTGAGTGACCGGGGTCACAGTGTGATGCCCCTTTTGACAATCTCAGCGGCCCTTTGTGGGTCTCTGACTCGGAGCACATAGCGACCCTGAGGGTTACCGGGGTCCTTAGAGGCCACATAAAGTATCTGCACGCCACCGACGGCCAGCATGATCTCCTGGAGTGCCGACTCAGTGAACGATTCCTCCCCACCCAACCTAAAAAGTAGGGCCCCTATAAGCATCCTCATGAGTGCCTCAGAGCTTTTAGGGTCTAGCAGGGGTCTATCAGGGTTGATTGGATCTAGGTACTCATCTTCAGGGTACATCAGGGGACTCCTGGATTCTAGGGTACTGGTAGGGCATCACGGTAACGTGTATCCAATGGATACAAAATCTACTTTATCGGTAACTATACGTATTTAGTTGAACACCAAGGGTTCCACCGTCCATCTATTCCACGAAGCACTGACGGCATTCAGGACCTGGGCCATAGTCTGGGCTTCGTGTTCGGTCTCATAGTCTTGAATCGTAAAGATTTCTTCATCTTCCTGGTTGCGGCACACGATTCGATATTGGTCATTCATGGGATGTTATTAGTTTGTTGAGTCTAGCACGTTCCTTGAGACTCTCCCCTGGTCGTGTGGTGAGTCTATCTAGCTGCTGTTGTGGTGTCAGGGTGGCTCGGTGTTTTTGTCGATCCTCGGCTTGCTCGCGCTTGAGTCTGACAGTCTCTTTAACTTTGGTGCTCATGGTTATTTCTCTTAGTGGTAATGTTGTGGTTGTTTATCTTTGAGGTCTGACCAACAGAAGTTCTTGGCACGATCCCACAGTTTTTGTGTCTGTTCTGTGATCGGCTCTTGTTCTCTGGCCTTCATGGCTGATTCCATAAGATTGAGGCAGGCTTTATCTTTGGCCTCTTCTGAATCACAGGTGTACCAGAGGTCTTGTCCGGTTGGTTGTACCCAGCAATAGGGTGGATAGACGGGTTCCTTGAGTCCGGCTGCGTGTGCATGGGTGACCAGCAGCAGCACGGTCAGTATCAGCAATCCTGGTAACAATCGTATCATGAGACCTTCCTCTCAGAATCCATACGGTCTATTGGTCTGTGTTCATAATGTGCTCTGATGATAGCACACTCTGAGCCTGTTGTCAAGCCCAGAGTGTATTATTTGGGCTTCAGGAATTAGCAACCCTTGGGGTTGTTGTTATTGCATCCTGGAGGAGTGCCGCCGTTGCCGACGCCACCATTACCACCGTTTCCGCCTTGTCCGCCGTTGCCGACGCCACCGTTCCCGTTGCCACCCGCACCACCATTGGCATTGTTGCCGTTGACGTTCGAGTTTGTGTTAGTGTTACCGTTGGCCGCGTTGTTGGTTGTGCGTGAACCCGATTGAGCGATTCCTCGACCAATCTCATGTCCTGCATACGCAATCGCTGCACCCTGAATAACTGGTGCTGCAACTCCAGCAATGTAACCCGTGCTGGTTGACTTGTCCGCAATCGCCTGTAGATGGTCGGCCGGGGCACAATTCACATAGTTGGTTGTTTCATAAACGGGGGCAGGTTGCTTCCCAGTCTTAGTCACAACTTTATCACAGACTTCCAACCAGGCCATCTTGGTTGTCGGGGCGAGTGCACCGAGGTCTGTGGCTGAACGCATACCCAGTGTTTGGGTGGCTGCGAAGCCATGAGGGGCATCCTCAATGACCACAAAGGATTGACCGGAGCAGCCAACCAGTGCGAGCAATGAAGCTCCTGTTACGAACATGGATAAGAATTTCATTGTATAACTCCCTGGTGAAAATGAATGGCACACTGATCGACCCCGTGATTGAGGAAGATTGACTTAATACTTATTGTAGCACAATTCTTTGGTTCTGGTCAATACTACTTTAGTAGCCAGCCGCATCTACATTCGTAATGGTCTCCCATCGAAAGCTACGCCAACCTTTGGCCTCTAGGTCATAGACCTTGACGAGGTGCTCATCGGTAATAATAATTTCCGACTCTAGCACCTCCATTGTATCAAAATTGGATTCATGTACCACATGTACCACTACTGGGGGCTTGGGGTGATGCTCTGTGGGTATCAAGCCTTTGTTGGTCGTGCATCGCATAGTCCGTGAGAGACCTGTCGATTTCTTGATGAATGTGACGGTCACAGGACCTTCTTGTAATTGGTTCCTGAGTCGCTGTCGTCGTATTTGAAACTCACTGATCATGATAAGGCTCCTATCGTGGTCCATCAAGGGTTGAATGTTTCGCATCTATACAGTCGTAGACTGCGCGTTGGTCTTGCTTGTTCCAGACCTTGGTACACTGGTACACTAGGGGTTTGGTGTCGAGGGGCATACAACTCACAAGCAGCATCATCAGTCCGAGTAACAGAATCATGTATTGGCCCCATAGAACGTTTCATGTCCAGACTCATCGGTAAACATGTACCCTGTGGTTTTCGCATGGAGCATTCTGAGATACGCTACAGCCTGTGCGACGACGTCTGCGGACCATGGAGTTTTCTTATACATGATGCCACTGAATCCGGCGTGTGCGAGTCCGGCAGCATATACAAAGGGATCAATAAAATTGGACAGAAACGGCGCGTCCATATAGACAATGGCTTTGCGTACCGATTGGAGTAGCACATGATACGCTTCACGATCTGTTGGTGTTGTGGGGTCTTTTGGGGGTTCCCCATGAAGCTTCACCTGGTCGTCAAAGTAATAAAATTTCACCTGGCCATCCAATGGGTCCTTAAAAAAACCAAACCCATCGTAAATGTCTGGTGGTGTCTCAAGATATTTAGGGTCGTGGGGATGCTGGTGCATCATGTAAGCTTCCTTGCGGACCATTCAAGGAACTGGACAACATGCGAGACCACTGTAATCACTGCGGCAAACAACATGACTGATAGGATACTCATAATCAACAGGAAGAACCCAAGGAGCATGGGGACCGTGATGAATGCTATTAACAGAATGACTGACCACACTAAGAACGTGAGCATACAGTGACCTCGATCAATGATCAATGATGGCACAGTTTCGAGCACTTGTCAAGAGAATAATGTGACCAATTTTGTTTTGAGCAGATTTTCTTTTCTCACACGCGCCACAAGCCATTTGTTGTAGAATTCTCGACGAATCAACGCATGATTGGTAAATATGAAATAGTTTTCCATGTATGTAAGTTCTGATTTTGTGTCACAGAGATGCAGAATTTCTCTGGTAAACACCGAGGTGCTGTATCGAGCAATGTCAGCTTTCACATCGTCCGAGCTTGACCAATAATCTCGCCATCCAGAATCTTTACGGTAACGTTTCTTTTTGCCTTTGACTTGTTTGTGTGCCGCAGAAGTAAAAAGTTTCCTACCAATATACCTCCTACCATTCGACAGACAGACAATCTCGTAGATAAAACCTAATGCCTTGCCCGGGTCTGTAAATGGTACTCCGCGATAGGTCCATTCACTCACAAGTGTATCTCCTCGTCGTCATCCCATGAATCAGTGTCATCGGTGTAGGTGAGGTCGCCATCCTCATCGAAATCGTCAGATCCACAAAAAGGACAAAATAAAATAGTACCATCATTTTCTTCATACTCAATGGTACATGGTCGATTACACTCTGAGCAAATGCTTTTGTGTTGCATCGGACTCCTCAATTCAAATGGGCCTTGAGTTGCCATTGATGTTTGGCGTGGA